ACGACGACCAACACGATGACGGACTTCTCCGCGTCGCGGGACGTCCTCACGATCCTCGACCAGACGGCCGCCGGCATGCGCTCGCGGCACCGCCTGGACGACGACTTCCCCTTCATCGTGATCCTCCCGTCGCTGCTGAACACCATCTTCCGCATCGACATCTCCCGCAGCCTGCCCGGCGGCAGCTTCCAGGAGAACCTCACGCTGGCCCAGGCGCAGATCAACGCGTGGTTCGCCTCCCGGTTCATCACGCCCGTGTGGTCACCGGACGTGAACACCATCGGCAACCAGGGCGCGGACACCGCCCTGGCCGCCCTCCCGCCGACCATCAACTACGTGATGTACCCGGCGGGGACCTTCATCCACCTCGACGGCGGCGAGCTGGATCTGGGCGTCGTGCGCGACACCGCGACCAACGCGGTGAACGACTTCCAGGTCTTCTCGGAGACCTTCGAGAACGTTCACATGGTCGGCCCGGAGGCCATCGACGGGACCATCGACGTGTGCCCCTCCGGTGCCGTCGCCGGCACCATCGACCCGGCGCCCTTCTGCGCCTCCTACACCTGATCCTGGCCACGTAGCGCACGCAAGGCCCCGGGCCCCCTTGTGGGCCCGGGGCCTGTGGCCGGAGAGAGGACGTAGATGCTCAACGACATCATCCAGGCGCCGCCCAACCGCCAGCCCAATACCGGCCTCCTCGCCCTCGCCGCGCTGCCTGAGGTGGAGGGGCAGGCATGGGAGGGCGGCTTCGGGTTCAACCCCGAGACCTGCGACGACGGCCTCATCCTGGAGATCAACTGCGACACGCCCGACCCCGAGGATGACGACAAGGAAGTCGGCGACAACCCGGCGGCCGTGTCCTACATCCCCGGCATGCTCGTGGGCGGCTTCAAGTGCACGACCATGTCACGCGTCGGCGACGAGCAGGGACGGGCCAACCGGCACCTCCTGACCGTCGAGTCGCGACTCCTCGAGCGGCTCCTGTGGACGGGTGAGGCGGCCAACACCGTCGCGCCCTTCGACGATCGCATGCACCTGGCCGATGGGAACTCCACGGACATCGCGGCCGGCGCGGCCCTCGACCCGCGGCACGGGTTTGCCCTCATGGACCAGCGCCTGACGACGTGCCTCCACAACGTGCAGGGCATGATCCACATGCCCCCATACGCGCTGGCCGTGCTGGCCGAGGCGAATGCCGTGCACTACCAGGGCAACCGGTGGCTCTCCCCCAACGGCAACATCATCGTCGCTGGGGCCGGCTACACGGGCCAGGGACCCCGGGCCACAGCGGCCGACCCTCTGCCCGCCGCCCCCGACTTCGATGCCGTGACCCCGCCCAACGACGTGTGGATCTACGGCACGTCGCTGGTCAACGTCCTCCTGGGCGATCGACAGGACTACGCGGACGTGGACCGCAGCGTCAACACCCGCCGCATCATCCAAGAACGAGCCGGCGCCGCCTTCTGGGGCAACTGCTGCCAGCTCGCGGCCCAGCTCGACTTCACCCCGCCCGCCTGACCGGGAGGAAGGCACCACCATGGCGAACGCCACTTGCACCCAGCGACTCAAGGTCTGCCACCTGCGCGTCCTGCGCCTCGACGACGACGGGACGATCTTCGTCGGCGCCGAGTCGCGCTACGAGTACGGAGCACCGGCGACCTTCAGCTACACGGCCACGAGCCCCGACCGGGAGCGCTTCGAGCAGATCGACGGGTGCGGCGACCAGTGCGCCCTCTACATCGGTCCGCCCAAGGCCGTCGACTCCGCCGACCTCGCCCTCACCACCTGCAACGATGACGCCGAGGTGACCGAGCTCCTCGCCGGGGGCGCCGTCATCGACACGGCCACCGGCGGCGGCGACACCATCGGTTACCTCTCCTCGACGGACGCGACCGTCAACGTCAACGGCGTGGCCATCGAGGTGTGGTCCTACCAGTGGAACGGCCGCCAGCGGGCCCTCCGCAACGGCTCCCCGGCCTTCTACCGCCACACCTTCCCCATGACGAACTGGGAGGTGGACCAGAAGACCATGGAGAACGCCATGGGCACCGTGAGCTTCACCGGCATCGCGCAGACCAACTCGGGCTTCGCCACCGGGTACTCGGCCGATCCCTTCCCCGTCTCCATGGGCGAGTCCGTCTACGGGTGGTTCATCGACGACGCCGTGCCGGCCAGCGCCTGCGGGTACCAGGCCGTCGCCTGAGCCCGGCGGCGGGTCATGGTCGACTGCACGCAGATCCCCGTACCGGTCGAATGCCGGCCGGTACGGGCCTACCCCGCGGATCAGCAACCCCGCCGCGGCACCACGAGCGCCGACTTGCCACTCACGGAGTACCGCGCCCAGTCGGTGAGGGCCCGCACCGGGAGCAACGCCTGCATCACCGCATGGCTAGGCGACAGCTTCACCGAGGCGTACAACCCGACGAAGCGCAGCTTCCGATGGATCGAGCGGCTCGCCCACCGCCTCAACACCCGCCGCGAGGCCACCGTCCTCTACTACCCCGCCGCAGCCTCCACGTTCTCCACGACGGCCGCGAACACCTGGCCCGGCGGCCAAGCCCCCTGGACGTACACAGGATCAGTGGCCGGCTCCGTCCTCTACGGCGCCGACCTCCACGCCGTGACCATGTCCGCCGCAGCCACGGCGACCATCGTGTGGTTCGGCGACACCATCAACATCCTCTACACCCGCACCCCCACCGGACCCTCCGCCGCCGCAGTGACCCTCGACGGTGCCGCCCAAACCGTCATCAACGCCAACGGCACCCTCACCCCCGGCCAGTCCGCCACCTACGGCACCGTCGGGGACTACGGCGTCCACACCCTCGTCATCACCGCCACCAGCGCGCCCCTCATCCTCGAGGGTGCCCTCGTCCACGATGGAACCCGCATCGGCTTCGGTGTGCCCTTCGACAGCATCTACACCCTGGCCTTCGGGCACGCCGGCTTCTCCACACAGCACTTCGTGGACAACACCGACTGGGTCAAGAGCCTCGCCTCCATGGCCGGCACCGCCGCCCTCATCGGCATCAGCCTCGGCCCCAACGACGCACTCGAGGACCGCGACGCCGCCGACTTCGGCGCCAACCTCGTGACGATCATGGAGCGCATCGACGCCCAGATCGCCAGCCTGGGCATCACCTCACGGCCCGGCTACATGCTCCTCATGATGCCCACGGCGCCCTTCACCTACGTGGACGCGGCCCACAACGCCGCCCAACTCTTCAACGAGGAACGGGCCTTCGCCGTTGACCTGGCCGCCCTCCTACCTGACGGAGCGGACGGGTGGGGGACCTTCGACGCCGGCAACGGCCACCCCAACGACGCCGGGCAACTCTGGATCGCGGACCAAGTCGCCCACATCCTCGACCCCGCCGCCCCCTCCGGGCTGCCCCGCATGGACCCAGGCGGCCCCCTCATCGAGGCGGCCGACACGCCCACCCGCCGGTCGAGTTGGACGGCCAGCTTCGGCATCACGAACGGCCAGACCTACGACACGACCTCAGCGGACAACACCGTCCGCGAGCGCCGGCACCGCAAGTGGTTCGAGCCGGGCACCTACACCGCACGCGTCCGCTACGAGCAGATCACCACCACCGGCGGGACCGTCCAAGTCCTCATCGGCAACTCGTCGTGCGGGACCGTGGCCACCACCGGCACCACCGGCACCATCGGAGAGACCGCCCTGGGGACGCCCGTCGTCATCGACACGCCCGGCTGGTACCCCGTGACCATCCGCAAGACGGCCGCCAGCTCCGCCGCGCTGCGCTTCATGCGCCTCAAGTGCGTCGCGGCCTGACCTGATGGGCGCCACCCTCACGGCGAGCCCGGGCTGCAACTGCGGCGGCGACGTTGCCATCCCACGCGAGAGCATCCAGACGATCACCGTCGAGGACCTCGTCTTCCGTGAGGACCCCACCGGCGCGACCGCCGAGTTCGCGTTCCTCGGCCCCGAAGGCACCCGGCCCATCACGAGCTGGACGGCCGGGACCCTCGGCCCCGTGATCGCAGAGACGGGCGCCTGGCGCACCTCGGCCGAGACCCCCCAGATCGGCACCGGCCCCCTCGACCTGACCGTCGGGTTCTGGCGCCTCTTCGGACGCTTCACCTTCAGCGGGGACACCATCGTCGTCGAGCTCGGGACGATCCGCATCACCTGACGGGGGCGACTTCAAGCCAACCGTCATTCCGGCGGGAGATCTTCAACCTCCCGCGCCCCGCTTGACCTTTCCTGCTAACCCGGGTTAGTGTCATCGGTATGAGCACGCACACCACTGACGAAGATGCCCCCCTCACCCCGGCCGAGTTTCGGGCCCTGCTCTTCGACAACATGCGGCCGACCCTGCGCCTGGCCGTCGTGCTGGTCCACACCCGGGGCATCACCCCGGAGGCCGTGGGTGCCGCCCTGGGCTTCACCGACGAGGAGATCGCCGGCATCGCCGAGATGGTCGAGGAGATGGAGCGGCGGCGGCCCACCCTCACCAACCTCATCCCCGCCCTCCCGCAGGCCGTGCGCTCCCTCGTTGCTCTGGTGCCCGCCGGGGCCGACCGGGCCGCCGCCTTCGGGCAGGTCCGCCACCGCCTCGGCCACGACTTCGGCGATGATGGCCTCCGGGCCTGGGACGCCGCCGTCCACCACGTGGCCGCCGGCCGCTGATCACCACCCCCAGACAGGGGCGTCGTCCTCCCGGGGGCGGCGCCCCTCTTGCGTTCGGCGCTAACCCGGGTTAGTATCTTCCCTATGAGCACGACGCACCGAGTCACGAAGCGAGAGATCCCCGCCGAGCGGGTCATGGAGCTGTTCGCCATGGGCGTTGAGTCCGTCAACGGGGTGGCCGAGCACATGATCGGGCGGACCGTGATGGTCGAGTCGTTCGGCCGGTTCCTGACGGGCCAGGTCGTGGCCATCGACTTCGACTTCGGCCGCACGGACTTCGTCGTCGCCGGCCAGGGCTTCGAGGTCACCCGCCCGTGGGCGCTGGTCGCCTTCTGACCTCACCGGGCCGCTAGCCCAACAGGGGGCGCTTCCCACTGGGGAGGCGTCCCTCACGCGTACGCTCAGGGCCATGACGGCCCTCTGCTCCCCGTGGGTGGACATCGACAACGTCCGCTACTGCAAGCCCGAGGCGGAGCCTGACGGGCAATTCCAGCGGGCGCTGGAGGCGGCCTCGGGCCTCCTGTTCCGTGCGACCGGGTACCAGTGGCCCGGCATTTGCACGGACCTCGTGTGGCCCGGCGCCGGTGGCCACACCCTCCAGACGCTCCAGAACCCCACGGGTGAGGGGTCACGGCCCCTCCCGCTGGCGGAGTGGGACTGGTGGGGCACCGGCCCCTGCTCCTGCGGAGGCGACCCCCTGGGAACGCCCTGCCAGATGCACAGCAACGTGAGGCTCCCCGGCCACCCCATCGTCGACGTGACCGCCGTGACGATCGACGGGGCGCCCTTCACCGCCTACACCATCGTGGACGACCGGTACCTCGTGCGCACTGACGGGGGCGTCTGGCCCTGCTGCAACAACCTGATCGCCGACCCCGGCCCCGGCGTCTTCACCATCGAGTACCGGTACGGGTCGGTGCCCGGCCCCGAGGGTGTCCTCGCAGCCGAGGTCCTGGCGTGCGAGCTGGTCAAGTCCTGGCCGCCGAACAACTGCGACGACTGCCGCCTCCCCCGGCGCCTCACCCAGGCCACCTACGAGGGCGCGAGCTTCACCGTCCTCGACCCCTTCACCTTCCTGACGGAGGGGCGCTTCGGGATCTACGAGGTTGACGTGTTCCTGGTCGTGGCCAACGGCGGCCGCCCGATGGGCCAGCCCGCGGCCAAGGTCCTGTCCGCCGCCGAAATGTTCGGCGGCGCCCACCGCGTCCGCGACAACCCGCCGTGACCCTCCCCTCGATCCGCGACGCCTTCGTCTGCGACCCCGGCTGCCCTCGCTGCGCCGGCTCCGGGCACGTCTGCGAGGAGCACCCGGACTGTCCGTGGGATGAGGGTGAAGGGTGCTGCGGCGCCCCAGGCATGCCCTGCAACCCCGCCTTGCGCGGTGATCCCTCGACCTGGCCGGCCCGCTGATGCCCGGCCCCCACCGCGTCATCGTCGGCGAGCCCCCGGCAGAGCCGTCTCCCGCGGCGCCGCGCCGCTACGGTCGCCTCGTGCGCAACCACGACCCCTTCGCCCACCACCGCCGCTACGACGTGCCCCAGCTCCCCGGCGGGCGCCTCGAGGATGGCCAGGAGCGCCGACCGCAGGTCAACATCCTGGCGTGCGTGGACCGGTACCCGCCCATCCAGAACGCCGGCGCCGAGTGGATGCTCCACCACCTGCTGCGTGACAGCGTGCGCCGCGGGCACCGGGCCATCGTCGTCACGGCCACACCGGATGCGTACACCCTGGAGGGCGTCCGCGTCGTGCCCCACCGCGACCTCCACGAGCTGGCCCCCCAAGCCGACGTGATGGTGGGGCACCTCATGTGGACCCGTGAGGCCGTCGAGACGGCCGCCCTCTACCAGCGGCCCCTCGTGTACCTGGTGCACAACGACGCCCAGCTCCACCACTGGAAGCTCACGCCCGACAACCTGACGATCGCCGTGGCCAACTCCCGGTGGATCGGCGCCTCATCGGTGGCCAAGTGGGAGCAGGCCCGGGGCGCGGTGGGCCTGGTGCGGCCGCCGGTCCTCATCGATGACTACGCCCTCGCCCGGGACCCGTGGACGGCACCCTTCGTGACGCTCTCCAACCCCACGAAGGAGAAGGGCGCCGAGGTCTTCTACACCCTGGCCCGCCGGCCGCCGGCGCGCCGCTACCTGACCGTGGAGGGCGCCTACGGCGAGCAGACCCGCCCCAACCACACCACCCCGAACGTCACGTGGCAGCCCCAGACGGGCGACATGCTCAACGACGTGTACGCCCACACCCGCGTCCTCCTCGTGCCCTCCTGGTACGAGTCGTGGGGCCGCGTCGCCACCGAGGCGATGTGCTCGGGCATCCCCGTGATCGCGAACCCCACCGACGGCCTCGTTGAGGCGCTGGGCACCGCCGGCATCTTCGTGGACCGGACCGACATCGACGGGTGGCAGGCCGTCCTCTCGATGCTCGACGACGAGGACTACTACCGCCGGGTCAGCCTCGCCTCCTACCAGCGCGCCTCAGAGCTGACCCTCCAAGCGCAGGGTGACCTCAACGAGTGGAACCGCATCCTCGAGACGTGCGGCGCCCTCAACCCCTCCACCATGACCGCACCCCCGATCGCTGAGCCGGCGCAAGTAGCGTCACCGGTATGAGTGCCCACGACCCGTACGCCCCCAAGTCAAAGGTCGGTCCCCACCGCGTCTACGTGGAGCCGCCCCCCGATCCGGCCGACCACGTGCCCGGCCACCCTGAGGACATCCTGGCCTTCCTCCGGGAGCCCGGCGCCGACCACGCCGAACGGTCCCGGCGCGTGGACCTCGTCGAGGAGGTGGAGCACGCCCGCCCCGGGCGCATGCGCTCCATCATCCTCACGGCCGTCGCGTGGAACCGCGGCGTCATCACCGGCGCCACCGCCGACGGTGACGAGTCCTGGGAGGCCGCCATGCGCCAGGCCCTCGCCCAGGCTGGCAGCATCCAGGACGCTCCCACCGAACCCGACGAGCAGTCCACCGAGGCCCCCGAGGCCGAGGAGCCCGCCGACGAGGCCGGTCCCCAGGACGCCCCCACCGATGAGGCCGAGGTGGCGCCCACCCCGCGGTACGCCAGCGACGACGTCCCCAAGAACGCGGCCGACGTGATCGTCTGGATCCAGAGCGCCGCCGATGAGGCCGACGCCGCCGAGCGGTCCCAGGCCGCCTGGCTCGTCGAGCTCGCACGCCCCGAGATGCGGACCACCGTCAAGGCCGAGATCGACAAGCACCTCGACGACGAGGAGTGACCGCCCCCCGCATCGCCGTCGCCTTCATCAGCGACCGCGGAGACCTGCACCTCCCGGACTGCCGCGAGAGTTACCGCGAGCACATCCTCCCCAGCCTGGCCGCCGCCCCGGTGGACCTCTCGACGCTCATCGTGGATGACCAGGAGCACCACCTGGGGATGGCCGGCGCCGTCCAGACGGCCTGGGCCTGGGCCCTCGCCGAGGGCGCCGACTACCTCCTGCACATCGAGGAGGACTTCCGCTTCGCTGGTCCCGTTGACGTGTGGCACATGGCCAGCATCCTGGAGCGCTCCACCTACCTGGCCCAGATGTGCCTCAAGCGCCAGCCCTGGTCACCTGAGGAGCGGGCCGCCGGTGACATCTTCGCCACCTGGCCCCCCCACGAGCTGCGCCAGCGGCAGGGCTTCCTCGTGCAGGGGCGCCTCTTCTCACTCAACCCGTGCCTCATCCCCCGCCGCATCCTTGAGTTGGAGTGGCCTTCCGGTCCCCTCGGTGTGGGCAACGAGGCTGGCTTCACCCAGCGGTGCCTCGACCAGGGCCTGAGCTTCGGGTACTACGGCCGCCGCGACGACCCGCCCCGCGTCATCCACGTGGGTGACACTCGCGGCGAGGGGTGGCGCCTGTGAGGATCATTGATGTCACCCGGGGCCGGTACACCTTCGCCGTCATGGACGATGACCAGACCCGATCTTGGAACTTCTGGGAGCAGCAGTACGCCTCTGGCGTCTGGGAGCCCCAGGTCCTGGAGGCCATCCATCGGCACCTCACGGATGGTGGCACCTATCTGGACATCGGCGCCTGGGTTGGCCCGACCGTCCTGTGGGGCGCCCAGCGAGCCGACCACGTCATTGCCATCGAGCCCGACCCCTACGCCGTGCCCGTCCTCCTATCGAACGTGGCCATGAACGCGGAGAACGTGAGCATCTGGCCCGCCGCCGTCACCAACGGCATCGTCGGGTCCATCATCCTCCGCAACCGGGCTGACTGGGGCAACTCCGGGTCCACGACGATCGCCCCCGAGTTGTACCTCCGCCACTCCGAGGGGGAGGCGCCGATCATCCAAGAGGTGACGGCACCGGCCGTGGACATCGGCGACGTCCTGGCCCGCGCCGGCCAGGACCTGGCCCTCGTGAAGATCGACATCGAGGGAGGCGAGGCGGACATCCTGGGGCGCCTCACGGATGTGCGCTGCCCCATGATCATCTCCATGCACTGGCCGTGGATCGCCGACCGCGACGGAGCCATGGCCGACCTTCGAGCGCTGGGCAAGCTCACCCTCCTGGAGGACTCCGACGGGCGCTTCCCTGCCTACCTCGTGAGGCCGTGATCGGCCGGGTTGCGCGCACGGGTGGTCACCCGGGTTAGGGTCGCTGGCTTACCAACCCCCCAGGGAAGGAAGCCCTATGCGCTCGCTCCGAGCCATCCTGGCCCTCGTGGCCCTGACGCTGGGCCTGACCATCGGTGTGGCATCGTCCGCCTCGCCAGCATCGGCCAGCCCCCAGACGCAGAAGCCCCCATGCTCCAGCCCCGACGTCGACTGCGATGGGGAGTCCAGCGACGACGCCGAGCCCGGCAACCGGTGCACCTTCGACCACGACGGCGACGAGTCCACCCCGGACCTCATCGGTGAGATCGACGAGGAGGGCCGGTGCGTGTGCGCCGAGCCGCCCCCGACGACGACCTCCACCACAGCCCCACCCACGACGACGTCCACGACCGTGGCCCCAACCACGACCTCTACCATCCTGACGACCTCCACCACGATGCCTCCCCTCCCGGCCACGACCTCCACGACGGCCGGCGACGCCAACCTGTACCAGGACTGCGACGACGTGCGCGCCGCGGGCCGAGCGCCCCTCGCCTCCGGTGACGTGGGCTACCGCCCCGGCCTCGACGCTGACGGTGACGGCGTCGCCTGCAACGAGCCGTCCTTCGTCGCCGCCCCGCAGACGCCCACCTCAACAGGGCAGTTGCCCCAAACCGGCTCCACGACCGGCCCCATGGTGGCCACCGGAGCGGGCCTCATCGCTGCGGGCGGCACCATCATGGCCATCGCCCGCCGCCGCCTTCGGGCGGCCTGAGTCCTCCGCTGGCGGGGCGCCTCTTACGCCCCATTCGAGGTGCCCCGCCACCGGCCCCGCCCGGGATACCGTCCCGGGATGATCGCTGTCCTCGGGGCCGGCCCGCACGGCCGCCAGATCGCCGCCATCCTCCGCGACGAGGGCCGAGGCCCGGTCCTCTACGATGACGACCAGGGCCAGCACCCCCACCTCCTGGACTGCGTAGAGGGCGCCAAGACGCACCCCTGGATCGCCGGCCAAGCATGGCCCGAGCAGCGCCGGGCCCTCGTCCAGCGCCTCTACGACCGGCGCATCGTGGGACCCCGGGGCGGCGGCGTCATGCTCTGGCCCGGCGCTCACCTCGGCGATGAGGTGACCATCGGCCACCACACCCACATCCAGTACAACGCCGTCATCGCCCACGGATCGAGCGTCGGCGAGTTCACCCTCATCTGTGCCGGGGCCGTCCTGGGCGGGGACACGACCGTCGGCCCTGACGTCGTCATCGGATCCAACGCGACCGTGTCCCACGGCGGCATCACCATCGGCGCCGGGGCCTTCGTCGGGGCCGGCGCCGTGATCATCGATGACGTGCCCCCGGGGGCAGTGGTCGCCGGTAACCCCGGTAAGGTCCTGGCGTATGACTGGTCCTACCGAGACATGGCGCAAGGCCGCCGAGGACGCGCTGGGGTGGCTCCACCCCTCTGAGGGCCCCGAGCTGGCCCGTCACGCCGCGATGGCCGCCCAGGCCCACCCCGGCCTGCCCCTCGTGGAGATCGGCGGCTACGCCGGCAAGAGCGCCTGCTGGATCGGCGAGGCCGCCCGCCAGCACAGCACCATCCTCTACTCGGTGGACTGGCACCGCGGGTCACCGGAGATGGCCCCGGGCCGCGAGTGCCACCACCCCGAGATGGTCGGCCCCGACGGGCGCTTCAACAGCCTGCCCTTCTTCCAACGGACGATGCACGTGGCCGGCCTCGAGGACCACGTCGTGCCCGTCGTGGGCAAGTCCGGCATCGTGGGCCGCCGCTGGCAGACGCCCATCAGCTTCCTGTTCATCGACGGTGGCCACGACGACCAGACCGTCATGGACGACTTCCTCATCTGGGCGCCCCGCATCGCTCCCGCCGGCATCCTCGCGTTCCACGACGTGCCCATCCCCGGCATCCAGGCCACCGTCGACCAGGCCATCAACGGGGGCTTCGCTCCCCTCCAGCGCGTCGATGACGCCCTCTTCCTGCGCCGCTAGCCGTGAAGCTCATCGCCATCAGCTCATGACCGGGGCGCAGGTCCCACTCGCCAAGTCCTTGGAAGGAGCCGACTCTTGCTTATAGCTATAACGATGGTCCGGGATGAGGCGGACATCCTCCCGTGGACGCTTGAGCACATGCTCGCCCAAGTCGACCACGTGATCATCGCTGACAACCGGTCCGTGGACGGGTGCGTCGAGGCCGCCATCGCGTACGCCGAGCGGAACATGCCGCCGCCCACCACCACTTCCCGCGTCACCGTCATCGAGGACCCCGAGCCCGCCTACTACCAGGATGACAAGATGACGGGCCTGGCCCACCAGGCGTGGCAGATGGGCGCCACCTGGGTCGTGCCCTGGGACGCGGACGAAGCGTGGTACCACCTCGACCAGCTCCGCGAGGACCCGCCCTACGACATCTTGACGGCCCGCCCGTACGTGATGGTCCCCCAACCCGGCGACGATGCTGACGACCCCAACCCCATCACCCGGATGTTGTGGCGCACCCCCGGCCCCGAGCCCCTCCCGAAAGTCGTCTTCCGGGCCAACCCCTACGCCCGACTTCACATGGGCAACCACGGCGTAGACGGCGCCGGCCACCGCGTCCACCACCACGCCCTCGGCTGCCGCCACTACCAGTTCAGGAGCCTCGACCACCTGCGCCGCAAGATCCGCAACGGCATGGAGGCGTACAACGCCGCCGGAGCAGCCCGCGCATCATCAGGGTCCTACTGGCGCGACCTCGCCGGCATGGCCGCCGCCGGCACCCTGGACGCCTGGTGGGACCAGTACGTCACCCAGCCCCTCATCCACGACCCCGACGCGTAAGGACGACCCGTGCACCTCGACGCCCGCCAGTGGGTAGAACGCTTCGCCGCCGCCGGCCACCAGGCCCGCATCCTGGATGTGGGCGGCCGCAACATCAACGGCACCGTCCGGGACCTCTTCACCCCCGCCAGCTACACCACCCTGGACATTCGCCCAGGCCCCGGCGTCGACGTGCAGTGCGACTTCCTGCACTACCACGGCGAGGCCGAGCCCTTCGACATGATCCTTCACCTGGAGGTCGCCGAGCACACCCCCGACTGGCGCGACCACCTCACCCACGCCTCCACCCTCCTCCGCCCGGACGGGTACCTCATCTTCACCGCTGCGGGCCCCGGGCGTCTGCCCCACTCGGCCGAGGATGGCGGGGCCCTCCGGCCCGGCGAGTTCTACGAGAACATCGACTCCACAGAGCTGTCCGGCATCCTGTCCCGGTCCTACTCATCGGCCGTCGTGCGCGAGGCCCGCGGCGTCCCGGCCGCGTTGCGGCCCGGCGCCCAGCACGGCGACGTTTACGCCACCGCCAGGCGCTGACCGTGGAGATCGCCGCCATCTGCGTCAGCCTCCCCTCACGCGGGGACCTGCTGGCCGAGGCCATCGACAGCGTGTACCGCCAGACCCGCCAGCCCGACCACCTCCTCATCGGCGTCGACTACGCCGGCGTCGGTGAGGTGATGAACATGAACCGCCTCCTGGAGGCGGCCGACCGATCCTCCGGGCAGGACGCCACCGAGCTCGCCTACGCCTTCCTCCACGACGATGACACGTGGACGCCCCGCCACCTGGCCATCGCCGAGGAGCACCTCGACGCTGGCCACGACGTGATCGTCGCGGACTGCACCACCACCGGCGGCCGCCCGCCCCTCGTGCGCCGCTGCGCCGGTGAGGTCGCCGGGGATCCCCGCACCAACTTCGCGGACATCATGCGGGACAATTGGTTCGTCCCCTCCATGGTCGTGGCCCGCGCCTCAGCCTTCGGTCGGTGGGTGGACGCTGAGCCGGCGCCGCCCGGCTCGCTACCCGGGTCCGGCACGTGGATTGACTGGACGAACTGGCGGCGCCTCGTCACCTCTGGCGCCCGCTTCTACGCCACCGGCCAGCGCACCGTCTTCTACCGCTTCGGCGACTGGAACGAGGGCAGGTCATGGAGCCCGTCGTAGACCTCATCGTGCCCGTGCTGTGGCGCCCCGACAGCGCCCGGCCCTTCGTGCACAGCCTCCGCGAGAGCGTGGACATGGACAGGGTCGCCCTCGTCGCGATCGCGTCGGAGCGGGACGTGGCCACCGCACGCGCCTGGCAGCAAGTAGGTGCTGACGTGATGGTCTGCGACGAGCCGGGGACCTTCTCGAGGAAGGTGAACCTGGCGTACCGCCAGATCCCCGACCTCGGGACGCCAGCCCCGTGGATGCTCCTCCTCGGCGATGACGTGCGCTTCCACGCGGGGTGGCTCGATGAGGTCCTGACCGTCGCCCAGGAGACGGGCGCCAGCGTCGTGAACACGAACGACCTGGGCTTCCACAAGGACGCCGCCGGCCCCTCCCACCCCCTCATCTCCCGGGCCTACGTGGACGCCTACGGCGCCAGCTTCGACGGCCCGGGCGTCGTGTGCCACGAGGGCTATCGGCACTACTACGTCGACGCTGAGATCATGGCCGCAGCGAAGAACCGGCACCCCGACGGGCGCACGGGCGCCCCCGACGAGGGCCCCAACATGTGGGCCAAGGCCCCCAAGGCCATCATCCAGCACCTCCACCACGTCTTCGGGACGGCCCCCGTCGACGCCACCTACCAACTCGCCACTGACGGCCTCCACGTCGACAGGGACCTGTTCTACGCCCGCCTGGCCGAGCACCGGCCCCCGCCCCAGTGACGGGCAACGGCTGCCCCGTGGAGGGGTGCACCGCCAGCCTGGGACGGGGGAGCTACCGGGAGCGCCACATCCGCCAGCCCCACGTCCGATGCTCGTGCGGCTGGGTCGGGATGGCCAAGTCCTTCCGGTCCCACGTGGGGAGCATCCGCCGAGCGGACCGGGCCCTCGGCCGCGAGTCCGTGCCCCATGAGCGGGCCGCCGTGCTGCGCGACCACCTCCGGCCGCCGGTACTCCCGGCACCGGTCCCGCCGCCGGCCGACTCTCGGCCCGTCATCGAGATCTAACCCCGGCTAGCGCCGGCACCCTCGGTACCGTGGGCACGTGGACAAGCGCCTGTGCTTCCACCGACGCGAGACGTGCCTCTTCTGCTGGCCCGACGATGACGGCCGGCCGCCCATCGTGCGCGTCCGCCCCCACTTCTGCTGCCCGTGCTGCGGCCGTCCCGTGGGCACCCGCGCCCCGGCCGGGTGCTGCGGCTCCTGCACGAGCAAGGGCGTCGTCGCTCTGCGCCTCCCCGGCCACACCCGACGCCGGCGCCGGAGGGCAGCGTGACCGTCAGAGCCGACCGCCTCATCAACGGCCTCCGCTCAGTCGGCCCCCGCATCCTGTCGGCCGCCATCGACGAGACCGTCGACCAGGCGCGCCGTCACCCCTTCGTGCCCCACGACAAGGGCCAACTCCGAGGGAGCATCCGCCGCGACCCCGGCATCATCCTCGCTGGCCCCGTGAGCAGGGGCAAGGTCCGAGCCCCCGTCATCCAAGCCACCACCACGGACAAGGGCGCCCGACCCCACGTCATCCGGCCCCGCAACCCGGGCGGCCTCCTCGTCTTCTACTGGCCCAAGGCCGGGCAAGTCGTGGCCCTCAAGAAGGTAAACCACCCCGGCAACCTGCCCATGCCCTGGTGGCGCGACGTCATCACCCAGAGCTACCGCCAGGCCCTGCCCATCGCCGCCCGCCGCGTCTTCCCCCAGTGACCTTGACCGAGGCCCCTAACCCGGGTTAGTGTCGTCGGCATGAGCACGATCACCGTCTACCACGCTGAGCTCGGCCAGGGCGCCTTCGAGCGCTTCACCGACTCCACGAAGATCCAGGGCGTCTACCAGTACGAGCGGGACGTGACAGCCCTCAACGTCCACGAGGTCCTCGAGAACGCCTTCTACCTGTTCAACCAGGACACTGACGCGATCCCCCACGACGCCCGCTGCACCGACGACGAGTGCATCCTTGTCGGCTGCGCCCGCTTCACCGCCGAGTCGTACCGGACCGTCCGCCTGCGCTCCCTGTCCGTCGGCGACGTCGTCGTCATCGGCGGCAAGGCCGGTGGCCCCCTCCCGGACGGGACCGGCCCCGGCGAGCAGGCGTACGCCGTGGCGTCCATGGGCTTCGACCCGGTGCACGTGCTCCCAGAGCAGATCCTGCCCCTGGAGGTGCACCGCCCCTCGGACGCTCTGCGCTCCGTCTGACCACCACAGAGGCCGCCGGACCTGCGGGGTTCGGCGGCCTCACCGCGCCCGCCCCTTGACCGACGCCGCTAACCCGGGTTAGTGTCGTGGGTATGAGCACGCAGCCCCTCCCAGACGGCGCCATCGAGATCCCCGGGACGATCGCCTACATCGACCCCATCCGTGGCCTCACCCGCCGCCCCGACTGGCGCCAGGTCATCGACGAGGAGATGAACCGCCCCACCACCTGCGGGACCTGCGGCGAGACCTTCCCCTCCGTGGCCGACGAGTTCTTCCACGACTGCGAGCGGCTGGCCAGCGTCCGGGGCTTCATCCCCGGTGACGCCTCCCAGATCCGCCCCTCCGACGACGTCGACTACCGCCCGTGGGGTGATGGCGAGCCCGGCTCCGGCACGGGCCGGGGGCGCCACCGTGCCCCCCTCAGCGACGCGCAGGGCGGCCTCATCGAGCGGCTCCTCCACGAGATCGATCCGCTCATCACCGCCGCCGACGTCATGGACGTGTGCGCCGACCTGACCGGCGGCCGCGACGGCACCGCCTCAGCGCTCATTGACGACCTCTTCGCCCTGAAGGCTTACCTGGCCGGCCCCGCCCCTGCCCCGGCGCCGCTCCCCGCCGGGTGCCGCCCCAACCGCTACGCAGGCAACTGCCGCCACTGTGGCCAGCACATCGCCGAGCAGGCCGGCCTCCTGTGCAAGGACGCCACCGGACGATGGACCGTCGAGCACAACGGCACCTGCCCCACCGCTCCGGCCATCAACACCGTGGCCGCCACCGTCCCGGAGGGGCACTACGCCCTGCCCTCCACCGGCGAGAACGACCTGGTCTTCTACCGCGTCGACCGGCCCACCGAGGGCGCCTTCGCCGGCCGGGTCTTCGTCAAGATGATCGTGGGCGGCAAGCCTGACCGCAACGTGCGCCGCGACGCCATCGCCGGCATCCTGGCCCGCATCGAGGCCGCCGGCCCTGAGGCTGCGGGCGAGCTGTACGGCCAGGAGATCGGCCGGTGCTGGAAGTGCAACCGCACCCTCACCGACGAGGCCTCCCGCGCCGCCGGCATCGGCCCGGACTGCGCCACCCGCGTCTAGCGGCCACAGGCCCGGGAGGCGCCCCTCCGTGCCCGCCTCCCGGCCTCGGCCCGACCGCACCCCCCGCACCAACCAACAAAGTAGGAGATGCCACCATGGCCACAGAGCAGACCTTCACCGTGAAGGTCAAGGTCAGGCGCGTCGACGGGCCCGCCGTGGACGACGAGGACGTCGAAGCCACCCTCCATGACGAGATCGGCACCCTGGAGTTCGACGCCGGAGACGAGTCGTCCGTCTTCAAGGTCGAGGAGGTCGAGGCCGGCTAGCGTCCGGCACAGCAGGAGTGTGCTCAGCGGCCCAGCCTCCCGACCCCGGGAGGCTGGGCCGTCACGCGTCTACCCTCAGCGGTGTGACGACTTCCGCTGACGGCCAGCTCCTCCTCGATACGGCGAAGGCGGCCCTACCCGATGTGGGCCGGGCAATCCTGGCCGCCGGCCCCAGCCTCGCGATCACCTGCGAGATGATCGCCGTGTACCCCGAGACGGCTGACCCGCAGCGCCAGGGCGGCGAGGCGTCGGGCCTGCCCGGCGGGCAGTGCATGTACTTCCCGTCCATCCGGTGGAGGGTCATCTACGCCCGGGACTGCTACCCCACCGTCGACGTCGAGAAGCGCAGCCTCCCCGACGCTGACGCGGTGACGGAGTGGACGAAGATCTACGTGGACCGGTGCGAGTCCCTGCAAGGTGCCCTCCTGGACTTGTCCCTGGCGCAGGGGTGCGGGCGCATCACCGTGGAGCCTGGCACCTTCCAGGGACCCTCGACCGGCGTGGCGTACGTGTCCGTTCCCGTCCTCGTGGGCCCCGGCGTCTAACCTGCGTTACTGACCGCCGCACCCCCCTGGAGGCCCCCCGTGTCAGACGCCGCCAACGCTGAGAGCATGCTCACCGCCGCCTTCGTCGAGTTCCTCAAGACGCAAGGGGCGGGCGCCGACGTGCGCGTCGACGCCCGCGACGATGAGGGTGATGACAACATCCAGTTCGTCAAGAACGGGTGGGTGCGCATCAAGGCCGGCGGCGAGGAGCACCGCCTCCGCAACCTCAAGTTCGGGCAGCTCAAGGTCCTGTTCACGCTCCTCGAGGAGCAGCAGGACCTCGTGACCCGCCACCGCGAGACGTGCCTCCGCCAGGAGAACGCCCTCAAGAAGCGCCTCACGGAGACGATCGATCCCATGGAGGAGTGCGAGGAGAAGTGGCAGGCCCAGGCCGACATCGCCATCCAACTCCGGAGCATCGTGCGCAGCATCCGGGACAAGGCCGACGAGCTGCGCATGGAGTGGTGGACGAGGGCCTTCGAGATCGCCAACGTGCAACGCTCCGGAGAGACGGAACGCTCCAAGGGCATCGTGCCCCGAGAGTGGCCCGCCTGGGTCGCTGACGGGAGCCTGCCCACGAAGCTCCTGGAGCACTGGAGGTCGGTCCCTTTGGGCCGTGGGTGAAGGCCAAGCCCGGCCCCGATCCCATCAACCAGGCCGAGCAGATCCCCGGCGGGGCCGTCCTCCTCGAAGAGATGAAGCCCGACGAGCCGGAGTGGCGCACCGGCACCATCATCGACATGTTCAACGGGGTGTACCGGGAGATGGCCCGCCCCACGAAGCTCCGCCGAGGCTTCGCCCCCACTGAGGTCGACGAGATGGACGTGTCCACCGTCGGCGTCCTCATCGGCGCCGGCATTGACGTGGACGCCCAGATGCGCAACGAGGTCGCCGAGCTCGCCGCCCGTCGCCGCGCCGGGACCCTCCCGGACCGGTGGTGGGAGGAGGAGATGACCGACCAGTAGAGTGGCCGGCACGCGGGCAGTTGCGGGGTAGCAGCGGCCCGGGACGGTGACGTGGGGTGTCACCGTCCCGGCCGCCGGGCCAGCGTCGCACCTACGATGAGCGCCGTGTCCGACCTCGGCCTTGACGCTGACCTCACCCTCGATATTCGGTCAGCCCTCCAGGCCGCCGAGCGCCTCCGGGCCACCCTCGACCAGGCCACCAGCGGCCAGACCATCCGCATCGAGGCGGACACTGCTGGCCTAGCCGCCGAGGTCACCGCCGCCGTAGACGCGGCCGATAGCCAAGTCGTCGTCACCGGCGACGCGACTGACCTCACGAGCGACGTCACCGCCGCTGTGGACGCGGCCGACACGGAGGTCACTGTTGATGGTGACTCCGGTCCCCTCAAGCAGTCCGTCAAAGAGGGCCTCGACGACGGCTTCGAGGAGGGCACCTCTGAGCAGCAGCGCCAGGCCCCGGGCAAGGGCACCGCCGTGGGCGGCGCCTTCGCCAAAGCCTTCTCCCGGTCCGTGTCAGCGGCCGTCAAGGCCCTACCTGACGTTGAGGTCGGCACCGACACCAGCCAGGCGCAGCGAGAGATCGCCGGCCTCCGAGATGCCCTCCTGCGCCTGGACAACCAGACCGTGGGCGTCGATATCAGCGACGACGAGGCCATCGCCGAGCTGGGCCGCATCCAGACCCGCCTCAACGAGATCGACGCAGGCGACGTCTCCACCGCCGTGCGCGTCGACATCGCCGCCGCGACCGCCGCCCTATCCCAAGTCGGGGCCCAACTCGACCGGGTTGATGGGCAAGTCGCCTCCGTAGGCGCTGCGGCCGGCGACGCCGCCGGGGGTGTGAGCGGCCTTGGGGACGTCCTCGATGACCTCGACGTCAGCCTCATCGCAGCCTCAGGGTCAGGCGTACGCCTCCGTGCCGTCTTCACAGCCCTGGGCGGCGCCGGCATAGCCACTGGCCTCTTCCAAGCCGCTCAGGCCGCCTCAGACCTCCAGGAGTCCACCTCCAAGGCGACGGTCGTCTTCGGGGAGGGCATCACCACCGTCCAAGAGTTCGCGGACGTCAGCGCCGAGAGCGTGGGCCTCAGCGAGGCCGCCGCCCTAGAAGCGACCGCGACCTTCGGCAACCTCTTCGTCGCGCTCGGCGCCACGAAGGAAGCGGCCACCGAACTGGCCCCCGGCGTCGTCACCCTGGCCGCCGACCTGGCGTCCTTCAACAACCTCTCCGTCGATGAGACCCTCGAGAAGCTCCGGTCGGGCCTCGTCGGCGAGATCGAACCGCTGCGGTCCCTGGGCATCAGCTTCGGCGCGGCCGAGGTCGAGGCGAAGGCCATGGAGCTGGGCCTCGCATCAGCCAATGGGGAGATCACCGAGGGGGCCAAGCTCCAAGCCCGCTGGGCCCTCATCCTCGAGCAGTCCACAACGGCCCAGGGTGACTTCGCCCGGACGAGTGACGGGCTGGCCAACCAGCAGCGCATCCTCACCGCCGAGTTCCAGAACGCCGTCACCACCCTCGGCCAGGCCCTCCTCCCCGCCCTGCTGGAGGGGGTGGGAGTCGCCCGCGAGGAACTGATCCCCGCCTTCATCGAGCTGGGCACCTCAGTCCTCCCCGCGCTCGCGGACATCTTCGTGGCCCTGCTCCCCGTGGCCGGGTCCTTCACCCGGCTTCTGGTATCCACGGCCCCCGCTCTTGAGGCTGTGGCCCGTGCCATCGCCAGCGTGCCCCCCGAGCTGATTACCCTCCTGGGCCTCCTCGCTGCCTTCAAGAGGGTCGGCGGCTCGGACCTCTTCCAGAACCTCAAGCTGGGATTCTCGGACCTGGCCGACCCCAAGAAGGGACCGGGCGGCTTCGGCGTCAGCCTCAAGCAATCCGTCGGGGACATGGTCGCCGCGAACGCGGCGAGCATCGGCCTGTCACTCGGGCTCGCTGCCATTGGCCTGGCGTTCGAGGAAAGCGCCAAGGAAGCCGCCGAGTTCGAGCGCAGCGTCGTGCAAATCCAGACAGCGTTTGGTGATGCCTTCGATGAGGGGGCGACCGGGGTCGACGCGTTTGCTGCGGCGTTCGAGGACCTCGTTGAGCAGGGCGACAGCGGCGTCGGCCTGCTCGCAGCGCTTGGGTTGAGCGCCGAAGAGTTCGGTCAGATCGTCTCCAAGAACGGCGCTGACACCGACGCGTGGGCGGAGGCGCTGGGGACCACGAGAGAAGAACTGGGGATCCTCGGGCCGATCCTCGACCAGGTCAACGACAAGATCAACCAGGCCGCGAAACGCCAGGTCGACGCGGTCACAGCATCGTCGGGCCTGTCCGATGAGTTCGTGGACATGGCGGTCAAGGCCAACACCTCAAAGGAAGAGGTGTTGGGGGTCACGGTCGCGTCGACTGACTACACCACGGTCCTCCAGATCCTCACCGACGAGCAGGCACGGCTGGCCGAGCAGATCGGCGTGACCGTCGATGAGACGGGCAACCTCGTGGAGGCCACTGGCCCCGCTGCGCTGGCCGCTGACCGCCTGGCCCTTTCCCTCGCCCAAGTCACTGATGACAGCGGCAACCTGAACCTGGAGCTGGTGGGCCTGGCCACCGTGGCCGGCGACGCGAGGGTCGCGGAGGAGGACCTCCAGAACGTCGCTGACACCCTGGGCGTGAGCCTTGATGACCTCAAGGGCTTCGTCGAATCAGTCAACGATTCCATCAACCAATTTGCTGAAGACACCGTCTCAAGTCTGCCGACTATTGGTGACATCATCAGCGGGCTGGGCGACGAGTTTTCCGCTGAGAACTTTGTTGAGGAGCTGGAGAAGGCCAACGAGGCCATCGCAAACTTCGGTGAGAACCTTGATGTCCTCGCCGACTTCCCGCGCCTCCAGCGCATCGCCGCCACGCAGGGCCCGGAGGTGGCAGCGGCCTTCGCTGATGCCATCCGGTCCGGCAACCCCGAGATCGCGGCGGCCGCCGAGGAGCAGCTCGCCATCTACGACCTCAGTCTCGCTGGCATCGACGACAAGGCCCGCAACGAGATCGGCCCCCGCACCGCTGAGGCGACGGGCCTCATAGGCCAGCTCGCCACGGAGGCATTCGGGGAGCACTTCAACCCGCAGGCTGAGGCAGCGGCAGCCACCCGCGGGACCATCGCCTCCATCGAGGACGAGAACGCCAACATGGCCTCCGCTGGCGCCGGCCTCGGGGAGGCCGGCAAGCAAGGCTTCAAGGACGGCATCGGCGGCATGTCCATCGAGGGGGCCGGTGAAGCTGAGTTGACCGTCAAGGAGATCCAAGCCCACCAGGCCGGAGCCGTCATCGCCGGGGCCCTCTTTGGTGGCGGCGCGACCCTGGGCTTCGGGACTGGCGTCTCACCCATGCCCGGTGTGGGCGCCCGCTCCGCGGATTTGACGATCGGAGGCATCAGCGGCAGGGCCCCCGCCGCCGGCGTCGCTGGCGGCGTCTTCGGTGGTGGCTTCACCGGGGGCACCAGGATCGGGGCGGCCGGCATGCCCACCGCTGCGGTAGGAGCCGCCAACTCTGCCATCGCCAAGGTGGCGGCCAAGCAGTCCGCCGCCAGCGGCGCCGGCTACAGCCTCGGCACGGCACTGGCCCAGGGCATGCAGTCGGGCATCAACGCCGCCGCGCAGGCCGCAGCGAACGCCGCCGCGAACCTCGTGGAGGCGGCCATCGCCGCTGCCCGGTCAAAGGCCAAGACGGGTTCCCCTTCCAGACTCTTCGCCGAGTTGGGCATCGACATGGGCGAGGGCGTCGCCGTGGGCCTCGACGCCACCGCCCCAACCGTGGCCGAGAGTGCCGCTGGCCTCGTCACCTCAGCGGCCGCCGCTGCGGCCGGGACCCTCGATGTGGCAGCCCAGGGCCTGGATGTGGCCGCCGGCCTCGCTCCGGCTGCTCTGGCCGCCGTCACGGCCACCTCAGCGGCAGGCGGGGACACGACGGTCAACGTGCTGCCCGGCGCCGTCGTCATCCAGTCCACGCCCGGGGAGGACCAGGCGACGTTCGAGCGCAAGGCCCGGGGCGCTGCCAACGCCGTCCTGGCCGAGTGGACGATCGCTCGCCGCAGCATCGACACGAACGCGAGGATGGGCGGCTAGTGGCCAACGACTGGAACACCAACGCCCCTGCCGTCCTCGGCAACGAGACGATGAACACCGTCGGCTCGTCCGACCCCATAGCCCAATCACAACCCGGCCTCGTCCAGGGCTTCACCTCGACGGCCACAGAGACGATCACAGACATCGAGTTGGCCCTCGCCTCCGACCCTGCCGTGACGGCGCCCCTCTACACCCTGTGGGAGGTCTTCACGCAGGGCGCCGAGGACCCCGGGACCCTCCAAGTCGTGGAGTACGCGCCGATCCTCGACGAGTCCATCGGCTCCTGGACGGACCCGCTGGGCGGCACCACCAACCTCTACCTCTACATCGACGATCCCGTCGTGTTCCCTCCAGCGTCAGCGACGGACTACATCCTCAACATCGGTGGCGGCACCTCCCAGTACCGATGCTCCGTTGACTCCAGCGCCTTCCCTCTGACGGCCCGCGTCTCGAGGCTGTCCATGCGCGCCGTGGTGGGCCTGGACCCGAATCGCACCAGCACCATCCCCCGCACCTTCACCCTGTCCTTCTTCCACCAGCCCACCTCCACCGTCTACCAGCCCCCCGGCGCCAGCTTCGTGAACAACGGCCTGGCACCCAACCCCATCGAGGTCTCGATGGGCGAAATCAACCCCGTGACGGGGCTGCCCTGGTGCCCCGATGATGTGCGCAGCTTCGACTCCGGGGACTGGCACCTTCGCATCACGGCACTAGGCACGGTCGCGTGCGGCGCCGTCGTCCTGTCCATGTCGCTGAAGGTCTCCTACTGGACGACGGAGAACCGCGACGCCGTGGGCGTGTGGCAGCGCCCCGCCGGGGCCCTCGCCACGATCGTCTCCAGTGACACCCTCGTCGAGCCGGACGGGGCCGGTGGGTGGGCCACGAACTGGTCGAAGGTCAACGCGACCGACTACCTCCTCGCTCCCCGCTGGGGCCGCGACACCCTCCTGTCAGGGTCCACGACGCCGGCGTCAGACATCCGGTGGCTGTCCAGTTACCAGGACCTGGGCGATGGCGGGAACCCTGCGGGCATCAGCTACCCGTCGGTGCCCGGCCTCGTCTCCCAAACGAATTGGCAAGTCGGGTCCCACGGTGAGCCGGTGCAGGCATTCGAGGGAACGAGCCGGCGCATGGGCCGCTTCGTGCTGCGCACATCGGCACCGGCCGACTCGGATGACTCCCAGCCCTACACCATGGAGTTCTCCGGGGACCACCTGCGCGTCCTCGACTCGGGGACCTCGATCGCGCAGCGCATCACGAGCCCGGGCGCCAACAACTACCTGGGGGTGCGCCTCGTCATCATTCCCCCCAGCACAGCGGACGCGACCCTCACCGTTCGGGTCTTCACGACGGGCGGCGCCCAAGTCGGCACCGGGGCCTTCACCATCACCGCCGAGGAGGTGCGGGCCCTGCCCCGCATCAACGACACGGAGCTGCGGTACGTGGAGGGCTTCTTCTCCGCGGTGGTGGCCCTGTCAGCGGCGACGCAATACGACGTGCGCCTCGACGTCGACACGACCGATGACTGGGTCGTGGAGACGCCCTACTGCTACACCGGCGACGCCTCCTCATCATTCGGTGGTACCACGGACAGCCTCCGGGTAGGCGGCGTGGCCGTCGCTGACGCTGACGCCATGGTCACCATCCTCATCCAGCCCGCGGCGCCCACGAACGTGCGAGCCGAGGTCGACCAGCAACCCACCGGTGACGCCCGGTGCTTCTGCAGGGTGCCCTACATCGATCAGAGCCTCGTCCGCTGGACGGCCACCGCCCTCGCCGGGAGCTTCTCGCGCTACGAGATCCAACGGCGCTACGACTCCGGGGACGGCACAGAGCCGGTGTGGGAGGACGTGGCCAGCATCGACACCGAGGCGACGACGTTCTTCGCTGACTACGAGGCCCGCCGCAACCGGTCGGCCCAGTACCGCATCCGCTCCGTGGCCACGACCGCCGCCTTCTCTGACTGGGCGACGACCGACTGGATCATCCCCCTCACCTACGGGTGCGAGCTGATCCTCACCAGCAACGCCGACCCGAGCCTCCAAGTCGTCTACACCCGGGAGCCGGGCGTCGACTACACCCCCCTGCGCTCCGACGTCCTCCTCCAGCTAGAGGGCCGCGAGTACCAGGTGGCCTTCAAGGACCCCCAGCGCCGAGGCATGTCCAAGACGCTGACCATCGTGGCCAACTTCGGGCAGCAGCCCACCAACCAAGTCGGCCAGGACATCGGTCTGGACGCTGTGTGGGCGCCGCTGGAGGCCCTCGTGGACGCGTCGCTGCCCTACGTCTGCGTCCTCGACCACTACGGCAACGTCACGTACGCGCACATCGAGATCGACCAGGCGCGCAACCAGGAACCGGCCTTCCGGTACCACGCCCGCCTCGTCATAACGCCCCTCACCGGCACGCCGACCGTCGCCACCCCCTGAGGCCCGATGGTCTACGCCCCCACCACTGACCAGCTCCTCAACCTGGATGGCGTGTACCAGCGCAGCGACAGCTTCCGCTTCGTCCTCCTCGACCGTGACGAGCAGACCATCGGTGACCTGTACCCCAACCTGAGTCGCACCCCCACCGTGGGCTTCAACAGCTCCGGGCAGAATCCCCGGAGCCTCACGAACTTCGACCTGACGCCCGACCAGCAAGCCGACATCAACATCCTCAGCGACCGGGTGCAGGTCTTCATGGACCTGGAGAACGGCGATAGTTACAGCCTCGGGATCTTCCTGTGGGGCAACGGCGACCGCCCCTACTACTCGTGGGGCGAGGCCCTCGTGTCCTCCCTCGTAGACAAGAGCCTGATCCTCAACCAGGGCATCAAGAAGACGATCGGCTTCAACCGGGGCGCCGATGTTGGCATCGCTGCGCTGGGCGTGGCCCTGGAGGTCCTGGCCCTCGATGAGATCATCCTGGATGCCATCAGCGCGGACCTGGGCGCCTCCCGCGCCGATGCGCCGGGCACCTCCAGGACGCAGATCCTGGCCGACTTCATGGAGCTCGTCGGGTTCCTGCCCCCCCACTTCAACCGGGACGGGAAGCTGCGCCTCACCGATACGCCCGACCTGACGATGGTCACGCCCACCATCCCCGCGTACACCGTGGGCGCTGACTCGCGGGTCATCGTGAACAGCGTCACCCGCAGCGACGATGGCCTCCAGGCGCCCAACACCTACATCGTGTATGAGACGTCCGGGCAGTCCACCGTCCGCGGCGAGTACAACATCGACTCCTCCGAGCCGCACTCCGAGGACGCCCGCGGCTTCCCCGTGCCCAAAGTCGAGGGGCGCACCGGCCTGAGGACGACCGCCCAGGCCAACAAGGCCGCGAAGGCCATGGCCACCACCCGCTCCGAGACGTTCAAGTGGGTGAACTGGTCGACGCCCGCCGACCCCCGCCACGACGCGTGGGACCCCGTCACCGTCCTGGGCATCACCTACATCGAGACGGCATGGTCGCTTCCGTGCGTGCCAGGCGGCGTCATGACGCACACCGCGAGGACGGTCTACTGATGGCCCTCTCCAGCGCCGAACGTGACCGCATCGTGGCCGACGTCCTCCGCCAGGTCGCGCCCCTCCTCCAGCAGGCCGTCACCTCATCAGTCAACGTGGCCCTGGCCCGAGTCCGCATCACCCGCTTCGTGGGCGCGAGCGTGCAGGATGCTGATGGCGACGTCGTCTACGTGGCCCCCGACGATGACCCGTCCACGACCATCGAGGCGACCCGCCTATCGGCATCCCAGGTGGCCGGCACCCGCTGCCTCCTGATCTTCTCCAGCGAGCTGCGCGGCGCCGTCTACGCCGTGGGCGTCATCCCATAGGAGGGCCCGCCCTTGACCTGCGACACCAACGAGATCGACTTCGACGAGCTCCTGTCAAACGTCACGATCTCGGCCATCGGCAACATCCTCACCGTGACCGCTGTGACGGAGCTGCTCCGCGTGTCAGTCCCGGACTTGCCCGCCCCCGTGTACGTAGGCGGCCAGGCCGCCGTCCAGAACGCCACCGCCGGCAACAGCAACCTGGACGTGTACCTCGTCATCGGCCCCGCATCAGCGGCCGGGACCCTCTCGGCCGCCTCCGCCATCGACGCGCACGGCGTCATCAACGTGGGCGGCTCCACGACTGAGCCCCCCGGCCGCAAACTGCGCGTCGAGCGGCGCATCCCCGCCCACTCCCCCGGCGACTACATCCTGGGAGCCTGGCGCGAGACAGGCTCCGACACCGGCGCCGCCGTCGGCAACGCCGTCACACCCATCCAGGCATGGGCACGCCGCGCATGACGTCCCGCCTCTGGCGCGCCTACACCACCCGCCGCGTCGGCGCCTACGTCGCCTCTGAGACGCAAATCGAGTACAAGAGCAGCCTGCGGTCGAGCACCGGCCGCGTGCCCATCATCTACTGCCACGGCCTCCTCGCCGCAGCCGCGGACCTGCGCAAGACGTCCTATGTGCCCCGCTTCGGGGCCATCGCCGAGTTGGCCGGTCCCGTCCTCGTCGCCGATCTGGGCGGCCTCGCCACATGGGCCAACGACACGGTTGTAGCCGTGACGACGGGCCGCATCGACGTCCTCGTCGCGTGGGCCGGAACGAACCTGGGCACCCGAACGGACAAGGTCTTCATCGCCGGGGAGTCCATGGGAAGCCTGGCCGCCCTGAACTGGGCGTGGCGCAACCCCACCCGCTGCGCCGGCATCTGGCTACGGGCGCCCATCACCCGCATGCAAGAACTCCACAACCGCCTCCTCGGGCACCCCACCCTCTCCGGCATCCCTTCCACCATGGAAACCGCGTACACCAACATCGCCGGCCTCTCCGCCGCCTACCCCACCCACGACCCCGCCGACCCCGCCAACACCACCGCCCACGGCGTCCTCACATCCTTCGGAGGCCGCACCCGCCTCGACGCCACCAGCGATGACGAGGTCGTTCCCTCCACCGAGCCCATCCTGTACGCCAACACCTACGGCGCCGAGTTGCACATGCGACCCGGCGACCACGATTCCAACCTCATCACCCCCATCACCGAGGTCGCCGAGTGGATAGCGACGACCATCGACGCCAACTCCTAGGATCGCCACCATGGCCGAGCGACACTTGCGAGTCACCCAACAGAGGACTCCCGAGCTGGGCGGCCTCGTCGAGCTGGCCCACGGCACCATCAACGACGGCGACGACACGGTGCACCTCACGCTCCTGTTCCCCGCCGAGCGGCAAGTCGAGATGCCCCTCGGGCAACTCGAGGCGCAGGTCGCGTCCGTCAACGAGAACAGCGGATGGGCCACCGTCCTCGTCTGGGACGACTAGCGGCCCCGTGGCCGAGCCCGCCACGATCCTCACCGCCATCACCACCGCCGGCTCGGTCCTCCTGGGAGGCGGGGCCCTCTGGCGATCCATGCGCCAGGACACGACCAACGCCGCCAGCACCCGCACAGACGCGGCGATCGCGAGCCTCGAACGGCAACTCGCTGACCGCACGACCGCCGAGCAAACCCTCCGGTCCGAACTGAACGCTGAGCGCGCCGAGCGGAGAGCCTCCGAGGAGCGGCTGCGCCGGGAGCACGCCGAACAGGTCGCCGCCCTCCAACAGGCCCTAAGTGACGTGCGTGTCCTCGTGGCCCGATGCGAGGAACGCAACAAAGTCCTCGACCAGCGCCTGGGCCTCGACCGGGAGGAACACGATGAGCGTCCGTGAGACTCTACGAGCTCGCCGCTGGTGGCGCTGGCAGACGGCCGCCGCCGCATCAGGCCTCACCCTGTCCCTCACCGCCGGCATCTCCGTGGGCACCAACTACCTCGACGAGCGGTCCGATGTGGCCAACGACGAGGCGGCCCGACTGCGGTCCCAACGCGCTGACTACGAGGCCGAGTGTCGCTTCACGCTCAACCTGGACGTCCTCGTCATCGAGGGTGAGCAACTCGACGGGATGAGCGACCTCCTCTCAGCCCTCGCCGCCGAGGACCGGGACCAGGCCCTCACCGTCGTCGGGCACCTCGTTGACCTGAAGAGGCAGAAGGACGCCGCCGAGGAACGCCGCGCCGGAGCTGTGGAGACGTGCAACCGCCAGGCCCACGACCTGTACCCCACCCCTGGCGGGTGAGGCCGGTACCCTCACCGGTATGAGCGAAACCGACACCGTCGGCTGGATCATCGAAGAGGCCACCGACCACGACGACGCGCCGGGCGGAGGCATCGACGACTGCACCGGCGCCACCCTGGAGGGGACCGTCGACCAGCTCACCGCCGACGACGAGCTGGCCGCCACGCTGACGGTCCCCGTCGAAGGTCTGGATGGCGTCAACCTCCCCGACAACGACGAGGCTGCCGCCACCTACGGCGACGGCACCGAAGACCACGAACCCACGCCCCCCACCCCCGAGCCCGAGGCGGCCGAGGACGAGGCGGCCTACGAGGCGGACGTGCGACGCCAACTCCGAGGGCCGACCGGTGGCTGACGCCAGCTTCGGCCGCGGGTACCCCGACTGCTCCTACCCCAAGGTCACCCTGTCCAAGGCCGGCGGCCTTCGCGTCGTGGTCCACCGCGAGCTGGCCGACCTGTTCTCCATGCTCATCGACCTGACCGAGATGATGGGCTACGACATCCAGGTCGGGCAGACGTGGGGCGCCGCGTGCCGGCCCATCCGCGGGACCCAAACCCCGAGCAACCACTCGTGGGGCACGGCCCTCGACATCAACAGCCTCCAGAACCCGCAGCGTCGGCCCATCAAGACGAACATGCCCAAGCGGGTCGTGGACCTCTGGAAGAACCACGGCTTCCGGTGGGGCGGCGACTACCAGACCTCCACGCCGGACCCCATGCACATGGAGTTCATGGGCACCGTCGCCCAAGCCCGCGCCATCACCGCACGCCTCCGGGCCTTCCTCGAGGACAGCAACCCGGCCACCCCCAAGCCCCCCGCCACCCCACCGGCCCTCGCCGGCAAGCCCGCGTGGCGCAAGTACCCCGGTCCCGTCAGGCTGGGCATGGGCACACCCGAGCGGCCAAGCCCCGCCGTGAAGGTGTGGCAGCAACTCCTCGTGGACCGGGGCTACCGCCTCAAAGTCGACGGCGTCTTCGGGCTGGCCACGAACCACGTCGTCATGGATTGGCAGCGCAAGCACGGCCTCAAGATCGACGGCATCGGCGGCACAGCGACCTGGCACCAGCTCCTCTACGGCTGAACGGAGACCACATGCTCGCCACCCTCACAGCGCTGGCACAGGATGCCGGCAACGCCACCCCCGACTCACCCGTCGGGACGGTCTTCACCATCAACAACAGCCTCGTCCTCCTCCTGGTGGGCTTCGTGCTGCCCCTGGTGAACGGCCTCCTCAACCACCCCAGCAACCCCGCGTGGGTGAAGATCGGCCTCGCCGGTGCCCTGGCCGCCGTGGGCAACGCCTTCGTGCAGACAATCCAGGACGACGGGACGGCGATCCTCTCGCAGGAGTGGCTCCTCCAGACGCTCATCATCTTCGCCACCGGCATCGGCACGTACCTCGGCGTCTGGGACCCCCTCCTCCGGTCGAGGGGCGGCCTCAACCAGGCCACCGGGCCAGGCGTCATCCGGCCCCTACGATGACCCGCTGAGGCCCCGGCCACCTCCCCCCCCCATACCGCCTGCCGGGGAGACGGTCCGGGGCCTCAGCCGCGCTACCACCCTTGACCGATGACGCTAACCCGGGTTAGTATCAGGGCATGAGCACGACCGCCCTTCCCCGCACCACCTTCCCCGTCGTCCGCACCACCAGCTTCGACATCCTGTCCTGGCTGGACCTGCGCGACCAGGCCATCACCTTCGAGGCCACGCCCCTCACCGTCGTGACGGGCAACTACGGCCACGTCGACGTTGCTGACGTCATGGCCGGCCGCTGCCCCCTCATCGACGTGACCCTCACTGAGGACGGCCGTCAGGCCATCACCAACTGCTGGCACACCGGAGAGGACAACGGCTGGGTCTACGCCGAGCGTTGGACCGCTGAGGGCCGGGTCTTCCACGGCTACGTCGACTCGGTCTCCCGTCGCATCCTCCAGTCCGGCTGATCCGGGCCGCCAGCGCCCCCGCTTCGGCGGGGGCGCTTTCGCGTCCGCATCCACCCCGCCATGCGCTAACCGGTGTTAGGGTCCTGGCCCCGCGACCAGGAGGCCCCATGGCAGTACCCCACCTCGACATCACCCCCGCCCCCATCGACGTTGACGCTGAGATCGAACACCTAGTGGGTCGCCGGCTCGCCGACGAGTTCAACCAGGCCACCAGCGTGGATGCCGCCACCCAGACCGACAGCCACGACCGTGCCGTCATCACCGGCTACATCGGCCAGGGCGAGACCGCAGCAGGCCGTGCCCCCCGCTGGACGCCCACCACCGAGTCTGACGCTGAGTGGTGCATGGGCCGCCTGGCCGAGGCCCACCACGTCCTCGAGTCCCTCGCCCGCCAGAGGGACGCCTACATCACGAGGGCACAGGAGGCGTACTGGAAGCAAGCCGCGTACTGGCGTCGCATCGCCACGTTCTTCGGGGCGCACCTGGAGCAGTGGGGCATCGCCCAGCGCGACGAGGCCATGGCCGCCGCTGAGGCCGCTGGCCGCAAGACGTACCCCAAGACGTTCCACCTCCCCTCCGGGAGCGTCTCCACCCGCTGCGCCGCCGAGCCCGTCGCGATCATCCAGGCTGACGCGGACCTCCTGGCGTGGGCGCGCCGCGAGTGCCCCGACGCAGTCACGACGACCCGCAAGGTCAACGTCACGGACCTGCGCCAGCACGTGGCCCTCGTCCCTGAGCCCGGCGACCGGGACGCCCTCATCGTCGTGCACCGCAAAGTCGACGACGACGGGGAGGTGACCCTCGGGACCGAGCCCGTCCCCGGCGCCGGCGTCGAGTGGCCCCGCATCACCGCCACCCCGCACCCCCACCTCCCGGAGGTGCGGGACTGATGGCCCCCCGCGCGACCCCAGCGAAGGCCACCGCCGGCAACGCCCCGCCGGACAAGACGCCCGAACGTGACGCCATCCGCGAGGAAGATGTCCGGGAGGCCCTGGCCAAGGCCGCCGGCATCGAGCCCAGCGACATGGCCGCCCTGGCCGGCCTCGTCGCCAACTCCCGCCTCATGGTCATCCCCGCCAACATCGACCCCGACAAGATCCGTGTCCTCGACCTGGCCTCCCAGGCGGCCGTCCCGCCGCCGGTTCAGGTGGCCATCGCCCGGGTGATGGCCGAGCTCCCCGGCATCGGCAAGGACGACCGCTCCCCTGAGGGGTACATGTTCCGGGGCATCGAGGCCATCGTCGGTCGCCTCCAAGACGTGTGCGCCCGGCACGGCGTCGTCTACTGGAGCATCGAGGAGATCGTCGAGCAGCTCGACAACGAGGCCATCAACATGAACCCGGGCTGGATGGAGGTGAGGCTCCGCCTCACCTGGTACGTCCAGGGACCCGCCGGGGACTTCCTCCGAGGCCCCGACGGTGAGTTGCCCGTCACCTACGGGCAGGGCCGGGACAAGTCCGACAAGCAAATCGCCAAGGCCCGCACCCAAGCGCGCAAGGGCTTCCTCAACACCCTGTTCAACATCGGGGACAAGCGAGAGGAGACCGAATCGCAGGAGCCGCCCGGCGAGGACCAATACCAGCAGCACAGCACCGGCGGCCGCCAGCGAGGCCAGCGAGGCCAGCAGCAGCGCACCAGCGACGAGCCGCCCGCCGCTGCCCCGCAGGAGTGGATCGACCAAGACACCTGGGACCGCCTCAACGGCCTCATCAAATCCCTGGCCCCGGAGCGCCAAGCCTGGATCCGGGAGCAGTGGATGGCCGAGGACCCCATGGGAGAGGAGGACACCCTCCTGCCCGTCGTGGACGGCAAGCCCTCCATGCGCCACCTCAAGGTCAACATGGTCCGCCAAGTCGAGTCGCTGGTCTCCCAGGCCCGACAGAAGACCTTCCCTGCCACCGAGGCGCCCACACCGGCACCGGACGCCCTGCCCGCAGAGGACGGCCGCCCAGCGGTCCTAGAGCGGATGTTCCCGGAGGCGCCGCCAGGCTCGTGGAACGACGTCATCGACGCGGTGCGGGCCCTCACCACCGAGGCGCTCAGCGACGCCCTGACCGGCGAGGACCTGGAGGTGACCGACGATCCTGCCCGCAACGTGGCGACCCTCGTCAACCATCTGGGCAACCTGGCCGGCCTCGACTTGGCCACCATCGAGGCGGACGCCGCTGCCCGCATCGCCGCCCAGCAGACCAACGAGCCGGCCCAGGAGCAGCCCCCCGCCCAGTAGCTATAACGTCCGCTACCAACACGCGAAAGGTCCCCGGGCCGCGACTCCCGGGGACCTCAGATCATCCACTCCGATAGATGCATTACGGCGAGGAGCAGATGTGAACGACCCTACTACCCCCCAAGGCACCCCCGAGGGCTACCGCCAATGAGCGGCCAGGCCACCGGCTGGGTTCTGCGATATGGGCCACGCGACCGAGCCATGCGAGCCGTCCTCCTGCCCATCGCAGACAGCGCCAACCGTGATGGCAAAGACAGCCACCCCGGGCTAGCGGCAATCATCGAAGGGTCCCTGTACTCGAGGACGCAAGTCTTCAAGATCCTCGACCGCCTCCAAGAGGCCGGCTGGATCGTCATAACCGAGCCCGGTGGCGGCCGCGGCAAGGCCACCACATATGACATCCCTGGTGTCATCGACGCGCCCCTCGGGTACGTAGAAAACAGTCCGGTAAGCGGACCGTTTACACAACAAACGGTGCACTCGACACAAACAAACGGTGCACTTGTAACGCGAAACGGTCCACTCCCACCCCCTCCCACCAGCCCCTCCGCGACCCCTACGGTTACAACGGTTAACCCCTACAAAGAACATGTGTCGCGCGACGCGCGCGCGCCGGACCCCGCTCCGCTGGAACTGACGCTGGAGGGCAGCGACGATGCCGCTTCCTTCGCTGCGTTCTGGGATGCGTGGCCGAGGCGCAACGGGCGCAAGCTGAGCAAGGGCCAGGCCCACCAGAAGTGGAGGGGCCTCACGCGGGCCGAGCGGACCGCCGCTCTGACCGGCGCCCGCCACTACGCCGACGCCTCAGAGCGTGGCAAGGCCGGGGCCATGGACGCCTTCCGGTGGCTGGAGAAGAAGCTATGGCCGGACTGGCAAACACCCCTGCCACCTGACTCCCCGCCGGTGCGGCCGACGCCCCCGCCCGCCGGCCGCCAGCAGATCGCGACCGACCGCACCGTGAGTGGACGATGGACCCCAGCGACAGCGACCAGGTAGACGGGCCCGCCCGCCTCACGCAGCAAGTGTGGACGGTCGCCGCCAAGCAACTCGACCGCTTCAAACCCCGCGCCCATGACGAGGACCAGCCCCTCACCCCCCGCTGGCGGGAGGCCCGATGGGAGCAGATCCCCAACCGCTTCCGGTGGGCGAAGATCGAGGACCTGGCCGAGGCGTGGCGCGGCGACGTGGAGGCGTGGGCCACCACCGAGGGCCCGGCCCCCAACCTCGTCCTGTACGGCCCCACCGGCACCGGCAAGACGCACGCCGCCGTGGCCGCCGCCCGCCTGCGCTTCGACGCCGGAGACGAGGTGCAGTTCTGGCCCGTCGTGGAGTTGCTCGATGGCCTCCGCCCCGGCGGCGACTTGGAGGTGTGGGACCGCGCCGTGACCGACGCTGACACGCTCATCCTCGATGACCTGGGCGCCAGCCGCGCCACGGACTGGACCGACGAACGCCTCTACGCCCTCATCAACCGCCGGTGGCTGGATGAGCGGCCCACCATCGTCACCACCAACCTCGCGCCAGAGGACCTCATGACCGCCGTGGGCGAGCGCATCGCGTCCCGGGTCCTGGGCTGCGGCGCCGTCGTGCTGGGAGTCGGCGGCCCAGACAGGAGACTGGACCCGTGACGCCGCCCGCCTGCCCACGGTGCCGAGGCTCAGGCTGGCGCGAGGCCACCCCCGAGGAGGTGAGCGAACAGCTTCGCCTCGACACGGAGCCCACCACCATCGCTCAACGCCGGGCCGCCGCGGAGAACAGCGCCGTTCCGTGCGAGGAGTGCCAACCCCGACAGCACCGCCTCTTCCGCCAGGGCCACATGCGCCCCGGTCACCGCTGCGAGGAGTGCCGCCCCCCACGCCCCACCCGGAGGCGCCGTGACCGTTCGTGACATCCCCGACCACTGCGCCAAATTCTCCTCGCCCATCCGCGACGCCATCGCCGGCATCCTCGAGCGGGAGGACCCCGACCGCCGATGGACGATCCTGGACCCCTTCGCCGGCGTCGGCCTCATCCACGAGCTGGCCAACGGGCGCCTCACGGTCGCGTCGGAGCTGGAGTGGGAGTGGGCCGCCGCTGGCCGGCCCCGGGCCCTCGCTGCTGACGCGCTCCGCCTGCCCTTCGCTGACGGGACCTTCGACGCCATCATCACCAGTCCCTGCTACGGCAACCGCATGGCCGACCTGTATGACGGCCTCGGCGTCTGCCGCAAGTGCAAGGGCCACCCCACCGACCTCTTCGACTCGCCGCCCTGCGCCCGCTGTGGCGGCGTCGGCCATGACACCTCCACCCGCTACACCTACCGCCTCAGCCTCGGCCGCGCCCTGACCGCTGGGAGCTCGGCCGGCATGAAGTGGGGACCCGAGTACAGGCGCTTCCACAAGCTCGCATGGGCGGAGGCGACTCGGGTCCTGCGGCCCCACGTCGCTGAGGACCCCGCGCTGGGCGGCTGGCTCATCCTCAACATCTCCGATCACCTGCGCAAGGTCGGGGGCCGCCAGCGGCGCCAGCACGTCTCGGCCTTCCACCACAACCACCTCGCCAGCCTCGGCTACGACATCGCTGACCTCGTCGATGTGAAGACGGACCGCAACCGCAACGGAGCAAACCACGATGCCCGCGTCGCCCATGAGCACGTCATCGCCTATCACGCCCCCCTCGCGGCGGCGTGACCCCCACCCCGTCATCGTCATCACCCTTCCCGCCGGGCGCATGGAGCACCCCATCCAACCCGGCGCTGACCCCTGCAACCTCATCGCCCGCCTTGCCCCCCACGTCCCCAGGAACGCGACGTGGGCCATCCGGCCACCGGGGCGCTAACCCCGGTATGTTGGCCACCTCACCCGCCGGCAAGGAGACCCGCCCCATGTCCGATCTCGCCTCTGCCCTCGCCGCCCCCGAGCCCGGCAACCTCCAGCCCTACCGCGGGCGCCCCGTCGTCCGCGTCGAGGCCAAGGTCACGAACGTGGGCGACGGCCTCTCCGAGTCCCTCGGCGTGGGCGCCCACGAGCTGGAGCAGGGCCAGGAGGTCGACCTCCTCGTGCGATGCGTCGTCGGCCCCCACCAGATCCGCGTCCTCCGCGGCTACGACGATGAGGAGACCGACGCCCCCCTGCGCCTCGTGATGACCCTCATCGGCAAGACGGTCACCATCGTCGACGGGGACTTCGCCGACGAGCGCATCCGCATGCAGAAGCTCCGCAACCAGCGCGCCGCCGATGACGCCAAGGGCAACCAGCGCCTCCCCGGCTCCGATGGTTGGGATGACGAAGACGCCAAGGTCGACCAGGGCGACGAGGCGACCAACGTCCACGAACTGCCCGTGGCCCCCGAGCCCGATGGTCCCGTCGACGAGGAGGGCTGGCCCGCCGACACCCAGGCACAGACGGCCGACACCGAGGCTGAGGGTGAGGGCCCGGTGCCCCCCGACCTCGATGGGGCCGTGACTGACCTGAAGGACAAGGCCGCCACCCGGAAGCCCCGGCGCCGCAGCTCTTGAAGCGCACCGGGATCAAGCGAGGCAAGCCCCTGGCCAGAGGCGCCCCTCTGGCCCGCACGGGCAGCCTCAAACGCACCGGGCGCCTCCCGGCGCAGTCCGCCCGACGACGACAAGAGAAGGCCGCCAGGGCCGCCGTCAGGGAGCAGGCGCTCGCCGCCGCCGGCTACCAGTGCACCGCCCGGAGCCTCGTCCCGGAGGTGCGCTGCGCTGGGGGCCTGGAGGTCGATGAGATCACACCCCGCGGCGTCCGGCCCGGCGCCCACCTGGAACCGGACCAGACGCAAGTCCTCTGCCACGCCCACCACGAGTGGAAGACCACCCACCCCGCCGAGGCGCACGCTCTGGGCCTGCGCCGCTGGTCCTGGGAGACACCCGCCTGATGCACCTGCACCGCTTCACCATCCGCGAAGGCACCCGCGGCGTCCGCTGGTTCGCCACCCTCTACGACCACCCGAAGGGCCAGGAGGGCAACGACATCCTGGAGGCTCGCGTCGAGGCGTACATCGCCTCTGGCGCCCGCCACACCGGCATCGGCCTCGCCGGTGATGACGACTCGGGCGGACTCAAGCTCACCGCAGGCATCGCGCACATCGCCTCGGTGTGGGTGATCATCGGCGGCCCGCCCATCCGCCGCTTCCTGGCCGCCCGCTGGCCCGACCTGACGGAACGGAACATCGCCACCCTGACGGCCCACGACCGGGCCATCTGGTGGGAGGTGTGGCACGACAAGTGGAGCTGGACGAGGGGCACGCCCCGCTGGCGCTCCGGGAACTTCCAGTTGTTCGACTGGATCGCAGGCAAGCCCGCCAAGAGCAAGACGAGCACCGAGCCCGTCGAGGTCGACGTGCCCATGCCCGAAGGCAACTACCGGGCCACCGTCGTCCTCGAGACCGTGACCTGGCGCCGGCCCCGCTGGCCCTGGCCCGTCATCCACCACGGCTACGACATCGACATCCTGTCCCGGCCAGGCCCTGACGGTCCCTACCTCCCCGAGGACGGCCCCGACGGCAAGCGCCCTGATGGGTACATCCCGATCCCCGGCAAGGGCGAGAACGCCTGGGACTGCGGCGGCGACGGGACCTTCGCCGCATCCGGGCCGGGCCGCACCATCGAGGACGCCATCGGTCAGACGGTCCGCATGGCCCTCGCCGACCGCGCCCGCCGCGGCGCCCCCCACAACTACGCCGAGCCGATCACATGACGGGACCAGCGAGGGCCCTGCACCCGCGCGACGGCCTCCGCCCCGGCGCCTGGTACGCCTGCGACTTCCCGGAGCGGCCGGCCACGAAGCAAACGGCCTTCGACTTCGAGTGCCCCGCGTGCTGCCTCGCCCTGGAGGCGCACCAGAAGATCACCGGGCAGGCCGCCACCATCGAGGAGCGCACGGCCGGTGGCGTCGAGCTCCCCCGCAAGGTGAGCGCCACCGAGAAGCTCAAGGCCACCATCCAAGACCGGCGCCGCTAATGCCCGGCCTCCCCCTGGAGATCCGCCAGGCCCTGGCCCGCGTCCAGGACCGCACCGCCTCAGAGACCGACCTCCAGAAGGTCGTCATGCGCTACGCCCTCGACAAGGGGTGGCGACGCAAGCACGACCTCCCCTGCCGCATGCCAGACGGCAAGGTCCGCACCGCCTTTCAAGGCGACCCCGGCTTCCCCGACTTCATCGCCGTGCGACGCGGCGTCCTCGTCATCGCCGAGTTCAAACGGGAGAAGGGCCACACCTCCGACGCCCAGGACCTCTGGCTACGGGATCTCGCCGAGGTGCCCGGCGTGGAGGTGCACGTGTGGAGGCCCCGACACTGGCCGGCCATCAAAGCCCTGTTGCGGTAACTAACACCGGTAAGGTAACCCCCATGACGTCTCCCACCACCTCCGCCAAGATCCCCGACGGCGACGTCGCCCTCCCGAAGGAACTGGTCCGTCTGGCCGTCTACCCCCAGGACGAGGCCGGCCTCCTGCATCAGCTCGGGCGCCTGGCTCGCATCGCCGCCAGGCACCAGGCCATCGCTGATGCCGCCCACGCGGTGATCGCTCAACTCGCCCTCTACGGCCAGGACGGCATGGAACCGCGCGTCACCCAGGAGCGGCTGGCCGGGAGCCTCAGCGTCACCGGGCCCCGCGTCAACGCCATCGTCAAGGGCGCCCGCACGAAGTTCGGTCCCCCACCCCGCCTCCAGGTCGCGGTAGACGCCGCTAGCTAACCCGGGTTAGTATCCGGGGCATGAGCACCTCTGCCCTTCCCCGCCCCGCCACCATGCCCTACCACCTGGGCGCTCTGCTGCAAGTTCACTTCGGTGAGGACGTGGTCCTGGCCACCGTCGAGGACACCCACCAGGGCACCGCTCTCACCGTCCGCATCCTCGCCGAGTGGAATGACGGGGACCCCGGCATCAACCTGGACACCCGCGGCGACGAGTTCACCATCTTCCCCGACCAGCTCACGGATGGGTCCACCGCCATCCGCGTCGTCCAGCCCCAGGACGTCACCCGCTAGGGGACCCCGCCATGCGCCTGACCCCCAGGCCCTACCAGCAGGACGCCCTCGCCCGAGTCGATGCCCGACTCGGCGAGGGCGTCCGCCGTCTACTGGGCGTAGCCGCCACCGGCCTCGGGAAAGCCCTCGCCGCTGACGAGCCTGTCCTCACCCCTACCGGCTGGACCCCGATCGGCAGACTCACCCCCGGCGACCAGGTCATCGGCGGCGACGGCCTTCCAACCACGGTTGAAGGTGTCTTCCCCCAGGGCATCCGTCCTGCCTACCGCGTGCACTTCACCGAGGGGCAGCAAGTCGTCTGTGACGCCGACCACCTCTGGGCCGTCCGCACCAAACACGACCGCCTCCGTGGCCGCCCATGGCGGACACTCACGACTCAGCAGCTCCTCGACGTTGGCCTCCGAGAAGGAGCCGGCCACCGCTGGGAGACCCCGCTCGTAGCACCAGTCCAGCACAGCGCCGTGACGTTGCCCCTCGACCCGTACCTCCTAGGCGTGCTCCTAGGCGACGGCGGCCTCTCCGTCCCCGGCCGCGTCCTGGTGCACACCGAGGATGAGCTAGTCGAGACCATCGACTTACCAGCGCCCTGCCGATGGAAGCGCCTCGCTGACTGCGGCGGCGGAGCCGGGACCTGGATAATCGGAGGACCCACCGGCCGTGGCGACAACCCCATCCTGTCCGCCATCCGCGTCCTAGGACTAGAAGGAAGCCGAGCGACGAGCAAGGCTGTTCCCGACCTCTACAAGTTCGCCCCCGCAGCGGACCGGCTCAACCTCCTCCGCGGCATCATGGACGCTGACGGCCACGTGCGACCTAGCGACGGTCACATCGAGCTCACGCTCGCCAACCATCAACTGGCACAGGACACCGCCCACCTCGTCCGTAGCCTCGGCGGCACAGCCCGCCTCAGGTACAAACGCACCACCTGGACCTACAACGGTGAACAGCACCAGGGCACCGCCTGGCGACTCTCCATCGCCATGGATATCTGCCCCTTCCGCTGGAAGCGCAAGGCCGACGCCTGGAAGCCCCGGACCAAGTACCACCCCCAGCGTCGCATCACCGGCATCGAGCCGGCCGGCGACGCCGAGATGGTCTGCATCAAGGTCGCCAACCCCGACGGCCTCTTCGTCACCCGCGGGTACGTCGTCACCCACAACACGGTCATCTTCTGCGCGCTGGCCGAGCGGCTGGGGCTGCGCACCCTGATCCTCGCCCACCGCGACGAGCTGATCCGCCAGGCCGTCAAGAGCATCCTCAACTCGTGGCCCGATGTGCCCAGCCTCGGCATCGTCAAAGGCCCAGAGAACGGCGTGCACGCCGACGTGATCGTCGGGTCCGTGCAGACCCTCGCCAACCGCCGCCGCCTCGCCCGCCTGTGCCCAGAGTGGCAGCCCGGCGTCGGTCCCGATCCGACGGCTGGCCGGCCCTTCGGCCTCGTCATCGTGGATGAGGCGCACCACGCCGCCGCCGCGAGCTACCGGCGCATCTTTGACTGGTGCGGCGTCGGCCAGCCCGGCGGCCCCATCCTCTACGGCACCACCGCCACCCCCCAACGCGGTGACGGGCAGGGCCTCGACGGCGTCTTCGATGAGGTCGCCTTCACCTACGACATCCTGTGGGGCATCCGCGCCGGCTACCTCTCCGACGTGCGAGGCCAGCGCGTCATCCTCGATGACCTCGACCTGGGCAAGGTCAAGGTGAGCCGCGGGGACTACCAGGCCGGCGACACCGGCCGGGCCCTCCAGGACGCCGGCGCCCCCTGGACGATCGCCCAGGCCATCCGCGAGTACGCCCCCCACCGCCTGACCCTGGCCTTCCTTCCCACTGTGGAGACGGCCGAGCAGACGGCCGACGCCTGCCGCCAAGTCGGCCTCCGGGCCGGCTGCGTCTCGGACAAGACGCCGCCCACCGAGCGGCGCAACCTCCTGGACCGGTACCGGCGCCACGAGGTGGACGTCGTCACCAATTGCATGGTCCTGACGGAGGGCTTCGACGCGCCCCGCACTGACTGCATCGTCATCGGGCGGCCCACCAAATCGTCGGGCCTCTACACCCAGATGATCGGCCGCGGCACCCGCAAGCACCCTGACAAGGTCGACTGCCTCGTCCTCGACGTGGTGGGCGCCTCCCGCGAGAACAGCCTCATCACCGTGCCCAGCCTCTTCGGCCTCCCGGCCAAGCTGGCCCGCCGCGCCACGACCGGCGAGGCGCCCGTGTCCGTGCTGGTCGCCCAGCACGAAGAGGCTGAGATCGCCGCCGGCCGCCTCCGCGCCGAGGCCGCCGACCTCTTCAAGCGCCTCCGCGGCGACGGCCTGGCCTGGGTCACGGCCCCCCGCCGCAACGACGACCGCCTCCGCTACGTGCTGCCCCTGGGCAGGCAGGGCGCATCCCGCCTCGTCATGGTCCAACTCGACCCCAACAGCGACGAGTCGTGGGCCGTCCAGGACCAGCACCCCACCCAAGGCGCCCGCACCCTCATCCGCGACGTGGACCTCGAGACGTGCCAGGGCGTCGGCGAGGACTACGCCCGCCTACACGGCGACACCCGCCTCACCAGCTCCGACGCTGGGTGGCGCAAGCGCAAGCCCAGTCCCCGCCAACTCGACGCGGCGAAGCGCTGGAAGCTCAAGGACGTCGGCAAGTACAAGACGGCCGGCGACCTCTCCGACGCCATCACCGCCCTCGCCGAGCGGCGCCGATCATCCAAACCAAAGCCCAGCTCACCGCCACAACCCGAGGCCGCGACCAGGGAATCCGACGTCCCGGCTTGACCGACGCCGCTAACCCGGGTTAGTGTCATCGGCATGAGCACAGACACCAACACCCCCGCCGCCAGCACCGCCCCCACCGTCACGGTCCGCCTGTCCTGCCGGCACGTCATCGACATCGAGCAGGCCGAGGGTAAGCCCACCGCCGACAACCTCATGGGCCAGACCGTCGAGTGCGGCAAGTGCCCGGCCAAGAAGTCGGGCGGCGCCCCCACCCGCCGGATCAAGGCCGTCCTCACCATCGCCGACACCGGTGAGTCGGAGGCCCCTGAGGCCGATCCCATCCCCGCTGATGTGCTGGCCGAGGTCGACGAGATCGAGGCGGCCGACGCCCCCGAGGCTGATGACGCCCCTGAGGCGCCCCAGGCCGAGGCCAAGCGCGGTCCCCGCGTCGTCAAGGCCACCGCCGAGGCCCGCGCCCTCAAGGCGTGGACCGAGGGCGGCGAGAAGGGCGACCGGCCCGCTACCCCCAACCTCGATGCCATCGAGGCGGAGAAGGCCGCAGAGGCCGCCGACAAAGCCGCCGAGGTGGAGGGTCGCAAGCCCGGCACCGCTCCCATCGATCCGGCCAACCCCATGGGCCTGGGCGTGGCGCAGGGTCCCATCGGCATGGTGGACTCGTCCAACATGACCGCAGACCAGCCCACCACCGCCAAGCGCACCCGCAAGAGCCGGGCACCGGAGGGCCGGGTCACCGACCTGAACCTCTCGCCCGTCCGCCGGACCGTCATGCTGGCCGCCCTCCCCGAGGACGCCGCCGGCTCCATCAAGGCCCTGCGGGCCGCCGTGGCCGCCGAGGCCAAGCGGGTCGACGTGGACGCTGACGGGGTGCGGGCCCTCCTCACCGGCCTGGCCCCGCTGTGCAAGGACGGCGACAAGGCCGCCTGCAAGCTCAACGAGTGGCTCATGAAGTTCGCCGAGCAGGTGGGCTGGAAGGCCCCGGCCTGATCCCCAACCCAGAGGCCCCCGCCCACCCCGGGCGGGGGCCTCATCGCGCCACCCACTAGACGACGACGCTAACCCCGGTTAGGATCGGAGGCATGAGCACCGACACCGTCACTCCCGCCACCGGAGACACCAACGTGGACGCTGAGGTTCGCTTCGTCGAGGAGGGCCATCACACCTGGCTTCGCCACGACGCCGAGGGGTGGCACTGCCTCATCCACTCAGACACTGAGCGGGACAAGACGTACCGCGTCACGGTCATCGCCCACCGAGGCGCCGGCCGCCCCGTCTTCACTCGCTGCCAGCCCCAGGGCGGCGGCCGAGTCGACGATCACGGCGACACCCACCGCTCCAACGGCCGGGCCTGCTGCAAGCACGCGGCGGGCGTCCTGCGCCGCCTGGAGCGTGACGCCGACCTCGTCCGCTTCGTCGCCTCGTTCGTGGACCTGGAGTCGAGTCGGGCCTCGGGCGGCTCCTGCTGGCTGGCTACCGACAAGCTGGCCGATGACGTGCGGGCGCAGCACCTCATCGCCGAGCTGGCCGGGCAACCCCCGGCCGCCCCGCCCGCCCCCGCCGATGACGATCCCTTCGCCGGGTTCCCCCGATGAGCGCCGCCGCCCGCCCCTACGGTGCCACCGTCCCCGCCGACGACGAGGTGTGGCAGCGCGTCATGCGCCGCCTCAGGCGCCTCGCTCGCCACGAGCGGGCCCTTCTGGCCATGGCCCTGGGGACGTGGGGCCCGGACCTGACACGGGACCAGAGGGACCGCTACCGGCACCGCTTCGGCCTCCGGTACGTCGAGCTGCTCCGGGAGCAGGAGAAGGACCTGGGGCACATGCCTGGCCTCGATGACATCGATGAGGTCTCCGACCTCGTGCTGCCCCACCACCGCCGCAAGATCGCGCTTGCCCTCAATGACCGCACCGATGGGGGCGTCACCCTCCCCGACGCGCTGCGCATGACGGAGCTGGTCTGCGACACCATCGCACGGGTAGCCCTGCCCGGCGAGTGAGGCCGCAGCCCCGCCCGAGACCGTTACCGGACGGGGTGGCGCTCCCGTGGCCTCCGGGCTGCGGGAGCGCCAGCGCGTAGGCTGGCCTCGCGCCGCGGGGACGTCTCCGGTCGTGGCGCACACCGGAACCTGGATCGTCGGTGAAGTAGACCTCCGCACTAGCAGCGCCCCCGGGTGGGTATCTGTGGGAAGAGCCTCCCCCGGGGGAGCTGCGCGTACCGGGCTTCCGGGCAGTTACACCGCTTAGGATTCCGGGCATGGCCGCCACCGCCCCCAACCCTCCCCGCTGGATCGAGTACCACCGCCTCGACCAGGTGACGCCCGCCCTCGCCAACCCCAAGGGCCACGACGACGACTTCCTCGACGACAAGATCCAGGAGTTCGGGTTCGTCGAGCCCAGCCTCCTGGATCAGCGCACCGGCCGCCTCGTCGTGGGGCACGGCCGCCTCGAGTCCCTCATCCGCCAAGAGGCGGCCGGTGGCGACCCCCCCGAGGGCATCGTGGTCGACAAGGACGGCCGGTGGACGATGCCCGTCGTGCACGGCTGGGCCAGTGATAGCGACGAGCAGGCCGACAAGTACCTGATCGTCTCCAACCGCTCCCCCGAGCGGGGCGGCTGGAAGCCCGACGAGCTGGCCCAGATGCTCGCCCGCTACGAGCAGGACGTCGCCGGCTTCGCCCTGGGCGCCGGCTTTGACGATGAGGAGTATCGGGCCCTCATCCAGGAGGCTGGCATCCTCGGCGACCAGGAAGCCGGCTTCCTCGCCGACCTGGAGGACCTGCCCCCCGTCGATGGTGACGCTGCGCCGGCCCGGGACACGGCCCGCACCGGAACCGACGTCGTGGACTTCCGGCTGGCCATGACGCAGGCCCAACGCGACGAGGCCATCCTCATCCTGCGCCAGCAGGCCGGGGCCCGGAACAAGGACACCCTCGTCGAGACGCTCCTCGAGATCCTCCGCGGCCTCACGGCATGACGGCCACTCCCGCCGTCCCCGAGGCGACGGGCTGGTGGGGCCGCGAGCGCACCGGGCAATCCGTATGGGAGGCGGCCCTCGAACGGACCCGCTACGCCTACACCCGCTTCGACCACGTCTTCGTCAGCTTCTCCGGGGGCAAGGACTCCACCGCCGTCCTGAACGTGGCCCTCGCCGTGGCCGCCGAGTTGGACCGCCTGCCCCTGCGCGTCGTGTTCTTCGACGAGGAGTGCATCAGCGACCTGACGATCGAGTACACCCGCCGCGTGGCCGAGCTGCCTGAGGTCGGGCTGGAGTGGTTCTGCCTCCCGGTGAAGCACCGCAACGCCTGCTCCATGGATGAGCCGCACTGGTGGCCATGGGCACCGGAGGCCCGCGACCGGTGGGTGTGGCCCCTGCCCCCGGAGGCCATCACCGAGCTCGACGGCTTCCCCGTCGAGCCGCCCGACGCTCGCATGTCCATCCCCGACACGATGACGCACCTGGTGTCACCGCACGACCGGTACGGGACGAGCTGCGCCCTCATGGGCATCCGGGCCGACGAGTCCATCATCCGCCGCAAGGCCGTGTCGAACAAGCGCCCCGACAACTTCGTGATGCCCAGCGACAACCCCGCCTACTACAAGGTGTATCCCGTCTACGACTGGACGGCGGCCGACGTGTGGACGGCGCCGGCCACCCTCGGATGGGACTACAACCGCAGCTACGACCTCCTATCCATGCACGGCTTCTCCCCCTCCCAGCAGCGCATAGCGCCGCCCTTCGGTGAGCAGCCCGCCCGGGACCTCGACCAGTGGGCCGCGTGCTTCCCGGACCTGTGGTCACGGATGGTGTACCGGGTCCCCGGCGCAGCCTGCGGGGCCCGCTACTCGCGGACGGAGTTGTTCGCCTACGGCGACGCGCCCTCCAAGCCCGACGGCATGACGTGGCAGACCTTCGTGCGGACCCTCGTGGAGGACCACACCGAGCCGGCCGTGCGCCGCTTCGTCGCCCACAAGTGCCGTCGCATCATCCGCAACCACTACTCCAAGACGACCGACCCCATTCCCGGCAAGGCCCGCCACCCCTACACCGGCGTCTCCTGGGAGTGGGTGGCGACCATCGCTCTGCGCGGTGACCTCAAAGACCGCAACGAGATCATGCAAGCCCAGCCCCACCTCAACACCCCCGCCGGCTGGGCCGCCTACCGGGAGGACGTCGAGGCGTCCCGCGCGAACGGAGACATCGAGTGACCGCCCCCATCGGCCGCCCCCTCCAGCCCATCAGCAACGTCATGTGGGTCGAGCGTGAGCGCCTCCACGCCAACGCCTGGAATCCCAACCACGTGGCACCCCCCGAGTTGAAGCTCCTCCGAACCAGCATCCTCGAGGACGGGTGGACGCAGCCCATCGTGGCCGGCCCCCACGACACCATCGCCGATCACTTCGAGGTCGTCGACGGCTACCACCGGTGGCTGACCTCGGATGACCCCGACGTGTGGAAGCTCACCGAGGGGTACGTGCCCATCGTCCCCATCGACAAGGACGAGGCCGAGCGGCGCCTCTCCACCGTGCGCCACAACCGAGCCCGTGGCACCCACCACGTCGTGAAGATGGCCGACATCGTGGCCACCCTCGTCGAGTCGGGCATGGACACTGACGAGGTCCGCCGCCGGCTGGGCATGGACGCCGAGGAGGTGAAGCGCCTCCTCCAGCGCGGCAACATGCTGGAGCGTGGCTCCAGCCCCGAGGGCTTCGGGCAGGCGTGGCGCCCCGCCCCCAAGACCCGCGCCACGTGATCCCCCAGAAGCAACGCTCCACCCAGGCCGACTGGGTAGGCGCCGTCCGCGACGCCTACCAGCACCCCGACGTCCCCCGGGCCCGCCGCCTCGTGGAGGCCGCCGTCGCCTGGTTGCGCCAGGCGACGGAGGGCTACCACGTCGCCTACGGCTGGTCGGGCGGCAAGGACTCCCAGGGCCTACGCATCGTCTGTGAGGCGGCCGGCATCACCGAGTGCGTCCTGGTCATCTCCGAGCTGGAGTACCCCGCCTTCCTCACCTGGGCCACCGACCACATGCCATGGGGCTGCACCGTGGAGGCCCGGCCCCTCGACCTGGCGTGGCTGGCCCGCAACCCCGACATGCTCTTCCCCGCAGACGCCAAGACGGCGGCCCGGTGGTTCCGCCTCGTTCAGCACACCGGCCAACGCGCCTACGCCCGACAGGCCGGCATCGACGCTCTGGTCCTCGGGCGCCGCACCGCCGATGGGAACCACACCGGCGGCGGCCGCTACCGCGACCGCGCCGGCTTCGACAGGATCTCGCCCATCGCCGGCTGGTCCCACGAGGACCTCCTCTGCGTCCTCGGCGCGCACCGCGCGCCGCTGCCCCCCTGCTACGGCTGGCCCCGCGGCTTCCGCGTCGGAACGGGAGCGTGGCCCGCCCGCCAGTGGACACGCGACCGCGCCCACGGCTGGCGTGAGGTCGCCAGCATCGACGCCGGCGTCGCCGAGCTCGCCGCCACCGCCGGCATCCCCGGCGCCGCTGAGGCCCTGCGATGTGCGGCCTCGTAGCCCTCGCCGGAGAGGTGCCCCCCGAGGTCCGAGCAACGGCCATCATCGGGGCCGCCGCCCGAGGCCCGCACTCCCACGGCTGGGCCACCCCCGCCCCCGGAGGCTGGACCGTCACCCGCCGCCCCGGGCGCCTCACCGCACAGGACGCCCCCGCCCCCGGTCCAATAGCAATTGGACACTCCCGCCTCGCCACCTCCACCCGCCGGCCCGGCGACGCCCCCGACCCTGACGAGGGCCAGCCCCTGGTCGACGCCGGCGTCGCCTTCGCCCACAACGGGACCCTCACCGCCGAGTGCATCACCGACCTCGGCCAGGACCCCGCCAAGGTGACCATCGACTCGGAGGCCATCCTCCGCATCCTGGCCCGCCAGGACCGCCCACCGGGCGCCCGCTTCGCCCTCCTGCAACTGGCATGCCGTGCGCCACAGGCCCTCATCTGGGCAGACGCGGACGGGCTGTACGCCGGGAGGGTAACGGGCGTTAGGGTAGCGGCCCACCCCCTGTACGCCGAGGTGACCCGCGACTACGCGGCCGTGTCCTCGGCGCCGCTGCCCGCCGGCCGCCTCCTAGAAGCCGACGAGGCCCATCTCATCTGGAGCATGTGATGACGTACCAGCACGACGACGGGTCCCTGATCCTCGCCCAGTGGGCCGAGCACACCGGCCAGGACGCTGACCGGTCCACCGTCCAAGTCCGCCTCGGTCCCGGCCCCCAACCCATGTACGGCACCGAGGCGACGGGCCGCACCCTCGTGGGCAACGGCTTCCTGGGCGTCGACCTGATCTCAGTGCCTCCCGGCAAGGGCTTCGCCCCCCACACCCACCCCGGCGACCACCTCCTGATCGTCGTGGGCGGCTACGGCACCATCACCGTGGAGGGCACCATCTACCCCACCGAGGCCGGGCAGGTCTACATGGTCGAGGGCGCCGTGCCCCACGCCGTGTCCGCCCGCCCCGACTCGCCGCATGTGATCCTCGCCGTGGGCGCACCCCACCGCGACATCAGCGCAGCGGACCGCGCCGCCCTCACCGAGTACAGCGCCGTCGCCGCGGACCTCGGGCGCATGCGCTGCCTCGTGTGCCCCGGCTCCCCCACCGGCACCGCAGCAGAGCTGGCCGCGACCGGCTGCCGCCACGCCCCCGCCGACGCCGGCCTCCGCAAGCCCCTCCTCGTGGGCCTCGCCCCCCGCCCGGAGCTGGCCGACGCTGCGCCCTTCATAGGCACCGTGGGAGGCGAGCGCCTGGAGCAGTACCTGCGCCTGGGGCCCGGGCGGCTCCTTGACGCCCTCGACACCATCAACCTCTCCCCCGAGCCCATCGCCGACTGGTCCCGCGTCAGCACCGTCACGTGGCAGGAGTTCGCCGTCCACCGCATCCTGCCCAACATCGGGGGCCGGGTCGTCCTCCTGGCCGGCGAGACCGTGACGCATGCCGTCGCCCGCGCCGAGGTGCCCGTGCATCGCTGCGCCGTCATCGGCCACGACCTCATCAACCACACCCCGACGCCGTGGCTGGCCGTGCACATCCCCCACCCCCGCGCCATGTCCAAGGAACTGGCCGCGAGCGCCGCCACCCAGGCAACCCTAGAGATCGCCGTGCAGATGGCCCGCACCGGCCCCGCCTACCCCGACAAGGGCTGGAGCCAGGGCGACGTCGAGGCCATCAACGAGGCCATCGCCCGCACCACCGGCGAGTACCTCCGCAACGCCTAGACACCCCGCACTAACCCGGGTAAGGTTCCCCGCAGCGGCCCCGGACCCCACCCGGGGCCTCGAGAAGGGGAATCTGAGCATGCACACCGACCTCCGCAACCAGGGCCTGGCAGAGCTGAGTCAACTCCTCCAGGAGCAGCACACCCGCAAGGTCGACGTCATAGCCCACGGCGGCCTCATCGCCGCCCACGAGGGCAACCTGACGATCACCGGCGTCGACCCGCAGATCACCGCCGACGGGGTGACCATGGCCGACGGGACCTACGTCATCACCGACACGGCCATCGGCGGCCTCGCCGAGCGCATCAACACCCCCGCCCCCTACCTGCGGGCCCTCCGCGACCAGCGCCCCGACATCTTCGATGTGGCCGTCAATGGCATGTTGCACGGCCGCAGCCCCCTAGGCGCCGCAGCGAACGGCTGGTGCGCCGGCTACACCGAGGGCGGCGACCCCCTCACGAAGCCCTGGCTCCTGCGGACCTTCCGCGGCGACGAGGGCAAGGGCATCCTCCGGGCCGTCCTATCCCAGGGCTACGGCATCATCGACCACCTCGACGTCCTCGTCACCGCCCTCGACGCCGTCCAGTCCTCCGGGCTGGAGGTCCAAGTCGGGCAGTGCGACCTCACCGAGTCGCGCATGTACGTCAAGATCCAGGCCCCCTCCGTGGCCATCGCCGCCCCCGAGCTACTCGCCGGATACCGGTCGCCCTACAGCGGCCAGACGGGCGACGAGAACCCCACCGTCTTCGCCGGGTTCGTCCTGACGAACAGCGAGACGGGCGGCGGCGCCTACACCCTGACGCCCCAGCTCACCGTCCAGATTTGCGGCAACGGCATGACCATGACGCGCGACGTGTTCCGCAAGGTCCACCTCGGCGGCGGCAAGCCCGACACCGGCATCGTCGAGCCCAGCCGCGAGACGCAGATCGCCTACCTGGCCCTCGTCAAGGCCGAGACCACCGACGTCGTCCGCACCTTCCTCGACGCCGAGTACGTGAAGCGCAAGGTCGCCGAGCTGAACGAGTTGGCCGGCACGCCCGTCGATGAGCCGGCCGCCGTCATCGAGCACGTGGCCAAGAGCCTCCTCTACACCGACGCCCAGCGCGAATCCGTCTTCTCCATGTTCATGGACGGCGGCGTCCGCACCGCCGGTGGCGTGATGCACGCCGTCACCGCCGCGGCACAGCAGCAACTCAACGCCGACACGGCCCACGCCATGGAGGCTGACGCTGTGCGATCGCTGGAGTTGGCCGCCGCCGCTGCGTAGCTCATGGGAGGCCCCGGCCTGCTGCCGGCTGGGGCCTCCCACCCTCGCACCGGGACTCCTCGCGGTGCGACCGGCCGCCGCCCACATGGCCTCGTGCTCAGGGCCGGGCGGCGGCCGGCCCGTTCTCCAACCACCACCCCAACCCCTAGGAGAGCCATGCCCAACCTCAACCGGATGATGGAGGACGAGGGTTGACCGAGCCCATCACCGTCCAGGTCACCGTCAACCTCGACCAGGCCCTGTCCCGGCGCCGCCGCGTCGTGACCTACACCAGCGACGGGCCCTACGAGGAGCACTACGACGAGCCGGCCACCCTTGAGGACCTGGTCCTTGACGGCGTCATCGCCGCCCTCATCGAGCAGGCCACCCAGGACAAGTCCATGTGGACCGGTCTGACCCACCGCATCGGCCAGATCCGAGACGAGTTGCTGGCCAAGCTCCTCGAGCCCATCCTGGCGGACGCGTTGACTCGGGCCATCCAGCCCACCAACCGCATGGGCGAGGGCGTCTGTGAGGCCACGACCCTCACCGACCTGATCGCGGCGAAGGGCGAGGCGTGGCTCGGTGAGTCCGTCAGCACCTCCCGCGGCGGCCGCCAGACCCGCATCACCCAGATCATCAACGAGGCCCTCGACCGCACCCTGACGGCCGAGCTGCGCGGTGCTCTGGACAAGGGCAAGGCCCAGATCAAGGACGCCCTCACCAACCACGCCGCCACCCTCCTGGCCGACACCCTGGCCCGCCAGGCCGACGCCGCCAAGGGCTGACCCCAGCCCCTGGACGCCATCGATCACCGAAGGAGCCCCCTGCCATGCCCACGCCCCCCAAGGGCACCCCGCCCGTCCCCGAGCTGGACACTACGACCGTCGGCACGTTCGAGGACCCGCCCAGCCCGGACCACGACCCGGACGACTTCGACCTCCCCGGCGACGAGCGCGACCGGGTGCCCGCCGCTGAGGCGACGGGCGACGTCCTCGACGGGCTGCCCCCCGTCGACCCCAGCGTCGATGAGACCGAGGTCCGCTCCGCCATCTCGTCCCTCCTCGACAGGGAGGAGCAGCGCATCAGCGACGAGGCCGCCGGCCTCCTGACGGCCGCCCCGGCGCCGGTGGCCCAACTGTCAGGACGGGTGACGTTCGTGGTCCCCGGCGCCAACCGGGCCGGCCTCATCGAGGCGGCCGTCGAGGCGCTACGCGACTACCGCCCTGAGGTGCGCGGCTGGTGGGTGACCCTCGAAGCCCGCCGGGACAGCGCCCACGTCTGGGAGGGTGACTTCACCGCCTACCCGTGGTCGCCCGGCCTGCCCAACCCGATGCCGCTGAACAACGGCGAGGAGGGCTTCTATATCGAGGTGGCGTGCCCCAACTGCCCCACCGACGGGCACGGCCGCCCGACCCGCACCGGCTGGACGGTCGAGTCCTTCGGCTTCCCCGAGGGCAGCACCTCCCCGCCCTACGCCCTGTTCGTCACACCGAACGGCGAAAACCAGCATGTAGACGCCGCGGACGTCCGGTGGCTCCAGGGCATCATCGCCCGAGAGCTGACGGGCCAACACCCCCTCGCCCGCGAGGAAGCCCTCGTCGAGATACTCGTCGAGGCCATCGCCGCCTTCCGGGAGACCCGAGACTTCGTGGATCCCAACGGCGGCCGCCTGCCCGCGGTGGCCGGCTGGCGATGGTTCGACTGGCTCACCGCCGCTCAGGAGCTGATCGGCGCCCTGGGCTTCACCAACGCCAACGAGTGGCACCCTGAGGCTGAGGGGGCCGCACGCCAGGCCCACGTGCCCGCTCCGCCCGTCACTGCCCGCCCCGCCCCCAGGGAGGCGACCGAGGAGTTCGAGGGCTTCTACGACCGCAAGGGCCGGCCCGGCAACGGTGACGCTGACATGACGGGCGACATCACCGGCGTCGAGATCCTCCCCGAGCCGCAGGCCCCCACCGCGGCCATGGGCCTGATCCCCATGCCCCACGATCCGTCTGAGCCGCCGAGCCGCCGCACATCCGGCGGGACGCCGGCCATCGTCACCCGCCCAGACCCGTCCATGCCCCGCTCCTCCCTCGGCCCCAGTCCCCGCAAGCGCGGCCGCCTTCGCTCCGCCATCGACGCGTGGAAGGCCGCCGGCACCACCGCGGCCCCCCGGGTGAGCGACTGATCTCCGGGCCGGGGCCCCCCTTCGGCGCCCCGGCCCGGACGTACCCTTACCCCCGTGAGCACCCTCGCCCATGCCCTGGCCCTGCGCGGCAACATCGACCGCGTCCACGCCGTCAACCAACCGACGGGGGCGCCCACCGACCGGGCCCGCTGCGGCCGGACCGTGACCGTCGTGGACTTCGACGAGGCCCGCGACTGGCCCGCCTGCCGCGACTGCTACCCCGGCCAACGCCACGCCCGCGGCGCCCCCGACATGATCGACGTGTGGGACATGTGCGCCGACCTCGACGCCCGCTACAACAACACCATCCGCGGCCTTGACCGCAAGCCCGTTGGGAGCATCCTGTGACGACCCGCCTCGTGCTGGCCTGCAACACCTGCGAGGTCATCGGCCCCACCCTCGTCATCGCCAAGACGATCACACAACGCAGCTACCCCGGCCGCCCCAAGGCCAACGCCGCCACCGCCCGCGACGACTGGACCCGCTGGTTTGACGGCTACAGCATCGGGGACGTGCCCTTCTACGACGCCCAGACCGGCGGCTGGGACACGGGCGCCGTCATCACCCTCGGCCACGCAGGCTGCGATGTGCGCCTCATCGAGGCCAGCTACGACGGCATGATCCCCCTCCCCGGGTGGATGCCCCGCCCCCTCCACGGCCCCGCCGACTGCGCCGGCCGCCGCCACCTCCAAGTCGTGGCCTGCCCCGCCTGCCGCGCCGTCTACCAACAGGACGACCCCACCCGCCGCGCCGTGTCCTACCAGACGGCGGACCACGGCACGAAGTGGTTCCTGTTCTGCCGATCCTGCCGCCACGTGTGGGGCGAGGCCGCCCGGGAGCGGGAGGTCCGCTCCGAGTTGACCCGCTCCCCCCTCGGCGAGGCGCTGTGGGACCTCCAGCGCCAGGGCATCCACGACGAGGCTGTGAATCCACGCCTCCCCGTCGACGCCCCACTAGACACGCCCCGCTAACCCGGGTTAGTGTCCTCGGTATGAGCACCACCACTGACCCTGATGAGGGCACCACTGAGACCTGGACGTACATCGGCCGCCGCGGCGGCTACGAGGATGGCAAGCCGGCCCACGTGTTCCTCGATCCGAGCGGCAAGAGCCGGGCCTTCAACGGGAAGGTCATACGCCACCCCGCCATCGGAGGCCGCTACACACTCACCGTCTGGCACCGTGAAGAGGGCCGCATCTCGGCCAACTTCGACTCGGTCCGCTATGCCGGCATGCACGATGACGCTGAGGACATGAACCGCTGGCGCGCCGAGGCCATGGCCGCCGAGCAGGAGGTCAGCGCCAACCAGGCCGCCGCTCGCCTCGCCCGGGACAACGGCGACATCGGCGCCATCACACTCCACGGCCTGCGTGACATCATGCGCCGCCAACCCCCGCACCTGCGCCGCGGGACACTCGCCGCCATCAACGAGTGGCTCCTGCGGCCGTGAGCACCCCATCCCCGCCGCGTCGGGGCCCGCACCCCCGGCCACCCATCCCGACCTTCCTCCAGCACCTGCCCATCCGCCGGGGCCTGCCCGTCCCGTGGGTGGCGTCCTGGTCGAGTGAGGGTCAGAGCACCGTCCGCTACGACCCCCTAGTCGGTCGGGTCGCCTACTTCACGAAGGGCCGGCCCGGACGGGGCACGCCCGTCTTCGGGGTCATGAACGCCGAGCGCCAGCGCCGCGCCGTCCTCCACGGCGTCTGCCAAATCTGCGGCGATGAGATCCACGAGCACGGCTTCCTGCCCAACCACCCCGGCCTCGTGGAGACCACCGACAACCACGGAGGCCAGTACCTGATCGAGCCGCCGTGCTGCGAGCCCTGCGCCCGCTGGGCGGCCCTCGGCTGTCCGGGCATCGCTGGGACCGTGACGGACCTCCTCGAGATCGGCGAGATCCAGCCCCTCCTCCAGCTCGTGGACATCCGAGACTTCGAGGGGCGCCAGGCCCAGCGCTTCGACCGCCAAGAGACCCCCGAGTCTCTGGCCCGCCTGGGCCGCATCATGGACCGCTACCCCGAGGGCATCGTGGCGTACGTGCGGTACCAGGTCATCCAGGAAAGGAAGCACGAGCTGTGATCACCGCCACCGCGACCAACGTTTACGACGCGTGGGCCATGGCCGCCTGGGCCGCCTCCGCCGCCGTGTCAGTCGCCTCCGTGACGATCGGATGCCTGAAGTACAACCGCCGCAACCACGCCGAGCGCATGGCCAAGATCAACATCGAGGCCACGAGGGCGGCGGCCGAGTCGTACCGGGCCACCGTGGAAGCTGAGGATCAGTGACGATCACGGCCACCGACATGTTCTGCGGCGCCGGAGGCTCCAGCCTGGGAGCCTCCGGCGCCGGCGTCGAGCTGGTGATGGCCGCCAACCACTGGGAGGTGGCCATCGACGTTCACCAGGCCAACTTCCCCAACGCCGCCCACGACCTGGCCGACATCTCCGGCGTCGACCCCCGCCGCTGGCCCAGGACCGACATCCTCATCGCGTCACCCGAATGCGTGAACCACTCCCAAGCCCGCGGCGTCTCACGCCGGCGTCAGGACCCCACCCTGTGGGACGCCCCCGACCCGGCCGCCGAACGCTCCCGGGCCACGATGTGGGACGTCGTGCGCTTCGCTGAGCAGATGATCTACGCGGCCGTCATCGTGGAGAACGTGGTGGAGGTGACCCGCTGGGTCCTGTTCCCGTCGTGGCTCCAGGCCATGAAGGACCTCGGCTACGAGCACGCCATCCTCTCCCACAACGCCATGCACTTCGGCATCCCCCAGAGCCGGGACCGGGTCTACATGGTCTTCTGGCGGCCGGGCCTCCGCCCCAACCTGGAGCTGGAGCTCCCCGCCCACTGCCCCCGCTGCGACGTGGCCACCACCGTGCGCCAAGCCTGGAAGAACGGCCGGACGGTAGGCCGCTACCGCCAACAGTGGTTCTGGGCGTGCATCCGCTGCGGCAAGCCCGCTGAGCCCCCCGTGCGCCCCGCCACTGACGTGATCGACTTCCGCCTCCCATCCGAGCCCATCGGCGGCCGCAAGAAAGCCCTCGTCCCCAACACCCGCTTTCGGGTAGCCGCCGGCCTCGTGAAACACGGGTGGGTGCCCCTCGTCACGGCCGGCGCCGGGCACGTTCATGAGCGCACCCCCGGCAACCGCTCCCACCCCGTATCAGAGCCGCTGACCGTCGTGTCGACCACGGCCACCCACGCCCTCGTGGAGCCGCATCCCTACCTCGTCCAGTCCCACCACGGCGGCTCAGACAACTGCCGCACCCGCAGCGTGCAGGAGCCCATGTGGACCGTCGCCGCGTCAGACGACCGGCCCGCGCTCCTGGAACCGATGATCATCCCGTCGCGCAACAACGGCCGAGCATGGCCCACATCCGGCCCAGCACCCACCGTGACGGCAGGCGGAACCCACCACGCCCTCCTCGGGCCGCCACCTGACGGGCTGGTCATCGCCAACAACCCCCACAACACGGCGCGCTCCACCGACCAGCCCATCGGGACCATCACCACCTCCGGGAACCGCCACGCCCTCCTCATGCGCAACAACCGCGGCGGCGCCGAGATGGTCACCTCCGTCGACGAGCCGGCCCGCACCTTGACGAGCACGGCCGCCCAGAGCCTCCTCCTGCCCTACAACCGGACCGGCCTGGCCCTACCCACGGACGGCCCGGTGGGCACCATCCTCACGAAGGACGCGTGGGCCCTCCTCACCCCACGGGACCGGGCCACCCTCGAGGAGGCCATTGACGCCTGCCTATACCGGATGCTGGAACCCCCCGAGATCGCCGGCTTCCAAGCATTCCCCCCGGGCTACATCCCCACCGACCTCCCGAAGAAGCACCAGATCAAACTCGCCGGCAACGCCGTCCCGCACCCCAAGATGCAATGGATCGTCGGCCGCGTCGTACAGGCCATGGAGGCAGCGTGACCGATCACAAGACGATCCTCATGACCGGCGCCGGATCCGGCCTGGGCCGCTTGGTGGCCCTGGCCCTGGGCGCCCTGGGCCACACCGTCCTCGCCGGTTGCCAGATCCGCCCCCAGGTCACTGACCTCCTGGACATGGCCGAGTTGCATGACGCCGGCCCCCTTGATGTGCGGCCCTTCCGGCTCGACTTGACCCGCACCGATGACATCAACCAGGCCGGCCTCCTGGCCGAGCAGCACCGCGTCGACGTCCTCTTCAACAACGCCGGGATCATCGAGGCTGGCGTCCTCGGGAGCGTGCCCGTCAGCCTCATGCGGGAGGTCTTCGACGTGAACGTCTTCGGGACCTACGCCCTGACCCGGGCCGTCCTGCCCACCTTCCTCGCCCGGCGCGACGGGAGCCGCGACGCTCCCCGGGGCCGCCTGGTGTTCATGTCGAGCATCTCGGGCCTCATCCCCGTGGAGCAGATGGGCGCCTACGCCGCGTCCAAGCGGGCCATCGAGGGCATCGCCGAGACCATCCACGTCGAGCGTATCGACCAGGGCATCAGCGTGGCCGTCATCAACCCCGGCCTCCTGGACACGGGCTTCGACCGGGCCGCCATCGCCGCCCGGGACTTGCGCCACCGCAACCCCCTCGACGAGCCCGGGCCGGCCTCTGACGACCCGCACCTTCGCGGTGCTACTGATCCCGCTGAGGTCATCGCCCCCATCTGCCACATCGTGACGGGCGAGGCGCACGGCTTCCGCCACGTCGTGCCCTACTCCCTCGCTGAGCGCATCCGCAAACACCACGCGTCCTTCTGGGATTGGTAGCGGCGGTGCACCACGGCCGCGCCTACCGGACCGTCGTCTACCGGATGACGGGCACCACCTCAGATGGGCGCGTCCAGCGCCTCGAGCTTGACGCCGGCGCATCGACTGCCCGGGTGCACATCAACGGCGCTGCCGTGTACCTGACGGAGACAGGCGACGTGGAGTGGGACTCCGACGTCCCCTACGAGGTGTGGGTACCCATCGAACGGCTCAACGAGTGGAAGGCCCAACGACCATGACGAGGCCCCGCATGATCGTCTGTCCCATCGAGGGGTGCACCGCCCGAGGCGGCCGCCAGTGGATGATCTACAGGCACAACCGGGAGCCGCACTGCCGGTGCGTCTGCGGCTGGGTCGGCCTCACCACGAACCTGGGCCGCCACGCCGGGCAACGCCGCCGACACCACCAGGCCGCCGGCCAAACGGACCCCGTGCCCAACCACGTGGCCGCCTACCACATCAACCCCGACCACCACTACCAGCCCGACCGTGATGGCCCGTGCTGCAAGCCCGCCTGCGACGAGTCGTGCGCGGACGGCCCCTGCCCAGGAGAGACCCCATGACTAGCCCCGCCCCGACCGTCGAGGAGACCCTCACCAACTTCCGGTGGGAACGCTTCACCTCCACGTACGTCGTTGACCGCCCCAACCTGGCCGGCCCCTACGAGCTGTCCATCAGCGCCGAGCTCGACATCGACGGCGACGAGGACGGCCTCCAGGTGTGGAAGGTCACCGTGGAGTTGCCCCTCATCGCCGACCGGGTCACGACGATCACCAGGACCCTCCGCTGCCAGAGCTGGCGGGAGGCTGTGGCCTTCTCTGACGAGCACGGCCCAGCGCTGGCGAACGCCGCGGTCGACGCCTACGACCGGCGCCTCGTCTTCAACCAGCGCATCCGGGACTGGACGGCCGGCGCCACCCCCAACGCCCTCGACCGCCTCAGCCCCCTGGAGGCGAGCGAGAACCTGGCGCCCGTCCACCACGACCCGGGGCGCCTCCGCACCCTGGACACGCCGTGAAGCGGCCCCTGTTCGACCCGTACGACTACGGGCTGGGCGTGGCCACCGGCGCCCTCGTCATGATCCGCGTCTTCATACCGGAGCTGTCCTGGCAGGCCGTGGCCTTCGTGTGCTTCGTGCTGCTCCTCATGGGCATGGGCTTCGCGTATCTCATCAACGCCCTGACGGAGGCCGCCGAGGACCTGGTGGCCCGGCACAGGCGCACCCCGCCCACACCCCCGCCTCCGTGGCCGCCCCGCCCTCCGGGCCCTCCGCCGCCCCGCCCCCATTCCGCTGACTCTTCCCCTCCTGAGGTGACCCCATGACACCCCCGCACCAGATCCGCCACTGGCGCATCCGAGCACGCCAGCACGTACCGGGCGATCACGTCCACGTGGGCATCTGGGTAGGCAACGCCGCCCAACACGCCGACCGCAACGGAGCGAAGGTCGGGCAGCTCATCATGGGCACCGAGGACTGGCCCGACTTCGTGCGCCTCCTCACGGCCGCCCCCGACGCTCATATCGAGATCGACGCGGCGCAGCTCCTCGACTGGGACGGCGCCGGCCACCCCGACGCTGACCCCTACCTCGCCCAGCCCCCCGCGTACAACCACAGCGTGGCCGGCCCCTGTGAGGGACTCATCGGCTACGAGCGCGTCACGGGCCACTTCCCCGGCACCCCGGTCCCGGACCCCGCGGTGAACTTCACCGTCCCCCCGGACCTGACGCGGGTGTGGGTGGAGCTGGCCGGCATCGTCGTGCCCCGACCGGGCGCCACCCACTGGGCCGTCACCGTCCTCGACGAGGCCCAACCCCCGGACTTCCAGCCCCGCTACGTCATCCAGGGCCGCTTCGATGCCACCACCCCCGAGCGTGTGACCGTGATCCGAGACGACGGCCGGGCCGGGCTGGCCGGCCAGCCCGGCCGGTGGTTGGATGGCCTCACGCCGGGGCAGGAGGTGCGCCTCAACCTGCGCCTCGACGGCGCCGACTGGCGCCCCTCCTCGACGATGCCCGTCTTCCTCGAGGTCCGCACCCACCCCCGGCCCGCCCGGCCCGGTTACCCCCTCCCGGCCACGTGAGCGCCCGTGGCCCGCACAAGGCGGCCCGCTGGCTCCTCTGGGAGATCGAACGGCAAGAGAACCTCCACGACGGGTGGGCCACCACCACCGGCATCGTGTCAGCGTTCTGCCAGCACATGACCGACCGCGCCCCCGACGTCGCCCGCTCAGTCCTCGCCGGGTGGGCCGACAAGGGCCTACGCCGCCTCAAGGCCCAGGGCCTGGCCGAGAAGTTCCACCCCCCGATGTGGGGCCACGGCCAAGCCCTGCCGTGGCGCCTCACGGACGCCGGCCGGGCCGAGCTCGCACGCCGCCGGGCCATCATCGAGGAGCGCACCACCGGTGCCTGACTCCTCCAGAGACCTCTGCTCTCGCCCGGACCAGGCCCGCTTCCTCCTCCACGCGTCCTGCCCGGTGGATGGCTACGACGACCCCGCCACCGCCGTGTTCCACGGCACCGAATCGATGGCCACCCTCCTCGTCGGCCCCAACGGGCCGGACCACCTGGCGCGCATCCAAGAGGGCATGCGCCGCTACATCCTTCCCCTCAACGCCAACCCCGCCCTCATCACATGGTGGGTGCAACCCCTCGACACCGCCCGCTAACCCCGGTTAGGGTCGCCGGGTATGGCTGACCCAACCACACCCGCCCCCGACCCGGACGTGATGACCGACGAGGAAGTCGAGGCCGCCGCCCAGCGGGCCTTCCTCAACCTGGCATCCAACCTGGGCGACCCCATGGACCTGCGCGCCAACCGCGACGTCGCCCACCTCGCCGCCTCCCACCGCCGCCTCTCCCACGGCCTCAACCGGTCCCGCCTCAATGAGGAACGGGTGAGGACGGACCTTGGTGCGTGCCACGCCGCGATCGCTGAGCTGCTCGATGCCCACGGCGCCCTCAAGGCCCTGGACCCCACCACGGACGCGGGGATGCACCATCTGCCCATCGCCCAGCAGCGCGTCAGGGCCGCCCTCACCGTCCTGCGGACCCTGCGTCCCCGCCCCCCGGCCCAGACCCGCACCGTCACGGCGACCATCACCGGTCCCCGCGATGAGGTCGAGGCGGCCGCCCGGATCATCGACGAGGAGCTGGGCCGCCAGTGATCCCCGACGAGGTGATCATCGGCATCGCCGCCGTCGTGTGGGTGGCGTGCCTGGCCGGGTTCCTGGGCATCTGGGACCCCTTCAAGCGGCGCCGGCCGTGAGGGGCCATGACATCATCTGGGAGCAGCGCCGCAAGGGCCTGGACCGCTCCTCCCACGCCACGCCCTCCGGTGCCCCCATCGAGCATCGCAGCGAGTACCTGTCCGCTGCCCAGGCCCTCATCGCCGTGGCCCGCGCGCTCACCGACGCTGAGTGGTGGTTCACCGTCCGAGGCCCCGAGACCGTCGACCGCCTGAACGACCGAGGCGAGGCCGCCAGGATGCAGGCCATCCTCGATGAGGAGGAACCGGACCGCCTGGGCTACGTGTGCGGCCGCACCAGCGATGGGAAGCTCAAGGCCCCGGACCGCTGGCCGTGGGGTACCGACACGTGGCGCCCCGACGTCGATCCCGTCGTGAACCTGGCCCGCGCTGGCGCCCTCCTCGCCGCTGAGATCGATCGCCTCCATGAGGCGAACCCGCCGGTCCCCCGGTACTGCCGCGTCACCATGTCGCACCGCTGGAACGCCCCCGGCGAGGGCGGCGTCCTCATCGAGAACGTGCCCGCCCACATGCTGGCCCCGCCCGCGTGGGAGTCGTTCTGGGGACCGCTCCAGGAGCGCATCGCCAACCGCCTCCTCGTCGGGGTCGCCGACCTCGTGGTCACGGCCGAACCCCAGTGGTCGGACCCCGCCTACTCGTCGTGCCTGGCGTGCACCCCCGACCATCACACCCGCGGCGACGCCTGCATCCTGGGAGACTGATGACCACCACCCCGCCCATCGCCCACCCCGATCACGTCGACGTGATCGCGGCGGCCCTCCACAACACGCTGCCCCAGGCCAGCGAGGGCCGACCCTGGGGCACCGGCGACGTCATCGAGGGCGTCCGCCTCGGCTGCGCCGCACTCGAGGAACTGGGCTTCACCATCACCCCGCCGCCGCAGCCCCCCGATCCCCTGGCACTCCCCGACCTCATCGACGCCGGCGACTTGAGTCGCCTCGTGCGCGTCGACGCTCAGGCCCGCATCAACGTGGCCCGCCTCGGGTTGGAGCACGGTCAACGCTTCATCCTGACCCGCCGCCCTGACGGGTCCCTACTCCTGGACCCCGCCGTTGAGGTCCCCCACGACCACCCGGCCCTGCCGTGCTCGCGCTGCAAATGCCGCCGCGACTCCCACGCCGGCCCCACCAATGCCGGGGCGTGCACCCGCCTCGTTGACGGTGAGCGGTGCCTCTGCGACCGGTACCGCTACTCGATCCTCTACACCCGACCAACGGAGCCGTGATGGCCACCATGAGTGACTGGGAAGAGGCGATCGCCGCCGAGGTCAGCATGTACGAGTCGTGGGCCGACATGATCGACCAGCTGACGGAGGTGGCCGGCGATGGCCAGTCCTGAGCCGGATGCGCTGGACGAGACGCTCGCTGGCCGCTGCCCGCACGGCTTCGGTGCTGCCCGAGCCTGCGAGACCTGTCGCCTGACGCTGGTAATGGTCGGCTCCATGCGTCGCCTGTTCGCTGGCATCTTCGGGAACAACCGGTGAGCGTCGACCAGCCGGTACCCGGCCCCACCCGAGAGCAGATCCGGGAACTGGTCGCTGAGCTGCGCCGCACTGCCGACGAACTGGACGCTGTCCCTGCCAGCGGTCACACATCGGCCGTGATGGGCGACGCCGCCTACCGCATCCGCACGATCAGCTCCGACCTCGTGGCTCTGCTGCCTGCCCGCCCCGCTCACGACGACCTCCTGGTGCGTGCCGAGAAGCTGGCCGGGCACCTCGTGGGTGACGAGCGGTCCCGCGACGCCCAGACCATCCAGGCGCTGGTCGACGAGATCGAGCATCTCAGGGACCAGTCACCACCGCCGACCCCCGCCACCACCTAACCCCCACCTGTATACAGTCCCACCATGACCACCGGACGACCGCCCACTGGACAACCCGCCGGTCGCCCCACCCGCCTCGACGAAGTCCACGAATACAACCCCCAAACCGGCGCCCCCGTCACCGTGGCTGATGCCATCGTCCGCTACGTCCGCGGCGGCAACTACCTCGAGACGGCCGCGAACCTCGTCCAAGTCGACCGCATGGTCGTGCAAGGTTGGCTCCGCGAAGGCGCCCGCGCCCACCGCCTCGTCCTCGAAGGGACTCGCCCCTCCAAGCTCCGCAAAGCCCAACGCCTAGCCCGCGAATTCTCACTCTCTCTCCGCTCCGCGCTGGCCGAGGCGGAGGCCCGTGACCTGCAACTACTCGCCCGCCTCGCCCTCGGCGGCATCCCCCAAACCACCACCACCGAGAAGGTCGAAGCCCGCCGCAACGCCGCCGGCAACATCATCCGCGGCCCCGACGGCGAACCCATCTACGACGTCATCGAACGCTCCGTCAAGACCACCCACACCCTCCCCGACCGCCAGGCCATCCAGTGGCGCATGGAACGCCGCTTCCCCACCCGCTGGGGCCACCACACCCGCATCGACATCGACCTCAACGGCGGAGCCGACCTCGACGAGCTCGATCTGGGCACCGACCCCGTCGACGAGATCAACGACGCCCTCATCGCCCTGCACCGCCGCAAGACTGAGGCCCTCACCCAACTCTCCGCCGCGGGCGTCACCGAGGACCAGATCATCGACGTGGACGTCATCGACGAGGCGGACCAGCGCCCACCTGACCCGGGCGACCAGCCCACCTGACCAGGAGGAACCGTGCCCCGCAACGATCCTGACGACACCCCCGACCTCGTCCGCCAGATGATCCTCGACTCCGGCTTCGACGCTGCCGCCGCCGATCGCATCCTCTCCGGCCCCCCGCCCGTCCGTTCCACGCCGGTGCCCCTCTACGACAACCCCGGCAAAGAGGACGGCCCCACCCTCGGGGGTGGCGGGTCGACGGGCCGGCACACCTCGACCCGCGGGACCGTGGACGGCGACCGTGCCCGCTGAGCTGGACGAGGACGCCCACGCCGAGGCCATCGCGTCTGCCCGCGCTGCGGCGGCCCGGTGGGCTGCCGCCCGTGACGCGCACGCCGGCCGGCCCCGAGGTGAGATCGCAAACGGCCTGGCCATCCGGTGGGCGCGCCTGGCCCGCGAGCTGGAGTCCATCCGGCACCACACCACCCGCTACAACCAGGGTGACGGCCTGGCCGTACCTCTGGATGAGACCGGCCAGTGAGCAGCCCGACCGTCACGAACCCAGCCCTGACCAGGGACGTCCTCGAGGACGTCCTCGACTCCCTGGAGCGCACGCCGTGCCTGGGCGGAGCTCACTTCGACCGGTGCCCCGGCCCTGATGAGCCACCTGCCTACCGGTGGACGTGTCACCGCTGCCGGGCCCTCTACCGGCTGCGTGGCGTCGTGGCCCACCCGGTGCCCCGCGACGAGCGCGACGAGGCCATCTGCCAGGCTTACGAGACCGACGAGCAGGCCACGTGCAAGACGGTCGCCGTGGCCTTTGGTCTGTCAGAGGGGAGGGTGTGGCGCATCCTCCGGGCTGGTGGCGTGGCCATGCGCCGGCACCAACGGACCCGCGCCTCATGACCCCCGAGGTGGCAGCAGGTCCCCCGAATTCCCGGGCTGAGACCTGTGACACAACCAGTGGTATTACCTGCCCGCGGTGCCATGGGAGCGACGACAGCGGTGACAACGAGGTCATCTTCGAGGTCGTCGCCAAGGTCGCATGGTCCGCCCTCGTGACCGGCTCTGACCAGGACACCCTCCACGTGGAGTGGCTGGCCCGCAGCGCCGACACCGACTTCCTGCTGCCCCGCCTGCACTGCTCCTGCGGCCACTCCTGGGTGTACCGCGGGGCCTGGACGGCGGCCGGTGAGGTCCCCGGGTAGTAGTACTGCACGCCCCGGCACGCCCCGTTAGTATTACTACCTATGGCACCTCAGCCCGCGCCCATCTCCGTGCGCCTCCCTGACGGGCTGGCCGCCCGGATCACGGCCGCCGTCGAGCTCGCCAATGAGCGCCGACCGGAGGGCGCCCCGAAGGTCACCCGCAACGGCTGGATCGCCGCCGCCGTGGAGGCGCAACTCGCTGACGCCCCGCGGCCCTCAACTCCCATCCCGCTCGATGAGCCGGATGCTAAGCCCCGCTCCCGGACGGCGTCCCCCAGGCCCGGTCCGCCGTCCAAGCGCGCTGCCTCCAAGAGCCCGGGCCTCCCGGTGCACACAGTGCAACATCGCCAGGTCGCATCCATGCACCAGTGGCGCATCAACGCCGAGTCGCCCACCCAGACCGCCGCCACCCGCATGGCCGTGAACGCCTTCGCCCGCGACGCCCTCAAGGCCGCCGGCGTCGCCCCGCCCTTCGAGGTGAAGCTGGTCCCCTGGGAGGACTGATGGCCCGCCGGTCATCCATCAACCACGACATCCTGTGGGACCCCAAACGCGACCCCGACCACGGCCCCCACCTGTCATCAGACGGTGGCCCGGCCGGCCGCCCCACCGGCAAACGCCGCGACACGAAGCCCAAGCGCAAGCCCCGCCCCAAGAGAAAGACCCCACGATGACCCTCATCACGTGCGGCTGGCTGACCCCCGGCCGCCGCTTCCACGTGTGGGACACCCCGCCCCGCACCGAGCCGCCCGCCTCCACCCCCTGCCTGTGCGGCGCCGCCGTCGCCCCCCGGGCGAAGGACCTCCCCGAGCCGCCCGCTGAGCCGGCCCCGGCCGCTGTCAAGCCCCCGCCCGTCATCCGTGTGCCGGTACCTGACGGTGCCGACGCGGCCCAGGTCCTCGCGGGCGCCGCTGCCCGCATCATCGTCGAGCCCGAGCCGGCCACCCCTGCGGCTGACTCTCCGGTCAATCTGGGCTGGGGCCACACCGCCTGCTCCCGCTGCAACCACTACCCACAGCGAGGAATCGAACCCCTCCCTCACCTGTGCTACCAGTGCCTGACCGAGGTTGATGGGCCGCAGGCCCAGCCCGTCCTCGGCGCGGTGCCCCATGATGGGTCCGCTGCCGACGTGCTGGCCGACGTGGCCGCGGCGGACACCGCAGCAGCGGCCGGCTGCCACAACGAGCACCCACCGGCTGAGCCGGCTGGCATGGAATACCTCCCGGCGACCACGACCCCTGATCCGCGCCATGAGGGCCAGGCCGGCCGCGCCGCACTCTTCACCGGCCTCGACGAGTCGCCCGTGTCCCTGCCTCCGGAGGTCCGGCCTGAGCCGACGGTGATCACCGAGGGCCGGATCCGTGGCGTGTCAGTCGACGCCGTGCCCGGCCCCGCTGGTGGCCGCGTCGTCACCCAAGCCGTCGACCCGGCGCCCGAGGTCACCCGCACGGGCAGCGCTGTGCCCGTCGCCCGCGAGCGATGGTTCGTGCTGGCCCTCGATGAGAACGAGGCGCAGCAGTGGCGCGACCGCCAGGGCGAGGGCGGCCGCCACCGCGACGCCTACATCCTCCTCACCGACGTGCACCCTGACGGCCAGGGCGGCTGCGCCTTCCTCGACCAGGTGGCCATCACCCCCCTGGACCACATCGTGCGCTGCCGCCTCAACGAGCAGGGCGTGTACTACGACGAGGTCATCACCGCCCTGCACCTTGCCCAAGAACGGGGCAAGGCGTGACCATCCCCGGAGTCCCGGCCCCCCTCATGTCCGAGCTTGACCACCTCATCGCAGACGCCCAGAAGGCGCACCCCGCCGCCGATGGGAGCCTCGGCCGCCGCATGACTGATGCCCTCCTGGCGCTGCGATCCCAGCAGCACCGGTGGGCTGACCTCATCGTGCGTCAGGCCGTCCTCGTCGAGCTGGACGGGCACTGGCCCGAGGTCGTGGGCGTCTACCCCCAGGACCGCGACGACGCCGACATGGTGGACCTCGAGGAGGCGCTGCGCATCCTGCCCCCGGACCGGTACCCCGGCGCCGCCGCTGAGATCCTGGGATGACGACCAACCAGGGCCGAGATCGGGAGGGGCGCGTGATGGGCAACGACGTCGAGGGCAAGCTCATCACCATCGACGCCAGGCGCCGGGTGTCGCTCATGAAGGTCGGCAACCCCGAGCATCGGTTCTACATGGCGACCGTCGATGATGACGGCACGATCACCCTGACGCCCGTCCACGTGGTCCCGGCCCGCACGCTGGATGGCGACCATGGGTAACTCAGTCACCCGGGCCGCAGTCCGCCGCCGCTCCGGCCTACGTGAGGCCGTGGGCGCCGCCCTCAAGCGGCCCGGCCGGAATGCCGCAGATCTGGCCGAGGAGATCGAGCGCCAGCTCGCGGCCCGTGGCCTCACCGTCGCTGATGTCGGCGGCAACCGCGCTGATGATGACGGCGCCCACCGCATGCCCGCCCTCACGCCGGCTGAGGACAGCGAGGTGGGCGAGGCCCTCCACCAGATGGAGGAGGGGACCCTCGACCCGGCCGGCGACTTCGCCGGCCCCGGCCGCATCCTGCAACCAGGCGAGCGGACGGTGTGCCTCCTGGAGGGGTGCGACCACACCGGCGACTGCCCCGGCCCACCCGACGCCGCTCGGGGCCCTCGCTTTGTCCCCCGACGGGACCCGCATCTGTGCTGGCGCCTGCACCCCGGCACCGACGCGGCGTGCCAACTCCCTGATGGGCACGACCTGTGATCCTCACCATCACAGAGGGGAAGGTGGATGTGCCGTGCTCGACTGGCCGGTGGAGCCTCATGGCGTGCCGCACCGCCGACCTTGGGGACCTACCCGCCGGTGTCCTCCCCGACAGGTACGGCATCCACGGCCTCGGCGCCTACGGGTACCTATGGTTCACCCCCACCGGCTGGCCCGAGGTGTGCCGTCTCGCGTGCCGGTACCTGGGCGTCGAGGCCGGCGATCTCACGTGGTGGGGCGAGCTGGATCACCACGGCATGAACTGGGCCATCGCCATGAAGGCGACAGGATGGGCCGATGACTGACCCAGGTCCCCTCTTCGACACGCCCGACCCCCTGGACTTCGGTTCAGGGGTGACGGGCCGCTTCGTCTCCTGGGCACCAGACCGCGACCTCAACCCCGGTGTGGCACACCTCCCCGACGTCGATCGGTACGGCCTGATCCACCGCCACCCCCGCCCCGACGGGCAGGGCATGTGCCACTCCTTCCTGACCTTCGACACGCCGACGGCCCGCGAGCTGGAGCCGGGCAAGCCCATGTGGACCGTCGTGTCCTGGGACCCGCTACACCTGGAGCCCTCCATCCTGTGCACCGAGGCGAAGGGCGGCTGCGGCATCCACGGCTTCATCCGCAACGGCCTGTGGGTGCCAGCGTGACGGACCGGGCCGACTTCAACGCCCGCCAACACGACCGCATCGTGGAGCGCATCATCGGCAGGCCCCTCACTGACGAGGTCCGCGCCGAGCTGGCCGCCATGGACGACGACGACCGGGACACGTGGCCCGCCTGGTGGCGCGAGCGGGTCGAGGCGGCTGAGGCCCTCTGGGACGCGTACGGGTAGCCGGCCCTAACCGCGGTTAGGGTGGGCGGCATGCCCGTAGCTGCCACCGCAGAAGACGTCCTCTCCGCGATGGAGGAGGCGATGGCCTGCCAGATCGGTCCCACCGGCGCCCGCGACGCCATGGAGGCCCTCCGGCATGCCGAGCTCGCCATCATCGTCATGACGCCCGACGAGGCCCGCCACCTGGGCCGCTACAACCAGGCCATGCGTGACCTCCTCAGCCACTCGTCGAAGTGGTCGTACATCCCCGCCAACTTCCTGGACGGTCGCGACGAGGACCCCGCCATCGAGGCGCAGGACCTCCTCGAGAAGGCCGTGCGCGCCCTCAACTCGGACCCTGACCGTGGCTGACCTCCACCCGTACGCGGAGGCCGCAGCCTTCTACTGCCACGCCCTGGGCCTCCCGGCCGGAGACTTCCTCCCCTCGGATGTGCGCCAGGATCGCGCCGATCCGGGGCCGCCCATCGACCCCGGCCCCCCGGAGGAGGCGCCCGTGCTCGGCGGCCGCCGCGAGCTGATGCTGGGCATCTGGCCCGCCGGCCGCGGCGGTGAACCCCTCATCGTCGAGGCCGTCTACGACGAGCCGGGTGACTGCCCCGGCCACGAGGCCCCCGCATGAGCCCGGGCGGCATCGAGGTGACGCATGGAGAGGTCACCGAGCACGTGATCATCATGGAGGTGGCCGGCCAACCCGTCATCGTGGTCGGCACCCAAGGCGGCGATGAGGTCGCGGACGCTGCCCAGAAGATCGCCGAGGCCCTCCACGCTGAAGCCGGCCAGCCCGTGCCCATCCTCATCGACCAGGTCACGAAGGACGTGCGCCAGCTCGTGGGCGTCACCAACTACGGCCCCCGCTTGACCCCGGCGCCGCCCGGCCAAGGCCAGGGCCGCTACTTCCTCGTCGTCCTCAACAACGACGGCCTGCGTCACTGGCGGGAGGGCCCCGGCCGAGGCGTCCCCCGCAACCGCCAGATCATCGCTTACACCAACACCCCCGACGGCGCGGACAGGTTCCGCGGGCACCGCCTCAGGGAAGGCGACCAGCTCATCTCCTGGGGCGCCTGGATGACGGGCCGCTACGCCAACCGTGTCCGCAACGAGGTCGCCAACATCCAGAGGCCCGGCTGATGCGCGCCATCCCCATCCCCGACCACATCGCCAAGCACCTAGGCGGCCGACGCGCCATCTTCGGTGAGCCCGGCGACCCGACCCGCACCGACGTGCGCCCCTGCGAGTACCTGGCCACCCCCTCCCAGCTTTACCCCCACCGCTTCGCATACACCGCCCTCATCGAGCTGGAACCGGAGGAGCGCACCGCGATCGCTGAGGGCGCCCAGATCCTCCTCGTCCTCGATGGCGCCGAGGTGCCCTGGGCCCTCATGGCCTACATCCCCCCGCCACCCCCCCGACGCCGACCCGCCCAGGGAGACCACATGAGCCGTGCCCGTCTTGTAGCGATCCTCACCCTCGCCGCGCTGGCGCTGTCCTGCGCCGCCATCATCCTGGCCGGCTGCGCCTCATCCGAGTCCACCAGCACCAGCGGCGAGCCCTGGTCCGCCGAGTCGGCTGACCCCGACTTCCTGCGCCGCGCCGCGGATGTCCTCGCCAACGCAGACGAGCACGTCCGCGGCTGGAACGTGGCCGTCGTCCTCGCCGAGGACGACGAGGGTTACTCGGCGCGGTGGGTCGTCCTCGATGACGCCGGTGAGCTGACGATCCTGGAGCCGGCCTACACCTGCAACGACGATGACACCACCGAGGAGGGGGACCTGTACCTGATGCTCTCCCCCGGCGACCTCATCGCGTGGGACCCCAAGGGCAACGACACCCGCCTGTGCACCGCCGAGGTTGACGTGACCGCGGTGGGCGCGGCGTTGCCCCCGGCATGAGCAGCGACCACGACGCCGTCCTCGAGGAGGTGGCCGATGTCGTCGTCGCGTGCGCCGATGCCATCGGCCGGGCCGGGGCCCTCGACTTCACCGTGGGGCACCTCGACGATGACGTGCCCGTGCACATGGCCCGCTGGTACGCCCAGGCCACCTGGCAAGGACGACGGGTCATCATCGAGAACCAACAGTCCCCGGCGCATGCCTGTGACCGCCTCGTCCGCCAGATCCTGGAGGGTGGCGTCTGCAACCACTGCCTGCGGCCCATCACCCTCGGCCGCTACCACCCCGCCCAGTGCGTCTGGAGGCGCACCGGCGACCGGTGGGACCGGACGTGCCTGGACCAGCCCGACATCGGCCCCGGCTGGGAGCGCATCGGCAAGATGATCCGAGCCGTTCCGGGTGGCCCCGCTGACCCGGCCCGGCCTCCGGTGAAGGGGAGCCGCCGACGCAAACCCGGTCACCGATCCGGCAAGAAGGGCAAACGCCGTGGATGACTACAAGGAAGGCCACGCCCGTGCCTGAGATGCTGCACCTGCCCGCCAGCCTGGCCACAGTCCTCACCGTCGGCGCCGGGTCCTACGCCATGCCCGGCTGCGCCGGTGGCACCTGGCTCGACACGGACCTCCACGCCAAGCTCCTGGTCGACGCCTTCGGCCTCGGGGGCCTCGGCCCGGACGGGTACCGGGAGATCATCACCACCGACAACCACTGGTCCGCCTGGGCACCGGGGCCATCGTGATGCCAAAGGGCCACCCCAAGCTCCGCAACCAGAAGATCAACAAGCGCTACCGGCGCCTCGTGGAGGCGGCCATCGCCCGCGGGTGGGTCCTGTCCTATGAGGGCAAGCACCCCAAGCTCACCGCACCCAACGGCGACGTGGCCACGCCCATCCCCTCCAAGGACCACCAGGGCCTCGAAGCCCGCTTCCGCAAGCTCCTCACGACCCACTCCACCTTCCTGGAAGACCCCCTGGCATGAACCTCCTACGCGCCCTCCTGGCCTGGCACCGCCGCCCCCACCTGACCGAGCCGGAGATCTTCGCCCTCATCGTCCTCGTGGCCATGTGCTTCGCGACCATCGTCACCGGCTGGCCCGCGGGCACCGCCGCCCAGGTCGCGGCCCTCACCATCGGGGTGCCCGCCGGGGCCTACCTGGCCCGCGACCTCTTCCGGGCCATGCCGTGACGGCCGAGCGCTGCCCCGCCTGCGGCCACATGGCCGATATCGACCACGACGACACCACCGGCGCCGGCCGCTGGTCCTCCCACCCCGCCTCGACCGAGCAGCGCATCGGCGAGGAGCAGCATCCCGCCCGCTGGGATGACGACGAGGACCCGCCTCCCCCGCCCACCCGCGACTGCGCCACCTCGTGGCTTGATGTCCGCCTCGTGCCCCCAGCGGCCGAGCCGGCCGGCGAGTCGTGCCCCTGGCCGAGCTCGGCCATGAAGGTCACCCTCGCTCTGGCCCGCTTCTGGTACTCCCTGCCCCACCAGTCCACCGGCGGCATCTACCACGTCGTCCTCGATGACGGGAACATCGAAGCCCACTTCGTGGAGCACTGCCGCGACGAGGCCATCACCGCCGGCTACGAGCTGGGCATCGAGCTCGGCCAGCGCCTCATGGGCCTCACCTACGGGCAACGCTGGTGGGTGTACCGAGCACTCTCGGAGAAGGCGTGGCTGGAGCTGGGCGTCCGGGCCTACCAGGTGGGCTGGACGATCGCGAACATCACTGACCCGATGATCCGTGGCGTCCTGCAACCCCACGTGGACCGGCACGGCCACCTCCCCCACGACTTCGACTTCGACCGGGACCACCCGTGGACGCCCGCCGAGGAGTCACCCACTTGACCGAACCCACTAACCCGGGTTAGCGTCTGGGTATGAGCACGCAGCCCACCACCGACTGCCACGCCGCCTTTCCCGGGCACGTGCGCAGCCACTCCCACAACTCCTGCCCCGACTGCGGCGGCTGGATCGACGCCCCGGCCGACCCGCCCACCACCACCTACGAGGCGATCTTCCCCAAGGCCCGCATGGCCGACGAGCTCGCCGAGCGCATCACCACCATGCCGTACGGCGCCACCAACGTCGTGCACCAGCCCCGCACCCGCAAGGTCATCTTCGACGGGCCGGCCACCCGGGCCTACCGCATGGACATCGCCGAGACCATCGGCTACTTCGGGTCCCCGCCCAGCGGCCCCGTGGCCACCCTGGACGGCATCCCCACCCCCCGCTCCTACTAGCCTCCCCTGCTGGGGAGAGGCAATCCACCGGGGCCAGCGTTCGCGCTGGCCCCGGTCCGCGTCTCGGGCCTACACTCACCCCTGTGACCCGGGCCGCCCTGCGCCGAGAACGAGAGCGTCGACATCACGCTCACCTCGGCGCGGTCGTCTAGCTGGCCCAGGACCCCCGGCTTTCAACCGGGACAACGCGGGTTCGATCCCCGCTCGCGCCGCCCAGCGATGCCCCCATCGTCTAGTGGCAGGACAGCACGTTCTCAGCGTGCAAGCGCGGGTCCGATTCCCGCTGGGGGCACCCAAGCCTTCATAGCTCAGCGGAGAGAGCAGCGGCCTACGGAGCCGTGTGCCCAGGTTCGAGTCCTGGTGAGGGCGCGGTGGCCGTAGCTCAGTGGTAGAGCGCCGGATTGTGCCCCCGGATGCCACGGGTCCGATTCCCGTCGGTCACCCCAACCCCCCCACCCCGCTAACCGGTGTTAGGGTCGGCGCATGCTCCTACACCTGACCGAGGTGCACGCCCCCGGCGGCCGAGGCCCCCGACCCGTGCGCATCAACCCCGAGGCCATCGCCATGTACCGAGAGCCGGGAGGCACGGCCGGCTCCCCCGACGGGGCCGGTACCTACATGAGCCTCATCGGCGACCGGGGCCTCTACCTGGCCGAGACCCCCGAGCAGATCGACGAGGCGTGGGAGCGCATCTACCCCACCTTCGACATCGAGGACCGCGTCGAGGTGGCTGTGGGCCTCATCGAGGACATCACCCTGCCCCTGGACACCGTGCGGGCCGGCGATGACGGCAGCCTCGTGGCCACCGGCACCCTGTCCGAGGAGTGGCTCGCCGCCCACCCCGTCGTCGCTGAGCGGCTGCGCACCGCCAGCGCCGATGACCCGCAGCTCGTCGAGGTCAACCTCGACGACATGGACCTGGACGCCACCGAGGCGGAGCGTGGCGTGCGCCTCGTCATCGAGCGGCGCGACCAGGGCGCCGACCTCAACGCCTGGACGGAGGTCTACACCCTGTGGGACCGGGAGGTCCCCGTGGGCACCTTCCCCGACTACCGCATCACCCCCGGCCCGTGACGGACTGGCTCGACCTCACCGGCGACGACGGCAAGCCCACCCACGTGGCCGTCGACCACATCCTCTACCTGAGGCCCTCCACGGTGGGCAAGGGCACCCTCATCCACTTCGCCGGCCGCCAGGCCGTGGGCGTCTCCCAGAGCATGGCCGAGATCCGCGGCATCCTCACCGCCCTCGACGAGGTGCACCAGGCCGAGGGCCCGGCCAGCGTCCGAGCCCAGCTCGCCGCCATCATGTACCCGCCCCTCCCGCCGCTGCCCCGACGCCGGCCCGGCATCGAGCCCGTCGAGGAGCGCCCCGGGACGCCGCCGATCATCAGCCACCTGATGCTCTGCGAGGGCACGGGCTTCGTGGCCCGCCGGACTAGCGACCCGTCCGGGGCCACCGTGTGCATCGTGTGCGAGCAGACCGTCACCGCCTCCGGGCAGGACTGGCTCGTCGACGCCCACCCCGGCAACCCCTGCCCCGGAGGCGGGCGCCTCCAACCCACCGACGTGCCCCACGTGACCGGCTCCTGCCACGTGTGCGGCCGCCTCAACGTGGGCATCGAGTACGGCGTGCTCCGCGCCCACGTCGCGCCCATGACTGACGCCGACGCCGACCGCATCACCAACACTCCCGAGGCCCCCACCCCATGACCACCCCCACGCCCCTCGCCATCCCCGCGTCGGAGGTCCTCGAGTTGCCCCTCCGGCGCACCTGCGACCTCCACAACGTCACCGGCGCAGAGACCATCGGCGCCGCCCTCGCCGCGATCCTGGCCGCCCTGTGGCAGGACCACGCCGGCAACGTGTCCGGGAAGCGCCCCTTCGGGAACAGCTCGTGGCGGTACGACCTCTACGAGGCCCTCGGCGACGCCGGCCTCATCAAGGTCACCTACGACGAGCACGAGCCCCTCGACATCGAGGACGTCGACTCGGCGATGGGCGACCGGTACATCCTCGCGGCCTGCAACGCCCTGGCCCCCTAGGGCTAACCCGGGTAAGGTCCACCACCGCGGGCGGGTAGGGCGCCGGGGCGCCGGCCACCGATCCTGCGCCCAGGGGCGCCGCCCTCCGGCCATCCGCTGGAGCGGCGGCGGCCCGCCCGCACCCCACACCTTCGCGGGTAGTTCAATCGGCAGAACGCCAGCCTCTGGAGCTGGATGTTGGAGGTTCGAACCCTCCCCTGCGAGCCGGGACCGGAGGCTTCCCCCTCTGGGCCACGGGCCTGCCTGTGGCGGAGGCTGGGAGCTGGCGCGTCAGTGCGGCCTCTGGTCCTGACCCTTCCCTGCCCGTCACACCGGAACACCAGCAGGCCCGGCGCCGGGTCCGAGCGTGGCCAGGAGGCGGGCAAGGGAAGCCGGCCCCCCGTCCACTAACCCGTGTTAGTGTAGGGGGATGCTTACCCCTGACATCGTCGAGTGGATCAACCAGGACCTCAACTACACCCGCCCCGGGTGGAAGGTGTCCGCCGCTGAGGTGCCCTGCCCTCACGTGGACGTGGATGGGCAGTGGCCCGTCCTCTTCGTGTCGTACGTCGAGGCGGATACCACGCCCGGCGGGACGGGCGCCCCCTTCCCCCAGACCCGGACCATCCTCATCGACCCCCGCCTCGTCGGTGACGCCGATGACCTGGCCGCCCTGGTCTTCGGGCACATCCTGTGGAGCGTCATCCACGAGGAGCGGGAGCGCTTCATGGTCAACGGCGCCCAGCCCTACTTCCCGCACCACACCGCCACCCGCGAGACGTGGGACGCCCGCCGCGGCCGCGTCCTCGCCCAAGTCGACTGACCCCTCGACACCGCCCGCTAACCACGGTTAGGGTCAACCGCTATGAGCACCGATCGCGCTGAGGGCCCGGACCCGCTGTACTGCGCGGCCCGCCCCTGCCCCACCTGCCCCGAGGCCGTCCGCACCCCCGCCGGCATCTGGGCCGCCCACGAGTACGAGAAGCTCGCCGCCTACGACGAGGACGCCGCCACCGGCCGGGCGCCCTTCGGCGTCTTCCACTGCCACCAGGAGAACGCCACCGGCCGCCCCAGCGTGTGCGTCGGGTGGCTGGGCATCCACGGCACCGACGCCATCGCCGTGCGCCTCGCCCTGTCCCGCGGGCAGCTCATCCCCGCTGACGTCGAGAAGGCCCAGGCGACCGACGTCGAGTTGTACCCCACCGGTACGGCGGCCCGCGATGCTGGCCTCGCCGGCATCACCAACCCGAGTCCCGAGGCCCACGCCGCCATGGCCCGCCTGGCCCGCAAGGGCGCCGGCCTGCCACAGACCGAGCACGAGCACGCCCAGGAACCCGCATGTACCACGAGTTGCGCCGCCACCGATGCCGGCGCCGACCCTACGGAACCCGATGCCACATGACGCCGCCCTACCCGCCCCCGCCGCCTCCTCCGCCCGTGCCTCCCGCCCGGGAACGCCTCACCGAGGAGCGCATCCGCCAGATCCGCTTGACAGGCGCCTGCATCGTCACCCTCACCATCCTGGCCGCCATCTTCATGGTGGTCATCATCGGAAAGGTCATCTGACCGTGGACCAGCCCACCCCCACCGATCGCGTCCCCTCCGAGTGCCCCAACTGCAAGGGCGCCGGCATCGTCCCCGACGCCGCCACCGAGCCCGAGCTCGCCCAGTTCGCCGCGGCGTGCGGCGCGCTGCCCGGCGACGACTGCCCCAACTGTGAGGGCCGCGGCATCCTCGACGCCCCCGGCGACCAGCCCTCCCGCGAGGACCTCGACGCCATGGCAGGCGGCATGATCGACGGCCTCGCCCTCTACCTAGGCGACGAGGACGGCTGCCGCTGATGGCCGGCCACCTGGCCATCTCGTGCCAGCTCCTGCCCACCGAGGCCCACCAGTGGCACCCCGGAGCGGCAGGCGGCGACACCTGCATCTGCGGGAGGGTCACGAAGGCCAGGGCCTGCCGCGTCTGCGGATGCACCGAGGCGGACGCGTGCCTCGATGAGATGGGCGACCCGTGCGGCTGGGCCGAGAACATGGGCGACCTGTGCACATCCTGCGTCGTGCCCCTCGAGCTGTGCACCGGCGACACGCCCGAGTGTCCCCACCTCTACTGCCCCGACGGGTGGCACACCGGCGACGACCTTCCCTGCTCCTGCACCCCGGGCTGCGCCGCCACCGAGGACGAGTAGTGGCCCTCTTCGCGCCGGAGGGCCGGCCCCGCGGCTGCCACAGCAGCGTGACCCTCCGCATGACCTTCCACACCTGGACGGGCGGCATGTTCACCCTGGCCCCCTGTGACTGCGGCCGGGCCCTCGCCTCCGGACTGGGCTTCGGCACAGTCACCCTCGACCAGGACCCCGCGGCGGAGGCGGGGCCAGCGTGAACGGCCCCTACGACGACCCTGACGTCACCCTGGAGGAGGTCACCGCCCCCCATCCCGTGGGCTTCTACCTAGCGCCCGGTCCCCTCCCCGACGTGCCCCGAGCCCGGCGCCCTCCGCCCGGGATGTTCACCACGGCCATGGGCCTCGTCCTCCTGGTCGCCGCCGTGAGCGTCGCATACGTCGTCGGCCCCCTCGCCGACCTCACCCAGGGCACCACCCGCCCGGCCCCGGAGGTCGCCGAAGACGCACCGCCCGCATCCTCGACCACCACCACGACCACGGCGAGGCCCACCACCTCAGCGCCGGCCACCACAGCCCCTCAGCCCCCGCCTCCTGCCCCGACGATCCCGCCGGCCTCCACCACGAGCCTGGCGCCCACGCCGGCCACCACCGCCCCACCGACGACCGCATCCACCACAACGAGTACCACCGCCCCGCCCACCACCTCGACCAGCACCACCAGCACGACCATCCCCCCGTCGACGACGCCGCCGACGGTTCCATGCCCGGGAGATCCAACATGCCCACCCCCCTCCGTACCCGAGCCCGCCGCCGACTCATCCTCTTCGCCCTCCGCCACCCCCGGGTAGCCAGGGCACTACACAAGGTCGCTAACCGGTGTTAGTGTGGCCGGCCATGTGTGACAACTCCAGCAACGGCCACGGCTCCGACTCTGACGCCGGAACGGCCGCCCGGGGCGCCGGCCAGGGATCGAGCCTCTCCGCCATCTTCGGCCGGCCCACCGACCGGACCACGCCCTCCGGGCGCAATGGCCACCGCATCGGCCTCACCCGCCTGCTGACCCTCGACGTGGCCCGCCGACTCGCCGCGAGGGGGACCGCCTGATGTGCGTGGAACGGACCCGCACCGACGCCGACGGCAACGAGGTCACCGAGATCTGGGTCCGCCGCAACCCCTGGCGTGAGGGGCCGCCGCCCATGCCCCTCACCCGCCTCCTCCGGCGACTCGCCGGCCTGATCCATGTGCGCTGAGTCGAACGGCCACGGCGGCGACGGCAACGCCCAGAGCGCCGTGAACGATCACACCGGCCGCACCACCTGGGAGGGCATCACCCGCCGAGGCCAGCGCCCCGGCCGCCGCCCCTCCGGCGGCAACGGCCGCGACGGATCCCACCCCCGATGGGGCACCCCCATGACACGCATCAGCATCCGCCGACGGCTGGCCATCCGCCTCGCCGCAGCGAGCCTGACCTACCTGGCCACCCGCTGATGTGCGATAGCAGCAACGGCAACGGCCACGGCGCCCCCGGCGATGCCCGCCGCGTCATCGACCACGCCACCCCCGACCGGCGACGCCGGCACTTCCTGGGCGGCTGGTCCATCCGCCACCGAGGCAACGGCCACCCACCCCAGCCCGCGCCCACCGCACCTGAGCACGAGGACACCTGACGATGTGCGATGGAAACGACGGCCCCAAGCGGGGCCGCACCGCAAGAGGCTGGTACGGAGAGCAGTACGACCTCCGCACCCGTGAGGAGCGAAGCCGCTACCCCCGCAGCGCCGGCAACACCAACCCCGAGGGCCCCGGCTGGCAGCCCCCGCCCCCGACCCGCCGCGGCTGGGAGAAGCCCCCTGACCAGTGGATGGGCCGCACCCTATGGCCCATCGCACTACTCACCCGCCTCATCCCCCGGAGGACCTGACGATGTGCAAGCCCCACCCCACTGATCCCCGCTACTGGTCCAACCCCCCGGACATGACCGACCACCCACCACGCGGTGGGATGCAGAACTTCCAGGCCGTCACCGCACCCCTCGTGGCGCTGAGCATCCTCATGGCCTGCACCAACGGCGACGGGGATGATGGCGGCGGCCGGCCCGGCCCCCTGGCCCGAGCCCGGGCCTACATGAACGAGCCCATCGATGACGCCCGCGCCCCGCGCAACGGCCCACGCCCGGCGCCGCCCTTCCACTGGGCCATCCCCGCCGCGCGGGGCCTCCTCCTGATGTGCACAGGCGGTGATGAGAGCGACGACGTGTCCGGGGGTACCCCGCCGCGCCCCGGCTGGCCGAGCCGCAACGAGGCTGACCAGACGGCACCCCCGGGCGGCTGGGGCAAGTTCAGGATCAGGCCCAAGGGCACGCACGGCCCGTGGAACTTCCGGCGCATCCTCGACCTGGCCCTGCACCGCCACCCCGCCTACAACCGGCGCGCCTGATGTGCAAGCCCCGCCCCGGTCCCCGGTCCTACCGGGGACCGGGCGAACCGCAGGGAGGCCTCGACCCCCACCTCAGGGCCAGGACCGCCCAACCCTCCAACGATCGGAGACCGACCATGTGCGACCCCGCAGACCGCGGCCCCTCCCAGACCATCGAACGACGAGGCGCCCGGCGAGCCCACGATGTCACCACCGGCCGCGAGGACTGGTGGAAGGGCCACGGCTTCATCCCCCTCGCCGTGCTGGCCCTGGTGACTCTGGCTTGCCCCAACGGCGATGACGGCAACGGTGACCCCGCCGCTCCCCTGCGCGACGTGGACCCCTCCCAGGCCCCGCCCCCGCGGACCTTCCGGCTCATGACGTGGCTTCGCCAGTCGACCACCAGCGATGGGGGCAACCTCCTCCGCCAGGGCCGACCGGTCGCGTGGTTCCGGTGGACGTTCCTGGACCTGGACCGGCACGCCCAGGGCTGCCAGTGGGTCCGCTTCCTGCGGGCCCTCGGCTACCGCCGGACGGCCGCGTGATGTGCCGGGGCAAGGACAACCCCTACATCAAGCGCCCGGCCCCGCCGCCCTCGACCAGCGCGGCCGCTACGCCCCGAGCCCGGCGATCGAAGTGGATCGCCCCCTTCCGGCGCGTCCTGGCCCTGAGGGCCGCGTGATGTGCGGCCACCAGCAGGAGCCGCCCCCGCCGCCGCTCAAGCCCCCCCAGAAGACCGGCCTCGGCCTCGTGAGCGAGCGGCGCGGGTGGCTGGGCATGATCGTGCGGCTCCTACGCCGCCGGCCCATCATCGCCTGATGTGCCAACTCGACCGCCTCCCCGCCGACCAGGCCAGGGAGCTGAACGCCCGCTACCGCAAGGATGGACACGCCATGTGCTCCAACGATGAGCCCGGCCAGAACCACACCGTCTGCCGGTACCGCCCCGACATGGACGATCCCTTCAACTCCAACCGCTTCGGTGCGCTGGCCCTGGCCTGCTCCGGCAACGGCACCGACGACGCCGCCGACCAGACGCCCCCCGCCGGCCGCAGCCCCGAGCCCTACGGCCGAGACTTCGGCTCCCGCCTGCCCCGCTTCTTCGATCGGGCCATCCTGGCCATCGCCTCCGCGGTGGCCTTCGTGGTCGGCTGGACTGTGCGCGGCCCCGAGGCTCGGTGATGTGCACCAACCAGAACAGCGGCTCAGGCGAGGGCGGCAGGGACATCGGAAGCGTCGGCGGCTGGGCCACACCCCAGGAGTCCAACGATCACTACGGGGCCTGGGGGCGTCCCTCCGCCCGCGAACGCGAGCAGCACCAGCGCGAGGAACACCGAGGCCGAGGCCGCCCACCGGGACGCGGTACCCGCGGCGGCCGCTGGCCCCGACCTGACGGCTCATGACCGCCTACCGCCGGCACCGCTGGCGCGCCCTCGCCGCCGGCATCGTGGCCTTCGGCGTCACCGTCACCGGCGCCTGCCAGACGCCACCCGATGATGACGACCGGCCCGGCCATACCGACACGAGCCAGACCCCCAACCGGTGCGCCGACGTCGACGGGACGGGCCAGGACTGCGAGGACCTGGCCCCATGACGACCGAGCTCACCGCAGAGGATCACCTCCTCGAGGTCCTCGATGAGATGCGCGTGCCCATCATCGGCCCGGCCATCCTCCCCACCCGGGAGGCGGCCGCCGTCGTGGCGCTGCCCATCACCCACGTGAAACTCCGTGCCCTCCGCCGCCGCGGGTACGGCACGTGCGCCGCCGGCTCCAGCCACGCCTACGTGTGGCCCCCCGACCCCAACCCCCAGGAGTCCCCCGATGTGCAAGAGTGAGCCGCCCCGCCCCAACACCCCCGAGGCCCGCCGCCAGGCCGACGAGACCCTCGGCCGCATGAAGAGTGAAGGGCCAGACCCCCGCCCGAACGGCCCGTGGACCGCAGCGATGCGCCTCACCGGGGACCTCCTATGGTGGGCAACCCGCCGGCCCCGATCAACGTGACGGACGCCGAGGACCAGCACCAGGCCCTGCTGGGGGCCCTCATCGGTGACCGCCGCGACGAGTGGCGGACCAGCAACCACTTCCGGTTCGGCATCCTCCAGCTCGCGTCCTGGCTGCCCCACCTCGTGGATGCCATCGCCGACCAGGCCGCGAAGGCCGACGAGGCGCAGCGCCTCCTCATCGAGATCGAGAAGCGCACCCTCCCGCCCACCTTCCGCCTTGAATCCACCGAGGCCGGCATCAAGGCCACCGTCGGCGACAAGACCGAGCAGCGCCGCGCCACCGCCGCGGGCATGGGCCTCGACCTGGACGAGCTGGAGGGCGCCGCCCGGTCCGTCATCTTCCATCCCAACGTCATCGACGAGGCCAGCCCGGAGGCGTAACCTCCCGGGGGTGCGCCAGCGACCTACCCCGCCGCCGATGTAGGGCCTGAACGCCACCGCGCGTCCAGGCCCTCATGGCTGGGCGTAGCGCAGCGGTAGCGCACCCGGTTCGGGACCGGGAGGCCGGGCGTTCGAATCGCCCCGCCCAGACCCTTGAGCATCCCACCTAACCCCGGTTAGGGTCGGCGTATGCCTGACGAGACGCCCGGCCAGCCTGCCGGCCCCCAGACGCCCACCCATCCCGCTCCCCTCGTGCCCAGCGCACTCGGGAGGGCCCGCCGAGCTCAGGCCCGGAGAGGCGCAGAGAGGGCCGACGCACGTGGCCTCACGGGCTGCGCCGCCGCCCCTGAGGCTGAGGACCCCGACCCGCGCGAGGCGTGACGCTGAGTACTCAGCCCCGCCGCTCGAGGAGACTGTTTGACGCCGGCCTCCTCACCACCGTGACGACGGGCATGGCCATCTTCTACGCGTCGATGACGCCAGCGGTCCTCTACGCCCTCGTGTACGTGACCCTCGTGACCGCCGGAGGCGCCGTCTCCAGGTGGGCCTGGCGCTCCGACCCTAACCCGGGTTAGGGTCGGAGGCATGAGCAACCCCAACACGGCGCCTGACCGTGAGGTCATCGTGTACCTCATCGCCGACTTCATCGGCGCCTACTCCCCCGCCGCCGAGGTCTATGAGGCGGCCCGCTACCCCGCCCGCCGCAACATCGACACTGAGGTCCGCAAGGCCATCTGGACCTTCGCCTCCGAGCCGGGCGCCATCATCCTGGAGCCCGACGCTGAGACTGTGGCCCTGCGCCAGGCCTGGGAGGACGCCGGCCACCGCCGCCTCGGTCAGGGCGACGTCATCGTCGTGGACGGCCGGGCCTACACCGTGACGGCCGCCGGCTACCGGCCCATCACCTTTGACGCTCAGCGTCAGGTGGTGACGGTCTGATGCCGGAGAGCCTCATGCCCGTCACCCGTGTCTGCGTGGGTGACCGCGTCCGCCTCGACGGGAAGGTCTACACCGTCGCTGTGTCTGAGCCCTGCGACCTCAACGCCGGGGCCTGGCACCTGGAGATGGAGGAGGACGATCCGAACGCCCCCTCGGGCTGGCCCTACAGCATCCGCTACCTCAACCCCGACGCCACCATCGAGCGCATCAAGGCGGTCACGGGCTGATGGCCCGCCCCATCGTCCCGACCCTCACCCCGGAGGAGTCGCGCCAGGCCAAGGCCGCCGCCTTCGCCAACACCCTGGGCCTAGACGGTGACGCCCTCTTCCGCGCCGCCATCGCCGTCTGGTCGAACCTCAACCCCCAGAAGACGAGCTTCGACCGGGCCCTCAGCGTCGCCGGCTCCGCCCTCCGGGCCGCGGCCGACCCCTCGACACCCACGCCTAACCCGGGTTAGCATCCCCCGCATGAGCACCCACCCCCTCCAGCCCCGCCCTGAGGTCCTCGTCTGCCATGACCTGGGCCAGCCGCGGGACGGCCGCCCCGCCCCCGACCTGGACGCCCTCCTGGCCCGCCTCGAGAAGGCCGAGCCCGGCGCCGTCACCGACGTGGAGACCCGCCACGAGCAGACCTACGGGCGGCCGGAGGGGACCACCCACCCCGTCCACTACATCACCTTCAACGCGGCCCGGCTGCGTAACACCGAGGCGCAGGGCTACGGGTACCGCCTGGGCTTCGTGTCCAGCGTCTCCAGCGTCGCTGGGACCAGGCCGGGCCTCTTCTGATGCACGTGGACGAGGCGGCCGCCTACGCCGCATGGATCGCCGGTGAGCCGGTACCCTGCACCTGCGGCGCCCTCCTGACCCGCACCACCTGGGTCGGGCGCCGCGAGGACCTGGACCCCCACGATGAGCCGGAGGGGACGTGGGCGCACCAGGGCGCCCACGGTGAGATCCTCGAGACCGGCCACCGGGCCGTCCCCGCGACCTGGCAGCGCCCACCCGTAGAGGTCATCGATGCGACGACTGATGACGTCCGCTCGGCGCTGCGATCGCACCTGGCCGACGCCGACGTCACACGCGCCCAGATCGACGCTGAGACGGCCGCCGGCCGCTGGTCCGCCAACGAGCACCGGTGGCTGGCCTGGGCCTCTCACTTCGCTGGGCTGTGCGGTATCCAGGGCGAGCCATGACGCCCTCGACACGACCCGCTAACCCGGGTTACTATCCAGGGCATGAGCACCACCTTCGCTACTGAGCCCAACGGCCGCCCCCTGTGCCCGTGGGTGACCACCGTCCCGGCCACCCCGTACAACGTGTGGCACGGCGCCCGCTTCAACCTGGCCGCCGCCCGCTTCGACCGCAAGGCCGACGCCCTCGGCCTCACCGATGAGGAGATCGGCGGCGGCTACGCCACCCGCGAGCAGGCCCTCTGGGACGCCGCCGTCGAGCACCTCCTGACCATCGAGCTGGAGCGGCCCACCCTGCGGGAGGCCATCGCCGCTACCCGCCTGTGGGACGAGAAGCACGCCGCTGGCCTCTGCCCCGCTGAGGCCGTAGCCTGGGCGCTCAACCTGCCCCAGGGCATGACGGACCGCCTCCTGCGGGACGCCCCGTCCATGTGATCGCCGGAGGAGGGGGCGCCCCGCACCCGGGGCGCCCCCTCCTCGCGTCTCCCGCTAGACCGATGGCGCTAACCCGGGTTAGTATCTTCGTATGAGCACGAACCCCTTCGGACCAGTCCCCATGGGCCACCTGTTCACCTTCGCCGTCGTGTACGGCACCGGCCCCGACGCCACCATCGAGGAGATCGACGTGGAGGCTCCCAATCTGGACTCGGCCCGCAAGGCCGCTGAGGCCCAGGCGGCCGCCGAGCTGGAACCCGGCTGGGACCGCATCGTCCCCATGGCCCCCGGCGGCTCCGGTGGCCTGGTCATCTTCTGACCTCCCGGCGGCCCGCCGCCTGGTCCGTGCACTCGACGGGCTGGGCGGCGGGCCGGAGGGGACCCTCACCCTGGGCCGCGCCATGACGCCCGCCCAGTGGGAGCAGGCGGCCGTGCACCTGGCCGGCATGGCCGCGCCCACCATCCCCGTGATTGAGGCGGCCCTGGGCATGCTCACCGACCGCGTCGGGTGCGCTCTGGCGTGGGACCGCCTCACCCACGGCAACTTCCCCCACCGCCGCCCCGCTTGACAGACGCCGCTAACCCGGGTTAGTGTCATCGGCATGAGCACCGACTACACCAGCGCCTGCAACGAAGCTGCCACCGCCCAGGGCCTCGACCCCATCACCGCTGCCCTCACCGCGGCGGGCATCGACCATGACGTCGCCCAGACCGGCGGCTTCTGCATGGTCATCGAGATCACCTCCGCCCACGACGCCGGCGCCAAGCTGTGCATGACGGCCGACACCGCTGAGGACGGCGAGGCCCTCGTGTGCTACCTGTCCGCTGACGCCGCCCAGGGCGAGGCCGACGAGGTCCTCGTGGGCGACCTGCCCATCGAGGTCGCCGTGGCCACGGCCCGCAGCTTCGTGGACAGCGGCATCGTCCCCTGACCCCTTCCGCCAGATGCCGCCGGGCCACCGCCCCGGCGGCATCTTCGCGCTCACCCTTGACCGAACCCGCTAACCCGGGTTAGTATCTTCCTATGAGCACGACGCACCTGAGCCGCAGCCCCCGCTTCATCCGCAAGGGCGACGTCATCGTCGCCGGTGTGACCCGCAAGGTCGTCAACCACGTCGTCGCCACCGACGGGGGCATGCTCATCACCACCACCTACCAGGGCCGCACCGGCCGCATGGTCTACAGCGACTCGGTGCGCTTCGACATCGAGCGGCCGGCCGCCTGAGAGTGAGACCCGCCAGCGGCGCCGCACCCACCAGGGGCGGCGCCGCTGCCGCGTCCGGGGCGCTCACGTGGGTTAGCGTGGCCGGCATGAACCCCCGCGACGCCTACCGCATCCTCTCCGAGCGGCTGCCCGCCGATCCCTCCGACAACGATCCCATCCCCGTCCCGCCCGCCGCCGTGCGGGCCCTCCTCCCCGGCCCCCAGAACGTGGCCCGCCTCCTGATCCTCCTCGGCGTCGCCTTCCTCGTGGGCCGGGCCAGCAAGTAGCCCACCAGCTACGAGGGCCGCCACTGTGCCCGGTGGCGGCCCTCAACGCGCCCGGGGCTAACCCGGGTTAATGTAACGGCCGTGACCGACGCACAGACCGAGACCGAGGCGCCCCGCGCCTACCAGCACCCGCCCTTCATGGTCGAGCGCATCGCCGCCACCATCGCATCGGTGAGCACGCCCCTCTCCCTGACCGAGATGCCCGCCGGCGTCCGCACCGTCGTGGAGGCGCTGGCCCGGGAAGTCCTCGACGCCATCCGCGGTGACGAGGCCGACTGGCCCGAGCCGCCCCTGGAGCGGGCCCTCACTCCCGATGAGGTGGACCGCATCACCCACAGCTACGACCGCACGGGCGTCCTCTTCAAAGACATCTACCGGCTGGCGGACAGCCACCGCCTCATCCACAACGCCCTCCTCGAGGAGTACAAGGACACTGAGGCGGACCGCTCCACGGGCGGCCGCTACCTGGGCGAGTTGCTGTGGCTCGTCGCCCACCTCGCCGACCGGGTCTCGCCTGAGGTCCTGCTGCCGCCCCGCCTGGCCGGCCACGTGGCCGGCGCCCGCGCCATCTATGACCCCGGCCGCTACACCGTGGGCGTCCCGGTCGCGAGCACGGCCCCCGCCTCAGAGTGAAGGCCCTCACCGTCAAGGCCCACTGGGGCCTGTGCCTGGTAGGCGGCTTCAAGTGGATCGAGACGAGGCCCCGCCCGTGCAAGTACCGGGGCCGGCTGGCCATCCACCACAACCGCGACCGCCAGAGCTTCTGGGAGGTGTGGCACGCCGGCCACCAGTACGCCTACAGCGTCGAGGCCCGCATCGTCGCCGCGATCTCCAGCCTCGAGCTTGACCTCGTGGCCGACGATGACGACTACTTCTGCGCCATCACCGGGGGCGTCGAGCTCGTTGAGTGTGTGCCCATCGTGGCCGAGCCCTTCGAAGCGACGCCAGAGGCGCTGGCCGCCGGGGCCATCGTCGTGGACGCGGCCGGGGACCGGGCCTGCTACTACCGGCCCGGCATCGGGACCAGCGAGGCGTGCCTGGACGTCTCCGACCAGCTCCCCCTCGGCGACTTCACTCCAGGGCGCTACGGCCTCATCATGCGGGACCCCGCGACCATCCTCGACCGGTGCCCCTACTGCTGGGGCCGCGGCGAGGTGGACCCTGACCCTGACGTGGGCGGCGTGATCATCGAGGCCCACGGCCGGCGCCACCAGCAGTGCCCCGTCTGCGGGGGCAAGGGCGCCACCCCCGCCCCGGTCCCCGCCCGCGGGCAAGTCTCCGTCCCCTGGAACTGGAACCCATGACGAGCCAGCCCCGTCACCCTCGGCCGCCCATGCGCTTCCCGGGCGCTCATGGCTCCGTCCCCGCCCGGCACCGAGGACCGCGCCGGTGGATACTCGGCCACTGTGGCGCCTGCACGCTGCCCCTCGCTGTGGCCGGCGTCCAGGACGGGAGCGTCCACGTGTGGCGCGCCGTCAAAGTCGACAACGAGCGCCTCCGTGACATCCAGTCACAGAACCCGGGCTGGCCCGCCCACGGCACATGGATAGCCAGCCCCACCAACCTCACTGAGTGGGCCCTAGCCACTCGATGCCCCCGGTGCCAGACCCGCCACACCATCACCCACCCCCAAGCCCTGGCGCTGGCCTCAGCGGCCATCTCGGCTGGCGCCCGCCGCTTCACCATCGGAGAGACCCCATGAACCGCCACCGCCTCGCCATCACCGCCGCCGCCGTGCCCGGCATCATCCTTGGGACGTGCATCCTCGTGGGGCACTGGGCGCGTTGCCCCGAGCGGTCCCGCGGCCACGGCCGCTGCGTCCTGGCCCGCGGCCACGCCCGCCCCGAGGGCGGCCGCTCCGCGCCGAGCACGACCCGCCACATCGGCGTCCACGGCCGCGGATGGACGAAGGTCACCGTCCAGCACGTGCGCCGCGTCAGCTAGACCCCCCGACCCGTATACACCCCCGGTTACCCTCTCCCCCTGTGGGAACCCGACCCATCTGCTACCGGGCAGCACCGGAGATCGCGGACCTCGTAGACCGCGCCGCAGCAGATGACGAAGTGACGCGCAGCGACTGGCTCGCCGGCCTCATCGACCGGGGCCTGGAGGGGAAGGGCCTACTCTCCGCGGACCAGGTTCGTGAGCGGCGCGTCGCCCGGGTGGCGGCCGCCGACCATGAACGCTCCATGGGCCGCGGCGTCCGCCGATACCGACCCCACCCCGAGGACTACCAGTGAAGTACCTCCGCAGCATCTTCCCGACGATGAACCGCTGGCGCACCGCCGAGGACGATGTGGCCGCCATCCAGCAGGCCGCAGCACAGACCGAGGAACGCTTCCTCGTTGATGCGCCCACAACCACCGAGTGGACGGACCCCTCCTCGGACCCGCTGGGCGATGTAGCCGCCGCTGCGGCCCAACTCCGGGCGACGGCCCTGGCCGCCCGCCGCACCATGGACGCCCACGATGAAGTAACGACGGCCGTCGAGGAGCGCCTGGCCGAGCTCGACGACGAGATCGCCGGGACGCACCGGCGCATCGCGGCCGCCGCCTGGGCAGAGGTCGCCGAGGCTGGCCTCTTCGACCAGGACCACACCCACACCTGGGACCGCGACGACGTCCAGGGCCGCCCCGGCTTCGCCTGTGCGTGCGGCAAGTCCAAGTGCGACCTCCTGCGCTGCGTCCTCGAGCAGGACCACGAGCCGCCCCGACACGGCTTCGCCTCCGACCCGCCTCTACTCGGAGGGTAGGTGCCCTCCCCGGCCGAGCTGATCGCCGACCGCCTTGCACGGGAGGACCTCACGCCCCAGGAGCGGCGTGAGGTCCTCAAGACGGTCGCTGGCCGGGCCAGGGACTGGCGCTTCTGGGCCAGACCCGACCAGCTAGAGCCGCCCGGGGACTGGCAAATCTGGCCCGTCATCGCCGGCCGAGGAGCCGGCAAGACGAGGACGGGCGCCGAGTACTGCATCGACCGGGCCATCCAGTACCACCGGGCCAACGTGGAGATGCGCGGCGGCCTCGTGGGCCGGACCGCAGCGGACGTCCGCGACACCATGGTCGAGGGTGAGTCGGGCATCATGGCCTGCCTCGACCGCCGCAAGATCGCAGCGAAGTACGAGCCGGGCCGCCGCCGCATCGTCATCCGGCCCCTGCAAGCGACGCTTCACACCTACTCGGCGATGGAGCCTGACAGCCTCCGAGGCCCCCAGCATCACACCCTGTGGTGCGATGAGCCCGGGGCCTGGCGCCACCGCACCGACGCCCAGGGCAACAACGCCTGGACGAACGCCCTCTTCGGGTTGCGCCTCGACGCGGCGGGCCTCATCCCCCGGGTCGTGGCCACCACCACCCCCAAGCCCATCCCCCTCATCAAGGAATGGTTCGAGGCGTGCGCGCCGTGCAAGCGCCCGGCGGGCCACACCGGCAAGCACGGTGGCCGGGAGGCCCAGGACGACCGGGAGGCCCCCCTGTGCGGCATCATCGACGGCCGCGTCGTCATGACCCGCGGGAGTCTCTACGACAACATCGCCCACCTGGCGCCGATGTTCGTCTCCCAGATCGTCGACCGGTACCGGGACTCGCCGCTGGGCGCACAGGAGATCTTCGGGCGCCTCGTCCTGTCCAACCCCGGGGCCCTCTGGCAGATGGCCAAGATCGAGGCGTCCCGGCGCCTCACCACCCCCGAGTTGTCCCGGGTCATCATCGCCGTGGATCCGCCGGCCGAGGCCATCGCTGAGTGCGGCATCATCGTGCTGGGCATCGGCGCCTGGGACCGGGAGGTGTACGTCCTCGATGACCTCTCCCTGGTGGCCCGCGGCGAGGACTGGGGCGCCAAGATCGTCGAGGCGTACCGCAACACTGAGGGGCTGTACCCCATCGACCCCAGCCTCGTCGTCGCTGAGCGGAACATGGGCGGCGACATGGTCCGCACCGTCATTCACCTCCAGGACTCCGGCATCCTCTACGAGCCCGTCAACGCATCACAGTCCAAGTGGGAGCGCGCCGAGCCCGTTGCCTCCGCGTACAGCCAAGTCCACCACGTGGACTACTTCCCCGACTTGGAGGCTCAGATGTGCACCTGGACGAAGGACGAGGACTTCTCACCGGACCGCCTTGATGCCCTCGTGCACGGCGTGCGGTACCTCATGCCCCACATCATCGGGGCGCCGGTGCAGAGCTTCTCGGCCGCGGACCTGCAACTCCAGTCGACAGTCATGCAACGCGGCGACCGCCTGTAGACACCGGCCACTAACCAGGGTTACCGTGAGGAGTCCGTAACCGCGACACCGTGAGAGGGGAATCCCCCGCCATGGCCAGCCCCCAGGACACCACCCACCAGGTCACCGCCATCGGCACAGGCATCAGCCCGACCGCCGTCCGGGCCGCCGCTGAGCGTGCCCAGCGAGACCTCGCCACCATCTACGAGACGCAGATCACCGGCCTCGCTGCCGGTGAGCAGCACGCCATCTCAACGGCCCGCTTCGTGTGCTCGGAGATCGTGGACGGCGACCGTCGTGTCATCTGACCGAGCCGGCCGGCCGCGAGCGAACCTCGCGGTCGGCCGTCTGGTCGAGAGGGCCCGGGACCTGCTGGCCGCCGGCTGGTCGCCCCTCCACGCCCAGGGCCAGCACTACTGGGCACGCCGCAGCGGCGGCGTGGAGGAGCGCCAGGACCTAACGCCCGCCGATGGCGTGGCCCTCGACGCGCTGACGATCCTGGGGGCTGACACCGGCCACGGGTTCCCCCACAGCCACCCCCATGCCGGGCACACCTACCATCACCGGCACCGGGGCGGGCACCGCCGCCACACCCACCTCCTCCAGGAGCCCGAGTGAACGTCTTCCCCATCTCCGTACTCGACCCCGCCAACCCCGCCGTCATCCGGTACCGCGACTGCCGCCTCACCTGGGATGGCACCACCTCCCGCGTGTGGACGTGGCCCTCCAACGCGCCCAAGGCGTACGCCCTCATCACCGTGGAGGGCACCCCTGAGAACGACGGGAACCTCTACCGCCTCGAGACGCCCGACGGCCCGATCCTCCTGCGTGAGGAGGAGTCGTGCGGCTGCGGCTCCAAGCTCAAGGGCTACACCCCCACCGCGGCCAAGCCCACCCGCGCCTTCACCGAGTCGCCGTGATGGCACCCCGGACCCTCACTGAGGAGGAGTCCTGATCGTGGCCTGCAAGAAGTGCGGCAACGAGATCGTCTGGATGGCCGTGGACCTTCGGACCGGCGCCCGTCGCAACATGCCCGTCGACGCCGGCGTCGGCTCCGACGAGGTCATCCGGCCCCGCCAGGTACCGGATGGGAACCTCCGGCCCATGGGCACCACCGTCCAGGGACGCTACGGGCCCGTCAGCCTCGCCAAGTACGTTCCGCCCGGCGAGGGCCGCTACCGCATCCACCAGTGCCCGAGGCGCAACGAGACCCGCAGAGGCGCCGCCAGATGACCACCACCAACCCGGGCTGCGACATCCCCGGCTGCGTCGTGGATCACCGACCCAAGACGCCGCCCATGGTGGTCACCGGAGGCTGGTGCGCCCCCATCACGCCCGGGTCGCCTTTCGACTTCTGGGGCGGCATCCGCACGCCGTGGCTCTACCCCGACGACCGGTGGGCCGATGACCTCAACGTGACGGCATGGCTGTTCCCCGCCTGGGCTGCGCTGGAGGCCCGGGGCCGCGACTACCGCCGCCGCTACCGCGCCGTGAAGGGCTGCCTCCGCCTGGCATGGACGGCCGCCCGCCGCCGCACCCATGACCAGTGATGACTACCCCGAGGACGAGGACACGTGACCATCCACATCGCCGGCCTTGACGTGCAAGTCGGTCCCCTCGTACGCCAGCTCTGCGCCTGGTGCGGCGAGACCATCGAGAACCGTGACCTGTCCAAGGAGAAGGTGGCCGTCCAGCCCGGCCACCCCATCCCAGAGACCCGCAGCGGCTGGCCCATCGGCGCCCTCATCGAGATCACCACCAGCCCCACAGGCGGCGGCCGCATCGTGTCCATCGTCGACCACGACCCCGCCGTGAAGCTCCCCATCGACTGCTGCGCGATGGATGAACCGGAGGCGACCGACCTCCTCGACCACCCCGACCTGGCCACCCTCGACGGGGACCTCGACGAGACGCACGCCCGCATCGCGGACCGCAACAACGACGACGAGCGCGGCCTCTACGGGGGCGGCCCCGCGTCCTGACGCCCTGCTCCCGGGCCAACTTCCAGCCCACCCTAGACGCTTCCCCTAACCCGGGTTAGCATCAACGGGCATGAGCACTGATGACGTCGACCAGTTCCTCGAGGAGCACGGCCTCACCATCCGGGTCACCCGGGGGCCGAGCTTCACCGTCGAGGATGAGCTCGGCCAGCTCGTCGTGGACGCCCCCTACCTGGAGGCCCTCGACGCCCTGTCCGAGATCACGGACGTCGCCGACGCGGACGCCATCCTGTCCGCGGCCGTCGACGGTCGTCTGGCCGCCTGACTCGGCGCTCTACCCGAGACCGGCCACCGGGCCGGCCCACGAGTAGTGGAGCACCCGTGAACCTGAACCGACCGCGTCTGGGCCTGGCCGGCCTCGGCGCCCTCATCCTCATGGCCGCCAGCGCATGCTTCCCCCAGTCACCCACGCCCGCAGAGCCGTGCCCCACGGACCGGCCCGTCGACGTCTACGAGTTCGGTGACAGCCTCACCGCCTGGGCCAAGAACACCCCCGCCCCCCGGGCCGGCGAGAGTGAGCCGGGCTTCACCGGCATCTGCCAGCGCTTCACCGAGCAGACGAGCGTGGGCATCTCCGTCAACGCCATGGGAGGCACGAAGGTCCGCGACCACTTCCCCACGATGCCCAACCTCCTCGCCGGGAAGTGCGCCATGGTCTTCCTGGCCACCAACGACATCGGCAACCTGACCCTCGCCGAGGCGAAGGCCGACGCTCTGGCCGCCATGAACATCCTCCGCGACGCCGGAGTCCGGCGCATCGTGTGGGGCCTCCTCGACGAGAACAGCGCATCCCACCGCACCGCGGCCATCGCGTCCAAGACGGTCGCGTACAACGCGTGGCTCATCGACGTGGCCCAGTCGGCCACGTACGGTGACCTCCTGGTCCTCGCTGACTGGCGCGCCGCGTCCGCCGGCCACGATGACTACCTGCTCCTGGCCAGCAACGATCCCATCCACCACACCGACGCCGGGGCCGACGCCTACGCGGCCTTCATCGTCGCCTCCTACCTGGAGCTTTGCTCATGATCGTCGCCCTCCAAGCCGCCGGCATCTACGGCGCCGTGGCCCTCACTGTCCTGTGGCTCATGGTCATCGTGGCCATCATCCAGGACGCCTTCGCACCGCAGCCCGGCCTCGTGGGGCGCTTCTCGAGCCGCCCCATCCAGGCCCGGCCGCTGCCACCCTCCGTGGCTCTGACCGAGCGCATCCAGGCCCGCATCATGGCGGCACCCTCGCCGCTGGCCCTCCCGGTGGCACCATGGCGACCGACGGCCTGACCGTCACCCTCCTGGCGTTGCTCGCGACGTGGAGCCTCACCCAGCTCGCCACCCGCGACGTCATCACCGCCCGGTACCGGGCGGGCCTTCGCCGATGGCTGAGGGCCCGCCGGCATCGCCAGACCTTCGTCCCCTACGAGGGTGTGTACCTCTGCTCCTGTGGCTACGAGACGGGCGACCAGGACGCCTTCGTGGACCACATCGTTGTCGGCCGCGTCGAGGCGACGCAGGGCTGGGCGTACAAGCTCACCACGTGCCCATGGTGCGTGAGCTTCTACATCGCCGCCGTCGTGGGACTCAGCGCGGCGTGGCTGGGCGACACCTTCTGGTGGCAAGTCACCGCGTTCGCCCTCGGCGCCCGGGTCTTCACCGGTGCGACCGTCACGAAGCTAGGACCACCCCCCGACGACGACGAGGACATCGCCGATGATCCCCTCTGACGACCAGCGCCCCGTGCCCCTACTGATCCTCGACCTCGACGGGACCGTCCGGTTCGGGAAGGACGAGTTGGGGCACTTCGTCAACAGCCCCGACGACGTGAAGATCTTCCCGGAGGCCATCGATCGCATGGCCGCGTGGAAGGCCCGAGGCGGCCGCATCATCGGCGTGTCCAACCAGGGCGGAGTCGCCCTGGGCATCGTCACACGCGCCGCTGCCCAAGCGGCCGTCGCCGAGACGAACCGCCAGACGGGCGGCCTCTTCGACGCTGCCCTCCTCTGCCCGCACCACCCCCAGGCGCCCGACCCGGCGATGCGCCGCTGCTGGTGCCGCAAGCCCCGCGCCGGCCTGGCCATCGAGGCTGCCACCATCCTGACGATCCACTACCCCAACGACTACTACCCCGCCGACCAGATGCTCGTCGTGGGTGACCGCGACGAGGACCGAGGGTGCGCCCAGGCCCTGAGCGCGGACTTCCTGCCAGCCAGCGCTTGGCGCGAGGACGGCCCCACCTCACCCCTCCGAAGCTGCCCCGTATGAGCGACGCGATCATCGGCCCCGTGCAACGGAGGGCCCACGGTGACGTACACGCCGCTGTGACGTGCATGCTCCACGGCCAGGACGCCGCCGCCCGCGAGATCCTCTTCACCAGCCCCGCCCCCGTCGCGGTCGCGTACGCCGCCGTCGTCGAGCTGGTCACCGCCATCCAGACGCTGGGCGAGGTGACGGCCAGCGATCCCAAGGAGGGATGGGCGCTGCTGTGCCAGCACTGGTCCGGCGACCCCGACACCGGAGGGCCAGGGTTGACCGAACCCGCTAACCCGGGTTAGTATCTGGGCATGAGCACGACCGATCGCCAGGCCACCCTCACCATCGCCCTCACGGGCATCTACCAGGCCATCCGGGCCGCTGGCGTCAGCGACGCCCACTTCGACGCCCTGGCCGAGCGCGTCGAGCTGTTCTACGACCTCGACGAACTGGAGGAGTTCGTCAGCATGGTCACCATCCGCGTCGAGGACGGCCGTACCGCCTACTCGGCCGCCATGGAAGCCGCCGCCATGCTCGTCGATGACGGCCTCTTCGAGGCGGCCCGCGCTCACGGCGGCGGCTGGGACGCCCTCTACGGCGCCCCCGAGGCTGAGGACCCCATCTACGCGGACTACTACCACGGCGTGGCCCACGCCCTCCTCGCCGGTGACGGGCTGCGCCTGTGCACCACCATCGGCCACGAGACCCCGGACCTTGACGTGGCCGAGGCGCTGGTCGCCGTTGCCGTGACCCCCGACCAGGCCATGGGCCTCGTGTCGGTGACGGTCATCCCCCGGTCGACCATGGTCCACCAGGCGTTCGGTTCGCTGCCTGAGGGCGTCGTGGAGGGTGTGACGACCCTCGTGCTGGACTGGGAGGAGCAGGTCTACATCCGGCACTAGCGCCGGCCGGTCCCGGGCCGGTAGCCTCTACAGCCCCGGGACCTCCCTCCCGGCCCCAACTCAGTTCCACAGCTCGGCCCCTGGGACGCCCCCCGTCCGGGGGCCGATGCGCGTCTGGTCCCCTGCCCGCCTCGATGGCGACAGGTACGCTCAGCGGCATCGTGCCCAGGCATCCCCTCCCGGTGCGGCGCCGCGATGGCTGCTGACGACACAGGCGACCGCGCCGGCGCGTCCGTCGTGCTCGCGTCGCGTCCTGGACGCCCCGCTCCGGCCCCTCCTGCGGCGTCTCCTGCCATCGAGGCGCCGGCCGCTTCTGCACCCCCCGCCCGGTCCCTGACGGCCGCGGCGCGGCGCATCGATCTGACGACCCGCGACGGACGGCGCATCATCACGAAGCCCTCCGAGCGGGACAAGGCCATCTGGTCCTTCATCCGCTCAGTCCCCGAAGCGAAGTTCGCTGTGCGGTTCATGGGCAACGCCCTATCCCGGGTGACCCTCTACCCGGGCGTCATCGTGGACCCGGCCGAGGCGCCCGTGCCCGTCGACCAAGCCGTCGACGACCCTGAGATCAAGCTGCCCCCGCAGATCGCAGCGGACGCCCTATCCGAGCATGAGCGCATCACCGCCGGCCCCGACGGGCAGGCCGGCCTCATGCGCGGATTCGGCGAGAACCTGACGGCCACCGGCGAGGCGTACCTGGTGGGCCGCGGCGCCGACGAATTCGACCCCGTCATCGACGACGAGGTGTGGCAGGTCTACTCCAAGAGCAACATCGTCGCCGGCCGCGGGCAGGACAGCATCCTCCTCAAGTCCAGCCCCAAGGACCCCGGCCGCGAGCTGGCGCCCGACGACCTCCTCTACCGCGTCTGGCGCCGCGACACCGAGTGGCCCGACATCGCCGACGCCGGCATCGGGTCGGTCATCGATGAGCTGGAGGAGCTGCTCATCTACTCGCGGCAGTTCCGCGCCGTGGGCAAGAGCCGCAACCCCGCCGGCATCCTCCTCCTCCCCTCCGAGCTGGACCCGCCCAAGCCCCAGCGCGCCCAGGGCGCCGCCGGCCAGACGCCCACCCCCGACCCGGCTGACCAGACGCCCGCCGACGGGTGGACGCAATTCGAGACGAGCCTCGTGCGGAGCCTCATCGCTCCCAACGAGGATGACGGGTCCGCCGCCAGCGTCGTCCCCCACATCATCAAGGGACCCGGCAGCATCCTCGAGAAGGTCCGCCACCTACTCCTCGACCGGACGATCGACAAGGAAGCGATCGGCCGCATGAAGTTCCTCATCGAGCGGATCGCGCACGGCGTCGACCTGCCCGTTGAGGTCCTCACCGGCATCGCTGACGCCAACCACTGGACGGGCTGGCAAATCGAGGACTCCACGTGGAAGGCCCACGTGGAGCCCACCGCCCAAATCCCCGCCATCGGCCTCACGGCCGTGCACCTGCGCCCCGCCCTCCTCGGGCACGGCCACGACCGCCAGTGGGTCCGCCGCATCGTCTTCGGCGTGGACCCCTCCCGGCTGGTGGTGCGACCCAACCGCGCCGCTGACGCACAGAAGGCCCATGAGGCCATCGTCATCAGCGACGAGGCGTACCGCGGACACCTGGGCTTCGCCGAGTCCGACGCCCCCACAGAGGAGGAGCGCCTCCGCCGCTACGCCCTCGAGAAGTCCGGCATCGGCCAGGACATCACAGCCCAGCTCTTCAACTTCCTGCGCCTCCTGCCCCCCGAGGCGCTGGGCCTCGACCCGCACAAGCCCGTCCTCATCCCCTCCGAGATCGCAGCCAAGGCCGGCGCCGAGGCCGCCATCGAAGTATCCGAGGCCGTCCCCGAGGACGCACCGCCGGCCGATGACGCCACCCCCGAGGAGGGCGGCGACCCCACCCCCGACACTGAGCCGGCCGAGCCGCCCGAGGATGACGCTGCGAGTGACACGGCCGCCGGCCTCACCGCCGCGGGCGTCGAGCTCACCGGCCTCGGCGAGACCCTTGACGGCATCGAGACCCGCCTCCGGGACCGCCTCCAAGTCGCCGCGTCCGGCGAGATGAACAGGGCCCTCACCCGAGCAGGCAACCGCATCCGCGGGTCCGTGCAAGGCGACCCCGAGGCGCGCGACGAGGTCAACGGCGTGCCCGCCGAATCGGTGGGCCTCATCCTGGGCACCGAACGCTCACCCGTCACTGACCCTGAGCAGCTCCTGGTCGGCGCCTTCGAGGACCTACGCGGCCAGTGGGACGCCTGGGTCACTGACGCTGAGGCGGCCGCCGCCACCGCTGTGGCCACCAGCTCAACCACCGACGCCACGCCCGATGACGGGAGCACCGACCGTGACGCCGGCTGGACTGCCCTGTACCTCGGCCTCCTGGCCTACGCAGCGCCCCGCATCTTCCAGGCCGTAGACGCTGAGGGAGGCGAGGCTGATCTGACGCTGTCGGTGCCCGCCGGCATCATCCGCGACGCCCTGACCGTCGCCGGTGGGGGCCAGAGCGGGTTCGCTCCGGCCGGCCTCGTGGGCCAAGTCGGTCCGCCAGGTCTGCTGACGGGCCCCCGCTGGCGCGAGCGCCTCGCCGCCCAGGGCATCCGAGTCGTGGCCCTCACCTGGAACGTGGGCTTCCCCTCCGCTCCCTTCGCCCCGCATCAGGCCCTCGCCGGGACCGTCTTCAGTGACTGGCAGGACCCGCAACTCACGAACGGGGGGACGTTCCCCGCCACATCCCACTTCTACCCAGGAGACCATCGAGGCTGTCAGTGCTCCACCGGCTCGATCCTGGTACAACTCAATCGACAGGAGGACGCAGCATGAGGACCTGGACGAGCCCGGCCGGCATCGCGTACGAGGACGTGCAAACGGGCGACGGGCGCATCTTCGTCGCCGGGTGCTTCTACTGGGACGACCCCGGGCAAGGCTGGCCCCACCGCCTCGACATCGAAGACGACGGGTGGCACGACGGGGCCCTCCTCATCGGGACCATCCGCACCATGGAACGCCGCGGCGACGGGACCATCGGCGCCGAGGGGTGGATGGACGACGAGACGACGGCCGGCATGGTCGCCGCCCGGATGCACGACCAGGGCATGCCCCTGGGCGTCTCCGTGGACCTCGACGACATGGCAGTCGAGTTCGTGGCCACCGACCTCGAGGAACCCGAGTCCGAGGAGGAGATGAGCGTGGTGTACGCCGCGCAGGGCCTCACCGCCTCGGCCATCTTCACCGACACCGGCGAGCTCCACTCCCTGAGCATCCCGGGCCTGCGCGGCGTCCTCGCCGCCGCCGGCATGGAGGGACTCCTCGCAGCGGCCGGCGACGGGGACCCCGACGACGGCGTCGTCATGTGGGCCGACTCCATGGACTCCATGATCATGCGCTGCACCCGCGCTCGCATCCGCGGCCTCACCGAGGTGCAGATCCCCGCCTTCGCGCGGGCGGCCCTCCTCTACGCCGACGCCGGCGCCCCCGCCGACGACAGCGCACCCGAGGATGAGCCGGCCGTCGAGGAAGGCGACGGTGACGCCTCGGTGCGCGTCACCCACGAGCCCGCCCCGGAGACCACGGCCACGGGGTGCGGAGGTGAGTGTGGCTGCGGAGGTGATTGCGACGGTCAAGCCCTCGCCGCCGCGGCCACCACCTCCACCATCCCCGTGCGTCCCCCGGCCGCCTACTTCACCGACCCGGGCTTCAGCAACGACGACGTCATCACTGTGGAGGACCCCGACACGGGCCGCACCCTGCGCGGCGTCCCGATGCAGTACCTCCCCTCCGGTGAGGTCCTGGGGCACATCGCCATGTGGGGCCAGTGCCACACCGGCTCCCCCTCCGGGCAGTGCGTCCTCACGCCCCACTCAGCATCCGGGTACCGGTGGTTCCAGCCCGGCCACATCGAGCTCGATGACGGGACCCTCCGCCCCAGCGGCAACCTGACGCTGGGCGGCGGCCACGCCGACGTCATGCTCTCCTACCGGGCCGCCCTCAACCACTACGACGACGTGAGCACCCAGGCCGCCCAGATCACAGCAGGCGAGGACCGCTACGGCGTATGGGTCCACGGCGCGGGCCTCCCGGACGTGTGGGACAACGAGCTGACCATGCGCAAGCTCCGGGCCGCCAGCCCCTCAGGGGACTGGCGATGGATCGGCGGCACCCTGGAGCTGATCATCGCCCACTGCGTCAACGGCCCCGGCTTCCCTGTTCCCCGCGCGCAGGTCGCATCGGGCGGGACCGTCACAGCCCTCGTCGCCGCGGGCGCCCGGGACATGGCACTCCTCGCCGCCGCTGCACGAGGCGAGGCGGACCCGGCCGCCGCTCTGGCAGCGGAGGTCCGCGAGGCCATCGCCGCTGGCATCGCTGACGGCGTAGGCCAGGTGCTGGGAGCGCAGAGGGCACGCGAGACCGCCGACGCTCGGCGACGCCTCCTCGCCTCCCGCCGCGATCGCGTAGTGGCCAGCCTCAAGGGCTAGGACTACAAGGGCCAACGGCCCCATCCATACCCCCACAAGCCCGGCCCCCGCCCCACCAGGCGGGGGCCGGCACGCGTCCGCAGCCCCTGCGACCTGCCCAAACAAACCCGGGTTAGAAAAGTTCCGCCCAAACGCTTGACCTGCTGCGCTAACCCGGGTTAGTGTCTCTCTTGCAAGGCCAACGGCCCCCCGGGGCCACCGGCCCCCGGTCCTTGAAAACTGAACCAACCGCCTGGCCAGTGGCCGGGCAGCCCGCAAGGTGGGCCACCGCCGACGCCATGAGCGTGCCGGGGAGCGGAGCCACATCTTCGAGGGAACCATCGCTCAGCCCACGGGCTGGGGGGACTCCCCGGTACCTGCCCGGCCACAACGGCCAGCGACCACCCCTGGGGTAGTGAACCCAGCCGCGAGGCTGGGGAGGCACGACCTGCGGGAGCCCCACTAGCAACACCGGTGGGTGTCTGATCCCAGGGGAGGTCACACCATCGTTGAGGTGGTAGTCGGAGCACCGGCCATCCGCCGGGACCGCCGGCCATGACGCCTCAACCAAATCGCCGGAAGATGCGGGTTCGACTCCCGTCCAGTCCACAACGAGGGCTGGTAGCTCAACGGTCAGAGCACCGGGTTTCTTGTTCGGTGAGAGCGGCCAACCACATGGGTGGCCCGCCGCTCGCCCAGGGTTCTACGTGGCCAACGCCTGGCTCCCTGGCACCGAACATCCCTCCGCCGGCCGCTGCCTGGATCCGCCTCCCAGGCGGCGGCCGCCGGCACACCTCCACCACGCCTCGCCCCCCGTGGCAGGTGGAGGCGACGCGAGGACCCCGGGGGCCGGCCACGCAGAACCGCCACTCGTCGCCGGTCACCGGGGCCTCGACCACCCACCCGCCGCCCGCGGCGGACCGACCCTGAGCGCAGGCGCCCTCCGCCCGCCTGGTGATGACCAGCCCCACCCCGCCAGGGCTGTTCAGGGTCGGTCCCTGCGGGGGCCGCACCGACTCCGAGACTGGCCACCGGACTCCCATCCACGGTCACTGCTCCGGGCTGGTGCGGCCCCCGCAGGGACGGGACTCCCTGCTCCCAACACGCCGGCCCGATGCCGGCACCCGCAATACCAGCGCAGCGGCCGGGCCTCTTCGCCGTAGAGAGGCCCGGCCCTGCGTGGGCGCCACACCCACCCGGCCCCGTTCGAACGCATCGACCACGGAGGAGCGAGGCCCGGGGCGGCCTTGAACGCAGGGTGTGACGCCCACGCAGGAGGTGCCTGCGCGTGCTCAAAGAAGCCCCCGACTCCGGTCGGGGGCTTCTTCGCGTCCCCGGACGCTCCCGCCTCACGCCCCCTCTCTGAGCCTCGACGGCGTCAAGGTGCTTGCACCCGCCGTCACCTACGTCCTACGATCCCGTCAGCTTCCAGCCGTCCCTAGGGCGGCTCCGGTAGCGGCCATAGGTCCCGAGGGCCTGCACCGTTCTTGCGTGCGCCCCGAGGATCGCGTCTGGCGTACGCCCCCACGTACGACCCGAAGCGAGGCCCTTCCGCATGGAAACCCTCATCCAGCTCCTGACCGCCTACGGCGCGTCGGAGGAGATCGTCGCTCTCGCTCAGCGGCTGGTGGACGCCACCGTCCCCGAGCCGGCCGAGGGTGACACCGAGCCCGAGTCCCGCCTCCTGTCCTGGCAGGGCGACCCCCTGACCGACGCCGAGCTGGAGACCCTGCGCACCTACCTGGAGGGTCTGGGCGACGACAACGACGCCGAGATCGAACTCCTCGAGGCTGCCCTCGACGGCGTGTCCCGCATCCGCGAGGAGGAGACCTACCGCGACGCAGCGGCCGAGGCGGCCGCCAGCGAGCGCGAGGACCTCGTCACCCGCCTGCGCGGCGAGCGCGCCGAGGAGGCCGGCGACGAGGGCGGCGACCCCGCCGAGGGCGACGACGAGGACGAGAACGACGGCGGCGACCCCGCCGAGGGCGACGACCCCGAGGCGACCGACGATGCCGGCGCCGAGGAGGAGGAAGGGGACCGGGAGCCGGTCCTGGCCGGCGCCGTTCCGGGCCGACGCGTCTCACGCTCCGAGCTGGCCCGCCGCCAGCCCCGCCGCCAGCCCCCCAACCCGGCCCCGGACCCCGCCGACACGACCACGGCCGCCCTGTCCGACATCGTCTTCGCCGCGGACGTCCCCGAGACGCCCGCCGGTCGCATCACCCACACCCTCGCGGACGTCGACAGGGCGCTGGAGCGTCGCCGCGACGGCTTCCGCCGCACCCACCGAGGCCGCGGCGCGAGCTCGGCCGGCCACTCCAAGGACGGCGAGGCCGGCCCCCAGGAGTACCTGACGGTCGCGACCGTCATGTCCGACTACCCCGAGAACCGTCGCCTCATGGACGCGGACGGCGAGATGCTGTCCTCGGCCCAGGTCACCCGCATCATCCGGGAGGCCATCGACGACGGCATCGCGGCGACTCGCGAGCGGGGCGGCATGGTGGCGGCCGGTGGCCTGTGCGCCCTGCCCACGCCGCTCTACAACGTCGTCACGTACGGCAACCCCCGACGGCCCATCCGGGACCAGGCCCTCGTCAGCTTCCAGGCGGCCCGCGGTGGCGTCACCGACCTCACGCCGCCCACCCTGGGCAACATCCTCACGGGCGACGCCGCCGGCCGGGCCATCAGCGAGTGGACCGTGCAGAACGACACGGACGCCACCGCCGGCACCCCCACCAAGCCGTGCCAGCGCGTCACCTGCGGCGCCCAGCGCACCACCCAGATCTACGCCGTCACCTACTGCCTGACGGTCGGCAACATCCTGGCCCGGACGTACCCCGAGCTGCAGAACGCCTGGTCCAGCCTGGCGCTCATCGCGCACGCCCGGTTCTCCGAGGCCCTGATGTTCGCCCGCCTCCAGACGCTGGCGACGACGACGACCAACACGATGACGGACTTCTCCGCGTCGCGGGACGTCCTCACGATCCTCGACCAGACGGCCGCCGGCATGCGCTCGCGGCACCGCCTGGACGACGACTTCCC